ACAAGAAAGAGATTAAAACTAAAGTAGAAGAGTTTAATTGGGGAGATATCAGTATACCTAAGAAGTTCTAATTTTTTGTTATTTTTGACAAACCTCAAATTTACGAAACTTTGTGTATATAAGTCAAGTCTTTTTTTCAGACGATATAATCTTTTTCTTAGTTTTATTTTCAACTGAGTTGACAATCCAAACCGGAGCTAAAAAACTTTAAAAAAAGTGAAAAAAAAGCTTGACACGTATATGTTTTTATAGCTATATTTAGACGTTGATTGAGATGATTACTTGACGAGGACTTAATTCGATGCAGTGAGAACTTCTACGAGATTAAGTCGTTGAGATTGCACTTTCAAAGAAAGATAGCTTCTTAGTCTTTGAGTGACACGAGTACTGGATGAAAGGGTTGCAATTGAGAGTTCGAGTCTCTCACATTCACAAAGAATCATCAATCTAAAAGAACGAGGCATCGTTTCAACAGAAGACTCAGAGTAATTAACTGAGTCTTCTTTTTATATACAATAGTTTTGGACTTGGTCGCTATAATAATAATAAGCACCTCGTTTGTTAAATCACACATAGTGTGATACATACTATATAAATAAAGATAAAGAAAATGCTTGCCCTGTATATAGTTTTATGTGTATATTCTTATACAATCAGAGAGAACTAAAAAAGGAGTTACTAAGTGAACTAATGACATTATAAAGCTCGTGTCTTATCAGATATAGCGAGAGAGCTGAAACAAGTGTGAAAGAGCGTAAACACACAACGACAAACTACAAGTAGACGAGGCTGTAGAAGTACAGCCTTTTCTGCTATCTACTCACACGACAAAAACACACAACGACTTTTTCGTGAACTCAGCGGGGGAGGTGCTATTTGACCCGCTCAAACTCGTTTTCCTATCGCGGACAATTTTTTCACCTATAGGAGGTTGATAGTGGTTACCCATCAGGATGGTAAAAATAAATCAGCAAAATCGTATCCACCACCCTATATATTCGTGAACTTATATAATATTTATGAGTATGAATAGAATAACCAAACAAGAAAGAGGAAACAATCATGGAACAGATTCTACAAAAGGTTGTGGGAGAATATTCATGGTTACTAATAAGTGGAATAGTTATCTTACTATTTCAGAATACCATCAGAGAAGCAGTAGATGGTATAATGGTTTTCTTGGGTAATGACTATAATGAGGATGATGTTGTTGAAGTAGACGGAGACCCAGGTCGTATAGTACGTGTAGGAATGTGGAAGACCGTATTCTTTATCTATCACGTAAAGAATGGAATGATAGTTGGTGGCAGTAAATTAGTTGTGGCTAATTCTAAACTTAAAGACCTTAAGATAGAGAAGCCCCTGCCTAATTTAGATTTGTCTAAGTATCAGGAAACTAAAAAATGATTAGGCTCCTGAAGTCTATATTACTATATGAATTAAGAATGCCAAAGTTATTTAAGTCAAGAGAAGATGTGTTGAGATGGTTAAACTCACGAAAGCCTTTATCTCAACGCATCCGGGAGTATAACCGATTACATACGTAGTGTCCTTGTGTATGGATAAACATATTTAGGTATCCACGAATTTTCCGGTTGTCCTATATAGTATTTCGTTGTTAACTTCTCATTATGAACAATGCCGATTACGAAAACAATAAACGTATTTGTCGTGACTTGCGTAAAATACTCTCCGACACATTGTATACGCCACAACCGCCAAATGAATATACTCGTATGTTATCTTCTATGTTACAACAACTTCATTCTATCCAAGGTGCATTTCGTAAAGAGAAAACTAACATACCATTTAAAACGTTATCTAAGAAACAGATGGCCGTTGTTGATAAAGCCATTGTTAAGTATAAGAAATGGTTAACTAAAGATTCTGATGATGCCAACTTTATATCTAATAAGAATGAACAGATGAGAAAGTTAAATAGTCTATTATCAATATGTGACCAATTCGATAGTAACAGAAAGATTATATTCTCTATGATAAACCAATTAGAGAAGAGAAAACTATTACTGACCAATAAACAAAAGTTATTGTGTAATAAAATGTTTAAAGAAATTAAAAAAACCGGTTGACCTGTATTGGTTTTTATCACTATATTTAGGTGTTATGAGAGACAAAAGGAGTTTTATGTTTAATAGATTTACTGACAAAGGTTCGAGATATTCTTCGTTTTGGAGAACTGATTTCGATACTGCGTCTATCTTTGATGACTTAGATTCATCTGAAGATAAACCAAAACGTAAGGGTAAAGATATTGTTGCTCTTGCGGCTCATCGTAGAGCCATTGCGAACTTTGTTCGTATCTGTACTTCTAAAGATATTCCTGTTCAATTCACAAGTGGTGGTGATTCTTATACTGATGGTGAGAAGGTTGTGTTGAGTGGTTCTGTTAATGATAAGAATTTTGATTCAACCGTTGGTCTTGCTCTTCACGAAGCATCTCACATCGTCAAGACCGATTTCGATGCTCTGAAAGATTTCATTTTTAATCTACGTCACAATCTTGATGTTCCTAATGAAGATATTATGAATATCAAATCTATCGCCAATTATATCGAGGACAGAAGGATTGACTTTTATATGTACAAGTCAGCCCCGGGATATATGGGTTACTATGATTCGATGTATGATAAGTACTTTCACTCTAAGCATATTGACAAAGCTCTCAAGTCTAATCATTGGGATGAGCAGACTTATGAGAACTATATGAATCACATTATTAATTTTACTAATATCAATCGTAATCTTGATTGTCTTCCAGGACTTCGTGAGATTTACAAAATGATTGATATGAGAAATATTTCTCGACTCTCTAACACACAGGAAGTGCTTGAGTTGGCAAAGGAGATTCACGAGTTTATTATGAATCAACTTCCAACTCAAGATGCTTCTCAAGATGGTGAGGGTGAAGATTCTCAAGGACAAGATGGTGATGACTCTCAAGGCGGTAGTGGTGATGGTGACGGTACTGAAGTTGATTCAGGTGATAAGGAGATGACTCCTTCTGATGATGCTCAGACATCTAACTCTTCTGATTTGTCTGACCGTCAAAAGAAAATGATTGACAATGCTGTAGAGAAGCAAAAAGATTTTATCAATGATGGTCCACGTAAAACTAAGTTGTCTAAAAAAGATGCAAAGGCTGTCAATGCGATGGACAAGGCTGAGGCTCAAATTCACGAGGCAGGTGAGAAGTATGATGCTGATTATTATCGTAGGAGTGGTATCACAAGAGTTATCGAAATGGACTTAACAAAGTCTGCTGTTGAAAACGGACTCATTCCTTGTGCTTCTTCTCATCATTATTATAATACTGATAAAAGGCAAGAGGTCATTAACAAAGGTTTGAGTATGGGAACTATCTTAGGTCGTAAACTAAAGATACGTAACGAGGAAACTTCAATTAAGAATACTCGCAGAGATACAGGACGTATCGATAGAAGATTGATTGCTGAGTTAGGTTTCGGTAATGATAGAGTTTTCTCTAATACTTTCAAGACCGAATACTCTGATGCTTTCATTCACATTAGCATTGATGTTTCAGGTTCAATGAGTGGTGACAAGTTTGACCAAGCGATGGTGAGTGCAGTAGCAGTTGCGAAGGCTTGTTCAATGATTGAAGGTATTGATGTGAAAATTAGTTTGAGGACTACTACTAATGATTACACTTATGGTCAATGTCTTCCATTCATTTTGAATGCTTATGATTCTCGTAAAGATTCAATTCAGAAAATCAAATCTATGTTTTGGATGTTACAATCATCAGGAACTACTCCTGAAGGATTGTGTTTCGAGGCTGTTATGAAATCTATCATTAATGATTCAAAAGGTAAAGATTCTTACTTTGTGAACTATTCAGATGGAATGCCAATGTTCGGAAACAATGACATCGAATATTATCACGATGGTGCTTTGAATCACACTAAGTCTCAGGTCGATACAATGAAGAGAAATGGTATCAAGGTTCTTTCTTATTTCATTGGTGGTGTTTACTCTGAGGAAGATGGTAGAGAATCAAGGGACTTTAAAAGAATGTATGGTTCAGATGCTCAGTACATTAATGTACAAAATGTATCAGCAGTCGCAAGAACTATCAATAAGAAAATGTTAGCTCAGTAATGAGAAATAAAATTAAAAAACTAATAGCGGAACACGTTAAGAAAATGAGAAGGTCAATGTCCTGGTCAGGTGAGAATGATTATGTGGTGGAAAAAATAATGAAAATAATTGAAAAAAAAGGTTGACCTGTATTAGTTTTTATGCTTATATTTAGTTGTTATTCAAGAGATAAAAAAAGGAGTTCGAATGAATAAATATCCAATGTTAATCAAAGTTGAAAGTGTGAATGGCAAGTTAGTCGCCATCGACTCTCAAAATAATGATGTGACCGATATGGTCTCATACAGCACTCGGAAGAAGGCTGTTACTAACAATACTGCTCTTTACAAAGCAGATGAAAATTCAAAACTAAAGCAGGTAGCGTTAGAAGAGTTCGATAGAGCTTCTAATGTTCCTGTTGCTAATGAACCTGTTGATGTTCCTGATGAACAAGCAGAAGTGATGAATTTCATTTCTAATTCTTACTCACTAAAGCCTGAGTCGCTTGTGATGAAAGAACTGAAGTGGAAGTATCTCATTCGGTCTGCTGTTCGTGGTCGTAACATTATGATGACAGGTCCTGCGGGTTGTGGTAAGACAATGGCCGCTAAGTCACTTGTCAATTCACTTGATAGACCTGACTTCTATTTTAATCTTGGAGCGACTCAAGACCCAAGAGCAACTCTAATTGGTAACACTCACTTTGATTCTGAGAAAGGTACTTACTTTTCTGAGGCATTGTTTGTCAAGGCGATTCAGACTCCTAATGCGGTTATTCTTCTTGATGAGTTGACAAGGGCTCATCCTGATGCTTGGAATATTCTGATGACCGTTCTTGACCAAGGTCAAAGATATTTGAGACTTGACGAGGCTCAAGGTCAGGCGACTATTGAGGTAGCAGATGGAGTTACTTTCATTGCGACAGCAAACATAGGTAACGAATACACAGCGACTCGTACTCTTGACAAAGCATTGATGGACAGATTCATTGTTGTTGAGATGGACTTGTTGAATGACTCTGAAGAGAAAGGTCTTCTTCAATATATGTTTCCTAATGTTGATTCGGATGAGTTAGGAAAGGTTGCAGAGATTGCTCACTTGACTCGTGTCGAGGCGATGTCCGAGAATGGTCGATTTACTTCAGGAGTTTCAACAAGGACTTCTGTTGAGATAGCAGGTCTTCTCTATGATGGCTTCTCACTTCAAGAGTCGGCTGAAGTATGTATCTACCCTCAGTACTCTGCTGATGGTGGGGCTGACTCAGAGAGAACTTTCGTCAAGCAGTTAGTTCAAAAGTATGTCGGTGAAGAAGGTGATGGTAATCTGTTCAATGATGTTGAGGATGAGGATAGTAGCGACAACGTAAGAGTCTAAATACAGACTCTCTTTAAGGGCCAGGTTTTACTCCTTTTTTTTCCTGGCCCTTTTTTGCATCCGGAATAAAAGGAAGTTTTTTGAAATTTAACTCTATTTATTATTAATAGATTTTGAGTGGGTTTGTGGTAGTCAAACTCACGGTGGTAGTGCCCCGGGTCTTTTATACTCCTTTCTCCTGGGGCACGTTTTTTTAATTGAAAGGATGGAGTGTGTTATGGGAAAACAAGTTTACAAGCATGGTTATAGTTGTAAGTTAGATAGAGTAGTTGATGGTGATACCTGTGATGCTTATATCGATTTAGGATTTGATGTTTGGGTTAAATCAAGAATTAGGTTCTATGGTGTTGATACTTGGGAAAGTAGAACAAGAGATTTAGCAGAAAAGGAAAAGGGATTAGCGGCAAAGGCTTACGTAAAAGATTTATTAGAAAATTCTGATGATGGTAAGTTTAGTATTATATCGCATGGTCGCGGTAAGTATGGAAGAGTCTTGGGAGAGATTTTTGTTAAAGGTCACGACAAATCAGTAAATGAATTACTTAAAGAAAACGGACACGCATACGAATATCACGGAGAAAAAAAGAAAGTCTTCGGAGAATAATTTTTATTGGGAAATTATTCCAAACGTCCTATCTTCTATTGAAGTACAGCAATTAAGACATATCGCTCTTAAAGCTAAAGACTTAGTTCTCAAATATAATAAAACTAAGAAAACTATTGGTAGTCCAAAGTATTGGCGTGGACTTGATATGGCGAGTAAGGATATTAATTTACATAAGTATTACCGCTCTTATCTTAATAACACTATCCATTCCAAACGTTACACAAAAATAGCATCAGAGTATTTAAATCCTTTATATCTTTTCAATGACCAATTAGTTACTAAACTACCTAATGAAAACTTTTCTTTTGATATACATTATGATAATCAATTTGATATTGGAGATGATTATAATGGTATAACCTTAATGTTAATCTTAGATGACTTTACAAGTGTAAATGGTACGATACAATGTTATGCGGGTGAGTGGGTAACTCTTTATCCTAAAGAAGGTGACATACTTGTTTTAAACGGAACTACCAAACACAGGTCTTCTATAAATCGTAGTAAAGATTCTCGCTCTACTTATATTCTACATTATACAGATGGTTTTATAAATCCACGTTTCCATAATGAAAGGTTAGTATAATGTTTTTATCTGTAGTAGCTTGTTTCCGGAATGAATCTCATATACTTGAGGAATGGATTGAACATTATCTTAATGAAGGTGTAGACCAATTTATATTATGTGCTAACAGGAATGATGATGACTATAAACATATAACGGACCGATATGACAATATTATAATGTATACTGATGATTCTGAATCTATACAATTAGAATGTAAACCACCACACAATAAATACGGACCTAATATCTATTCTAAAATGATTTATGAAAATGATAGTGAATGGTTTATGATAGTTGATTTAGATGAGTTTATGTACTCAAGAGGAAAATATAAAACTATAAAAGATTTATTAAAAGAACGTGGTTCAGAGTTCGACCAACTTATCGTGCCTAACCTTACGTTCCATAACAAGTTTCCAAATGAAATTAAAACACAACCGGAAAGTGTTGTAGATACATTTACCAAATCTTCTTATAAAGACTTAGTAAAATCTATTGTTAAAAAAGAATCTTTACTTAGATGTTATTTACACGAACATATAGTAAAAGGAAAAAGTGTTTGTGCTAATCTAAAAGATAGTTATGATTTACAATCTCCGTGGAAAGATAAAGATAAATGGAGAGAATACCCTACAGGAGAAGTTTTTATACATTCTAATCATTATAGATATCAAAGTAAAGATTTCTTTTTCAATACAAAAACTAATAGAGGATATGCGGATAGGGTGGATAATCATAATAGATTAGAAGAGTGGCATTCTGCGAATAACTTAGATTATACAGACGATTTTCAATTAAAAAATAAAAAGAAAATGTATAAAAGAAAATAAGATTATATTTATATTAGAACAACAAACTTACTTTAGGAGTAAACAATGTTTGATAAATTTATTATTACATACGATGAAAACGGTAACTTCACAAGTTCCGCTCATCCTAATGGTTGGAGTGAACAATTCTCAGGTTCATTTGCTGACCGTGCTTCCGTTCTTAAAGCTCAGATACAAGGATACTATCCTACTGCTTCAGTTGATTTAGTTTCAACAGGTTCTTCTGATTTTATTGTCGCTTGTCAAGTAGCAGATGGCGATGTAAGAAGTATATGGAATCGTCAAGAGCAAAGTAAATTTGATACAGAAGATTACATTGCACAAGGATTGAGTACGAACAGAGTGATATATCAAACTATTCATAACGGGACTTTAGCTAAGTCTTGTGATAAATGGGTTGGCATATATACCGCATCAATAGCTGAGTAAACAATAAAACAATAAAATAAGAGGTTATAAATGAGTAGACGAAAAATTTCTACCTTGTTAAAGGGTGAGAAACGTTTGGAGAATGAGTCCTATGAGGAATTCAAACTTAGACGTAAAGCAGAGAAATTATTATTAAAACAATATCTTAAAGGGCAACCTGTTGAACCTACACAAGGTGTTCCAAGAGAAAATCTAACATCTTGGAAATGAAACAAAAACTCAAACTAAAAGAAACTTACTTCTCACATAACGGAACTCTGTATAAAGGTGATAAAGTTCTCACTACAGACCCTATGTGGATGACTAAAGATATTGTCAAAGTGACAGACTTGTCAGGAAGAATTTACAGATTAGAAAGTAAGTTACTGACAGATAGTCACTAAATTCTTATTAGTATACTTTTTGTATATAATATAGTAACGAATCGCTCAAGTGAGGATTCGAGTTAGTTCAAATGAATAACAACATAGGAGAAATAAAATGACTATATTTCATAAAATAGATAGAGACGCTTTCTTATCACCATTCGATAAAGTGTATGACCAAATGATGGAAGCACACTTTCCTGAAGTAGTAAAACAAGTTGGCGTAAATCCAATGCAAGGTACTGCATATCCAAAAGTTAATGTATACGAATATGAAGACAAGGTAGGTGTAATAGCTGAGATACCTGGTCTTGATAAGAAACATATCGACATCGAAGTTGAAGATGGCATCCTCACCGTCTCAGGTGACAAGCATGGTTTACCTGAAGATAACGGTGCTAAAGTAATTCGTAGAGAATTAAAGACCAGCTCTTTCAAGAGGTCGTTCACTCTCGGTGAAGAACTTGATGGCGATAGTATAGATGCTAACTTTAAAGATGGTATCTTATCTATATCTATTCCGAAGATAGCTCCAAAAAAGCCAAAGGTTAATAAAGTTAAAATCAAGTGAGACTAATTCCCGTTAACGGAGAATTATATTTGCTTAAAGGCAAAGTGTCGGTTGATACTAACTTCACTACTGAAGAGTTGAAGAAGCAGTATTCAGCCGACACCGTGCTACGTAATAATAATAAATGGTATTTAGTAGAAAAAGTAATTGAGGCAGAATGGGAAGACTTGTAACTATTTATTATTATGAAAGACGGATTTATAACAATCACTAATTTCCTTAGTGAAAATAATATTGATAACTTAGAGAAGTTTGTTACTAAACTTCCTGTATTTCCTAAATTCATACAAACTATATTAGCTCATAGACATCAAGATTATTCGTTTAGCAGAGAAGATATGGATAGACTTTTTCTGTATTTAATGCGAGATGACGAGAATCAAGCGAGGGCTTAATGAATGAGTATGACATACTTCAATTAAAAAAACTAAAAGCAAAGCAAACATTTTTAGAATCAGTACACGAAGAAAAGAATTATATATTCCAATCTAAAGCAGTACCTATGTTCCATAAAGACTTTGCTGAAATTATTCCAAAACCTGAACAACAAAAATATAAGAATGAAAAAAAGAAACCACGTAAACTTGTAAATGATGTATTTAAAAAACTTTCTACAAAACTACATCCTGATAGAGGTGGTGATAAAGAACTATTTCAGAAAGCAAATGAAGCAAAAGAGAATAATAATCTATCAGAATTATTAGACATTGCTAATGAAGTTAATATCAAAATAGAAGATGATGTGACTATGATACCAATATTAAAAGAAAAAAATAGTATAGTAGAGAAAACTATAGAGATGATTGATAAAAGTTTAGCGTGGCAATGGTATCATATGGGTGAAAAAGAGAAGGAACAAGCTTATCCTGTTTTCTTAGAAATATTAAAGAAAGAATTGTCTAAGTAATATTTAATATTATATGTTAGAATCATTCAAAAAATTCCCTGCCTTGGTGGGTGCTTCAGCATTTTTTGTAGCATTCAATGCGGCGTTCTTTTCAATATTCGGATTAAGTAAATTGTTCTCCGGAGCATTTTGGTCTGTAGTATTGATGGCTACTTCGTTAGAAGTTGGTAAACTTGTTACGGCAAGTTTTGTTTATCAGTATTGGAATAAGATTAGTAATCTAATGAAAACATATTTGATTACTGCTGTAGTCACATTAATACTTATTACATCTATAGGTATCTTTGGATTCTTATCAAATGCTTATCAAGGAGCTACATTAAACTTTACAAAAGAATCTACAGCACTATTAGCACTTGAAGAAAGATTAGACCAATTAGAAGAAGATAAACAATTTTTAAAAGAAGAATTAGATGCTCAGGTACAAGACTTACCTGATAACTATCGTACTGCTCGTAGAAAATTACGTGAACAATATAATCCTATGATACAAGATGTATCTAAAAAGATTATAGATATGAAACAAGAAATAGCTGATGTAGAAATTGGTCTTGTACAAACAGGAGTTGATGTAGGACCAGCAATATTTGTAGCAAAAGTTTTTGGCACGGATGTAGATACCGTTGTCACTTGGTTGATTTTTATTTTTATATTTGTCTTTGACCCATTAGCAGTTGTGCTAACAATCGGTTTTAATATTGCATTAGGTACTCGTGAGATGGAAATGTATATTAAAGAAGAGGAAGAAGAGGAATCAACATCTGTTGAAATAGAACCTGACGTAGATGATATACCTGATATTGGAGAGGATAAGTCTGATGTACACGTTCCATCTTCCTATGATGTAGTTGAGAAAGTAAAAGGAATATTTACAGGAAAAGACGGACACAAAATAAACTAAAAAAAAGGTTGTCCTGTATTAATATTTTTATTATATTCTCGTAAACAAACCAGGAGATGTAATGAATAAAGAATCATTTATGTTGGGCGTTAGTCTAACCTGTTTATGTGTAATGTTAATAGGACCTAAGGTACTAAACGTTTCACACACATTATGTGAAACAGAACCGGACACGTTGAAAGTAGAAGTTGTTCAACCAACACCAAACTTTCAATTAGAAGCTCATCAGATAAGTTCATCATTAAACAAATCAAAACTAAAACATTTACTAATATACACTTATGCTCTTTGTCAAGAGTATGATGTAGATTACAATTTAGTTAAGGCTATAATCTCTACAGAATCAAGTTGGAATCATAAGGCAGTATCAAAGAGTGATGCACGTGGTCTTATGCAAATCAAACCACAAACAGCCTTTGCTGAGTTCAAAACACCATCAGGTGATTTATATGACCCTTATGTAAATGTAACATTAGGTGTTATGTATTTATCCAAGTTAACTCATAAGTATAGTATGAATACTTTAGAAAAAGTATTGACTGCTTATAGTCACGGACCGACAGCTACTAAAGGTTATAGTGGACATTATGTAGCGAGTAACTTTTACGTAAACAAAGTATTGGAGAATTTAAATTAAAAAACCGGTTGACCTGTATAGTAAAAAAGTGCTATATTCTGTTATGATTAAAAAGGAGTTATAATGAATAAAATATATGATAGAGATTCATCGATTGATTTTTGGGATGCAATCAATGAGTTACTTTCAAACATCAAAAAAGATTATTCTCGTTGGTCTGATTGGGACGAAGGTATCCAAAAATTCAATGAGGGTATTGATTTCAAGATTGGTAAGAAATACACTAAGATACTTCAAGGAAGTTCTGTTTGGGGCTTTGTCGCTAATGGTGATGGAGTTCTAAAAGGGATACCTTACAAGAAAGGTGATGTGTTCAAAGCCGCAGGTTGGGCTGCTCCCGCTAAATGGGCGAGAGGTAACATCTTTGATTCAAATCAAAATTACTTCAGATGGACCGGTCCTGATTATTTAATTTAACTAATTGGAGAATAGTAAATGAACAATAACATAGTAGATAAGGTCGAGAATCACATCAAAGAGATGTACAGATTCAATGACCCTTCAGTAAAAAATATAATGTTAGAAGTGAAAGATTCTAACGTTCCGATGCCTGTAAAGGTTCAATTGGTAACGAAGTTGAGTCAAGCTTCTGATAAAATAAGTGGAAAGTGGACACCTGCTTCTCAACTGATGAGAGCACCTAAGTTCTCTACGAGACATAGAAAGACTTCGTATAGAGCAAAGTACTCAGGTAACTTCAGTGGTGGCGGTCCGGGCTCTGCTAAAAATACGAGGCAGTAATGACTATAAATGAGTTAATAGAAAAACTTGAAGACATCGAAGGCACAGCAGGAGATGCTTACTCTTGTTGTCCTGAAGGTGATATAGGTACAGACACATCAGATACTATGTACTATATTAATCACGTTCAAGATGAACTTGAAAAGTTGGTAATAGAATTAAAAAAAGATAAGTATCAACTGACTAATGATGCAGGTTCTTGATGTCTGTATAAATTACGGATGTAACAATAAGAGAGCATCAAGTGGTGCGAAGAGTAAGGGTGATAAACTTCGCCCTTATTGCGGTCGTTGCCATATGGCAGTTCGTGGTAAGACTACATATAAAGAAGGTGTAGTACCTGTAAAGAAAACTTATTGTGAAAACAAAGATGGTAGATTAGGATTTATATGTGCTACTAAAGGAGCTACATTGTTTTCGTGTATGTTAGATATGGACCACATAGAACCTGAAGCACAAGGCGGACAAAATGTTCCTGAGAACATACAAACACTTTGTAAGAATTGTCACGCACGTAAATCTTGGGAAGATGGTGATGGTAGAATACAAAGTCCAAGAAAAAATAGAAAGTTAATCTATAGTTAGATATTTATATATATAATGTTTTTAAGTGAGATATTACATCCCGTACATCCTCAAAAGTTTCGTGAAGAAATATTAGGAAAAAGATATTACTATTGGAGAGCACCTGTAGGTGCAACTGATAGATATCAATCTTTATATTCTTGGCAACGCTTCGAAGATTATTTAAATGATTGGCGTAATGCTAATCACGTTCAGTTAGCGGCTATGACATCTGAAGGAAAACCTAAACACGGTCATAAGTGGGATAAAGGTAAAGATGGTACACTTAGTAAATCAGATGTGTACAATTATTGGAGACACGGACATTCTATAGTTATACCTTTTTGTGAATTTCAATCACAAGAATTATGGACCGTTAATAATACTATTGAACGTGCTATGCCTTTTGGAAGAGGTTGTGCTAATATGTATTGTTCTTCACGACAAGGTGCAAAAACATTTGAACCACATAGAGATAGTACAGAAAACTTTTTATTTCATATAGACGGACAGGTTGAATGGACTTTTTATGAAAAGACTAACGACAAAAAGAATTTAAAGAAAAGTAATCAAGTAATATTAGGCACCGGAGATTTGTTATACATACCAATAGGTATGTGGCACTCGACTAAACCATTAGGACCAAGATTGACAGCGAGTGTACACTTTCAACCTGAACCGGGAAAGGTTGTTAGAGATAAGATGTATGATTGGTATAGATGGTTTGAGTATCAAAGGGAGATAAAACTATAAATGAAAATAGATGTATTAGATAAAGGATTTATTGAAGTAGTAGATTCACTTGGAAATGATTTAACGGTTGTTAATTCTGCTCGTGTATCATTTGGTAAAAGAAAATCTGTATGGTCATCTGCGGATAGAAGGTTGTGTCACTACTTAGCAAAACATAAACACTACTCACCATTCAGACACTTACAGGTTCAGTTCCACTTAAAGGCACCTGAGTTCGTAATGCGACAATGGTATAAACACGTTGTAGGTATTGAGACTACTTCTAATGCTTCAACTAAAGACCACGCTTGGAATGAGATAAGTGGTAGGTATGTTCCTGTAGAAGAATTTTATATACCATCTGTTTGGAGAAAACAATCAGAAGATAATAAACAAGCTTCTGAAGGTGAGTTAGATGACCTACAACAGAAACGTATGAATATGACTTACAATGTATTTATGAATCAAGTTGAAATGGCTTACGATAGAATGATTGAAGCGGGTGTTGCAAAAGAACAAGCAAGAATAATGTTACCACTTTCACAATACACCGAAGTATATTGGACAGCATCATTTCAAGCTATTATGAATTTTATTGAGTTACGAAATGAACAAACGTCACAATGGGAGATACAGGAATATGCTAAAGCATTATTGGAATGTATGTATGATACTTTTCCAAAGATAACTGAGATATGGGCGAAAGCACATGGTTGGGATGAGACAAGATAAAATTTATAACAGACCAAACAACGAAGTTTTAGTTAAATCTGAAGATAACAAACTTTATATAATCTGTCACAAAAAAGAACAGATGCAAAATGTTATAGATAGAATGACTACAGATAATTGTAAGTTAACCGAATACGAGGAATGGGATGGACAATATCTTATGACATTTGAAGTAGGAGAAGATATTCCAAATTAATTTAAAAAAACGGTTGACACGTATTGGTTTTTATTACTATATTTAAGTGTTATGAGAGAGAAAGGAAAGACATTGAAATCGAGAAAATTTAAAAATAGAAAACAAATGCTTAATTTTTTCAAACAACTAAAGGAGTCTAAATGACTATAAATGAAATAATTATCGAGGCGTTACACGACCCTGATAATTGGACTGCAGATGGTTCTGTAGATTGGAACTTTATTGATTCTGATTTATGGCTTCATCCTGAGTCAAAGAAGTTCTCTGATGAAGAGAAGATTTTAGGGTTGGATAATTTTCCTGATGAGTTGATTCCGCAAACGGAATTGATTGATGGTGTTCATACACCAATCAATGCTCGTCAGACTCATCCACTACCTTAGGAGTTAAAATGAAAAGAATATCATTATCTTGGTTGCATATCCTTATAGTAGCGGTAGCATTTTTATATTCATTTACAAAAGGTCAAGACTATCCGTATATGATACCTGACCCGATACTATTACAGGAACAAGCTAATTCAGTTGAACGACCTGAGATTATAGCATATCAGTTAGTACCTGGTAGAGATTTATATTGTCACTTTGAAATACAAATTGTAGAAGCATTTGCTTGGAATAATATACCTGAGATGCAACGTGAGGAAACAAAAGAAATTGTTATAGATAGAATTGTTTTTGAACATACTAATCCTTGGGCGGTTAATGAAATGTTCTACATAGATGATAAGGCATATTTCTTAGTACGTGTTCCTTATCAAGGACACGAATGGTAAAACTTCAAACGTGTAAACGTTGTAAAAAGAAAGTTCAACATTTAGCAATAACTCATTTTCCCCAAACACTCTACACAATATGTTTTGATTGTTTGATTGAGTTAGATATTAATCATAAAGATTATAGTAAGTATGAAAAAAATAAGACATAGTAAATTACCAATAACTTTAGAATGTTCTGATATATTAGATTATGATATGTTATATGCAATACAATTAAATCTAATGTATGATGAACAAGATAGTAGAAATGAAAATCAAGGTTGTTGGAGTGCTTGGATAGATGAATATGGTAATTGGTTCAATCCATATAAACCTAATCCAAATCAATTAGAATTATTTAATGAAAACGGTTGACACGTATTACTTTTTATTGTTATATTCAGTAATATTAAAAGGAGTAAAATGAAATTTAAACACATGGATTGGAAAGGCGCTGTTGTATTCTTCAACGGCTTTATGGCTAAAGTTGTAGACTTTGATGGCGTAGATAAATTTAAAATCTCTATCCACAAAGGATGGATTCACAAAGACCTTATTGTTTGGAGTTAGTATGAAAAAGACTATTATATTTGACCTTGATGGCACTCTTGCTGACATTGATGTTAGAAGGAGTAAGTCTCTTAAACCTAACGGCAAACTTGATTGGGATATTTTTGCTGACCCTAAGTCAATACTTGATTGGGATAAACCTAATCTTCCTGTAATCAAGATGGCTCAACTTTTCAAAGCTGACGGATTCAAGATTGTTATTTTTTCAGGTAGGAACGATAGGGGCTTCTTTGCAACTAAGGATTGGCTCAAGAAACACGATGTTCCTTTCGACCTTCTTGTTCTTAGGCCCGATAAGTTCAAAGACAAGTCTTGGCCGATTGCTGATGGTAATCCTGCGACAGCAGATATGAGGTTTATGCCTGATGACATTCTCAAGAAGAAGATGCTCGATACTTTCGTAGATATCAACGATGTCTTTCTTGTTGTGGATGATAGGCAAAAGGTTGTCGATATGTGGAGGAGTCTTGGTCTCAACACTTTTCAAGTCGCACCAGGAGACTTCTAATTAATATGCACGGAAAAGCTATCCTTCTTCATTCTCCAAAGGTTATTGTTCCCCGAAGGAGGATAGCGTGCAATTAGGTTATGCTTGTATAAATATGGAACTTAGTTATCCACCTAAAGGTGTGCAACGAAGAACCACAGGTCGTTCTATGATTAAACGAACATTTGAATCTAAAGGCTTGGACTATGTAAGTGAATTATCTTTAAAGAATGCTCGTGACCTACATCATATTATGACGTGGAATGTTCTGAACAATTACAAGTTCTTCCGTATAGGTAGTGACTTGTTTCCTTGGGCGAGTGAATATAAAATATCTGAACTAAAAGATATTGAACAAATTAAGATGTGGTTACATTCTGCAGGTACGATGGCAAAGACACACGGAGTTAGGTTGACATCACATCCCGGACCATTCAATGTATTGGTATCCCCACATCAACACGTAGTAGAAAAATGTGTTGTTGATTTATCTATCCATGGTGACCTATTTGATATGATTGGTCTAAGTCGCACACCTTACAACAAGATTAACATACATCTTGGTGGTGTATATGGAGACAAAGAATCTGCTATGGATAGATTCTGTAAGAATTTCGAACTACTACCTAAGAGTGTAAGTAGTCGCTTAACCGTCGAGAATGACGACAAAGAATCAATGTATTCAGTAAAGGACTTATATTATGGAATCTACAATCGTATTGGCGTGCCCATCGTGTTCGACTACCATCACCACCGTTTTTGTGATGGCGGGCTTAGTGAACAAGACGCTTTGGAAATGGCTATATCAACTTGGCCTGAAGGCATCACACCAGCTACTCACTATAGCGAAAGTCGCAGTACCGAACAACTTGACGAATCAATTAGACCTCAGGCCCATTCTGATTATGTCTACAATTACATTAATACTTATGGTAATGACATTGATGTTATGGTAGAGGCAAAGAAGAAGGAGTTAGCAGTTGCGAAATATCTTGAGTTACACGGTCAACATAATTAAACAAACTATAATGCTTTGGATGTACAAACGACATTTGAAAAAAAGAATTGAAAAGAATAACTTTGGAAGGAGAGAAGAATGGTAGAAATCAAAAAGAATAATACTGAGATTATTCGTATAAAACAAAGTGAGTTCAAAGGAAACAAGTTTATTGATTGTAGAGTATTCTACGAAAAGGATGGTGAATACTTACCTACTAAAAAAGGTATTGCATTTAGTCCATCAGTAACACAAAAAATAGTAGAGGGAATATTAGAAGTCCACGAAGAAATTAATTGGGATGAATTTAAATAAGGAGAATATTTATGAAAGAGATAATTAAAAAAGTATTAGATAGACATAAGGATAGTCAAGTCAATATGGCATCAGATGCATTTCGTCAAATGTTAGCAACTGAAATAGAAGCAGTGCTATTGAACGAAGGAAGGAAATCAAACAGATGAATAAGTTTATAAAAGTATTAAATGATGTACACGAGTTTATTGTAGGTGGTATAGAAAAACGACCTGAAAAAGCAAAGATGGGTTTTGTTTCAGAAAAACCAAAACGTAAGTACACACGTAGAAAGCCAACAAGAAGGAAATCTAAAAAATGATTATGAAAATACTACGGACAATATGTTGGCCGTTAATAAAATTAAAAGAATGGACAGACCCAAACTATTGGGCTGAACGAGTAGGTGAGAGTAGTGGTCTATATGATAAGGCAAGAAACTCTAAAACTCGTCAATGGGTTGATAGTTTAGAAGGTTGGAAATGGTGGGCCTGGCAGATAGTTGGTGGTTTAGTCGGTGTAATTATAATCGAGTTCTTACTGAATAAAGTAGGGATGACAATGTTACCTTGGAGATAATATGGTATTAGATAGTTTATTAGCAGGTGTAATGTTATTTACATCATTCGCCGCAAGAACACCAAACGTTCAACCTAATCCTGATGACTATGAAGTTAGTATTGGATTTAGTCACAAGAATGTTTATGTAAATCGTCAATGGGAAAGAGAACTTGGTGAGTTTTATATTGATGATTTAGTATGGGCTAAGTTAGAAAATGGTGTTTACTTCAAACCGGAATATATGAACAAGGAAAGTCAAGGTGTAAAGTATTTCAAAATGGATTGGAGAAATAAATGGAAAGATTGGTCGTATGGATTTACAAGTCGTAATAGCGATGATAATGTTTTCAGTAAAAACTTTGAGACATTCTTTTCTTTTGGTATGAGTAAAAAGACAAAGTATTACGATGATAAAGTAGAAGTTGATATTTCATTTGATGGATACTTTCCGCCAAGTCAAGAAGATGAAAGAGATACATTTGAGTTTGAAGATAAGTTCAAAATATCTTATAAACTTACTGAAAAAATTAGACTATATAATCTTGGAGAAATTTCTAAATTACAAGGTAAACAATTTTACAAAGCTAAAATTGGAGTGGAGATATCTCTGTAGAAAAAATAATTGATGAGGTACTTTTGTATCTTGTATGGTTACAGACACCTAACGAAACTTTCAACGGTATGCCTGTATGTCCTTTTATCAAAAAAGATTTGGACAATGACGAAATACTATTTCTTGTACAAACTAAAAAAGATGAGTTTATTGATTTAGTAAAGAAGTGGGATGAGTCAGGTAAAAAGACAGGTCTAATTATTCAAATGAATATGCCTCAGTATGGTGATAAAAGAAGAAAGTATCAAGTCTTACTGAATCGAAAAATAAAAAAAGTTTGGCCTAGGAGTGCTGACCAACCTAAAGTATTAGTATTTGACCCTACAGAAAATTGGAGTCTTGCTGATGTTGAGACACGAAAGAAAGCACCTACACTTTTGATTAATTTAGCAAGAAGAAAAGATTTGGCTGATGCACATAAAACGTTAACTAAAACTAAATGGTATGACAAACTCTCAAATGAAGATTTAAAACAATTAGCAATGGAACCTAAAGATGAACAAACTATACCTAGCGATAATAGCTAATTTCATAGCAAGTATACTTGCTTTCTTTCAATTACAAGGACACTACGTTTGGAAACAGCCTTGGTTAAAATCACTATGGTTTATTTATGTAACAAGTTTATTGATTGCACCATTATATTGGTATTCTACTAAATGGTCATATGAACACTTCGGTGCGTTTTGGAATATGAGACTTGCCGGATTTGGAATTGGTACACTTACATTTGGTTTGTTGACTTGGTTCTTGATTGGAGAAGTTCCTACCTTAAAAACTGCTATAACACTTTTGTTAGCAGTATCGATTATATTAATTCAGATAACTAATTTATAACTTGACTTGTAACAAATTATTTTGTAATTTATAACATTATGAATTATAACTTTACAAATGATTGGACACATACACGCTACATAGATTCTCGTTTTAAAAAACGTTGTTTAGAAATTGGTGCGTATGAAGGTCGTACAACTATTGAACTTGCAGATAAATATGAATTTGTAGATGTAGTTGACCCGTGGGAAGACTATTGGGATATTCCTGATGTATCTAAAGCATATGATAGATTTAAATATAACACACAAAATTTTGACAACATTAATGTTTATAAAGATAAGAGTGAAAATGTTTTACCTAAATTAACAGAAAAATATGACTTGATTTATATTGACGGAGACCATAAATTAGACTCTGTTTATAATGACATCAAGATGAGTTGTAATCTATTAACAGAAGATGGTGTTATAGTTGTTGATGATTATGGAATATCAACTCATCCTGAAGTAAGAATAGCTGTTATTAGATGGTTAGAAGAAGATAATAATTTATACAATATACATTTTCAAAGTGATGATAGACAATGTTGTTTTAAATTTAAATGATATATTTATTAATATGAGAGATACAAAAATGAAAGCAAGACAATTTGCAAGTGGTGAAGAAAAAGCACAACCATTAGATATGGGTTTGTTTAGATATGAATGTGAACACGTTTTAGGTATGGAAGATTTAGATGAAGATGAACTTTATATGTTAGCACGTTATTTAATCGAACATTATTATCTTGTTCCTAAACGAGACAGAGGATATCTTAGATACTCTGTAACGGAGGCTTAATATGGGCGCAGATGTAATTGGTAGTGCAAGTAGAAATCTTCTCAAAGGAATACCTGAGATACAAGCTCCTATTACACAATTACTTCCTAATATCCAATCCGTTGCTTCTTCAGGTAATGTTGTTGGTGATGAGGCACAACAAGTAACACAAACATTAGTACCAGGATTCTTTACTCTACAAGCTAACAAATGTATTCCTTTAATTGTAGAATGTAACAAAGCATTATCAAAACTTCCGCCTGTCACTCCACCATCAGCTAAGATACAAAGAAAATGGTTTACACAAATGAGGTCTGAATTACAAACATTACAGACACAAACATTTCCAACATTAGAGACTAATATAAATACTTTCTATACGGTTCCTGAAGCCGCAACCAAATTAACTGCTCTAACAAATATAGTAGGTCAGCTACCAAGTATCATACAAAGTTTTGTCGTAATGACAGCTAATTTAGTAAAAACAAAAATGGCATTAAGAATATGAGAAATTGTAAATCTTGTGGTCAGTTCATTCCGAACGCACGTATTCATTTAGGTTATAAAGAATGTACAAAATGTTCTAAGGTAGAACAATACTCTGCACACGTAGTGTATCCTCATAAAACAGGAGGCTATGTACAACCTGTAACAAAAGAAACTAAAGAAAGTCTACAAGGATTAGATAGACGTTCAGTAAAGAAAGGTAAGGTTGGTCGTTCAACATCATCTTGGGATAGATGGTTAAAACAATTTGAAGAGAACAAGACTACACCTAAGCCTACAAGAAAATTACATTCTACACAAACATTTAACTATTTATTATTAGAGGACGCAACAAATCAAGTAATGGATGTTTACGAAAGTCTTGGATACTATAAGGCCGTAGACAAGATTAATGAGTTGTATGGCCAAGAGAAAATTAGTTTAATGATGAAGAGTAATATAAATAATAAACTTGTTGAATGGCAAATGATGACAAGTAAACAACGCAAATGGCAGAGGAAACTAAAATGAAACAGATATTAAAAAATCTCAAAGACGTAGTTGATAGAAGAGATAAACTACATAAACAAGGAAAAGCATTTCATCCTGATACACCAAAAGATTTACAAGTAGCAATCGATACATTTTTTGTACATTGTAAAAATATGATTGAATACGATTTAGATTTTATACCAGGTGAAGCACTTGCAGATTTGTGTGAAGTGTTAGCTAAATATCCTAAGTATCATCATATTGCCGGAGACTTGGTAGAGACTTTGAACAATGATTATAATATGAACGTGTGATGAAGTGGACTATTACAACATCATATAACATACCAATTAACTATGAAAGACAAAAGAACAAGAAAAGAAAAGTTAAAGAGTTACAAGCCGACAATGGCCGAGTTACCTATACCTACTACGAAAGTTCATAAAAACAAAAAGAGAAAAAGCCGTGCCAAGGAAAAAGAAATACTTGCCAAAGAACTTAAGCAAGTTCTACGTGAAGACTTCTGATAGGAATGACCATTTTGAAGATTGGAGACCATTTAAAGATGACCCTGTAGCAAGATTATTCACTTGGGAAGATTGTTGTTTTCGTAAGATGAAAGATGGTTGGATGTTCTTATGGCAACCTCCCGGTAATCAATACTCTAAAGGTTTTGCAGGATACGATAAAGTAGAAGCATTTGATAAAATGGTTGATTGGTTAGACCACAGAAGAAGACAAGCATTTAAAGAATTAGAAAAGGGCAAGTTACGATTATCTAATGTATGATTTAAGATATTTAAGACAAATAGATGTTAACCTAACAGACCTGTGTAATAAAACTTGTAGTTTCTGTCCAAGACATAGTCCTGAAGTTTATCCAAATAATAATCAACATATGACACTTGATTTATTTGAGAAGATAATTAACGAGTGTCTTGATATAGGTTTCAAAGCAGATATACTTCTTTGTGGTAGAGGAGAACCTGCTACACATAGAGAATATAAAAAAGTACTTGAGTTATTACACCATCCTGACCGAACTTGGAAAACTTGCTTAACTACTAATGGATATAAATTTGAAGAGTATTGGGATTTCTATACTAACAATTTTGATAGTATTATTTTAAACACATATTCTACAAAAGAAGAGTATGATGAAAGAGTTGAAAAATATGGATGGAAATTAAATACTTCAGGTAAGCAAGGTGAAAAACTACATAACATAAATAATCTTGAACATTATTATAAACCTGATTTACACGAAGATGGAACTGCTGTTAGTGTCAAAGATGTGAATGAAGCAGAGTTTGGTTCACCATACAAAGGATTTAAATTACCATCATCTGATTCTACTTGGAAACTTTCTTTTAATAGTAGATGCGGTTTACAAGATGAAGTAAAAGAAAATCCTTATGTACGTTGGGGATGTACACACGCTCTTGATTTTTTATTTTTAAATTTTGATGGTAAGATTCATATGTGTTGTAATGATTGGGGCGATGGTGGTGGAAAAAATCAAACCGTAGTAGGTGACTTTACAAAAAATAATATCTTTCAACAATACAGGAGAAGTAAAAAACGTGCTAAGATAAATCACGCATTACTTAATGGAAGAAGACATTTGATTGAAGCTTGTTCTAAATGTGATGTACATAATAAAAAAGAAGATAAATTAGCTAAAAAATTAATCAGAGAAAAAGACCCTATGTTAGCTAACTACTTAGGGAAACTTATGATGAGTAAAGAACCTTATTTTAGAAACGAAAGAGATTTAGAGTTTATTGATAGAAAAGAAAACGAATCTAAAAAAGATAAGACAATCGTATTGTGGTCAGGCGGATGTGATTCTACTGCCGCTCTGTATAAAGTGTTAAAAGATTATGATGATGAAGTTATTGCACATCATATAAATTTTAAGAATTGGGAAAACAGATGGGAAGTAGAAAAAGAACGTATAGATAAAATGCTTCCTTGGTTAAGAAAAAATGTTAGAGATTTTAAATATTCAGAATCTTCTATCGAGATGGATTTGAATAACGTTGGTTGGGATATTCATCACGCTATGTATATGAGTGGTGTTGTGATTGCTAATGAAAAAAAAGATAATCGATATGAAGGTGATTATGGAAGTACTCAATATAAAAGATACAAATTAATTTTAGGAATACATAAAGACGAATTTAATTTAGAGAAATGGGATGCTTGGAGATTAAATTCTTCACAGATGTTATCGATGATGGGAAATTTAAAAAACCCACAAGAGTCTCAAGACATACCTTATATTTGGCAAATATTTACAAAATACTCTAAAGAAGAAGTATGGAATATACTTCCTGAGTTTTTACAGAAAAACGTATGGGCTTGTCGTAGACCACTTAAAGAAGACACTACTTGGATTGAATGTGGTGAGTGTGTAGCCTGTAAAGAAATAAATAAAATAAGAGAACCAAATGTTAAAAGTAATCGGACATAGAATTCCTCCTGGAGACAGATGGCAACTTGAAACCGTTGACGGACACGTTTATAATTCACTTACAGAAGCATTGAATGAAGTTTATAAACAATTTCAATGTACTGAATTTATTATGAACGCCGCGAAAGGCACGATAGAAATTGACGATGGAAAAGAAGCTCCACCTGAACCTCCAAAAACTTGGGATTTATACGGCGAGAAGTAAGTATATATCATATTTATAATTGAATGGTTATGTTAAGGTCTTAACTAACCTAAGGAGATTATGATATGGCACGAGCCGCAAAACACAAAGTAAAGACCATCACTCAGGTTAAATCTGAACAACCTTGTCAGAATAAACGCCAGGCCCTTTCACAGATAAGAAGAATCAAGTGGAACATAGATTTTCGAAGTGAAAATCAACATCACTTTTGGAAAACTATTGATACTAATGATATAACTTTTTGTGCAGGACCTGCGGGGTGTGGTAAAACGTTTATATCAGTATACTACGCATTACAAATGTTAGCTCAAAAGAAATTTGAGTCTATCATTTTAACTAAGCCTTTAGTCGAGGCAGGAGGTGAAAAACTCGGCTTCTTACCCGGTGATGTCGATGAAAAGACAGAACCATTTATGATGTCTTTCTATTATAATATGGAACAGATAATTGGTAAACAGAGATTAGATGTTCTAAGAAATTCAGGTGTAATCAAAGTTATACCTTTAGCTTATATGCGTGGATTGACATTAACAAACACTTGTGTAATTCTTGACGAAGCACAGAATACGTTACCAATTCAAATTAAGACCTTTTTAACACGTATCGGTCAAGGTAGTAAGTTTATTGTTAATGGTGATTTATTACAAACAGACATTCATCACGAAAATGGTTTAGAAGATTCGATAAAAAGATTAGCAGGAGTTAGAGGACTCGGTATGAGTCGATTTACTTCTGAAGATATTGTAAGGCATCCTATTGTTGGAGATGTACTTGCAAGATACGCACCTGATTGGAAAGTATCACACGAATCAGCTGAAACAACTATGTCTAATTACATTGAGAACGGACAAGCATTTGCTCTTAAAGTACGTGAGAAAATAAACAAATATTATAATTAGATATATATGGTAGAAGTAGCAGGTATATTAATTCATTACAAAGATGAAGTCCTTTTATTCAAACGTTCTAACAAAGTACGTTATAACGGAAATTGGAGTGTGGCAGGAGGTCATATTGAAATGAATGAATCCGCAGAAGGCGCGGCTAAGCGTGAAGTCTTTGAAGAAACATTGCTTATGATTTCAGGACCTATAGAAGAAGTAGGTATCTATGATGACAGATATGCATTATTCTCAAAAGAACTTGATTCTAAAGTAGAACCTGTTATTGATGAAGAACACGATGATTGGGGATGGTTTAACAAAAGTAATTTACCATCCCCAACCGCATCTTTCGTTAAAGAAGCTATAGGAGAAATTTATGCCGAGTAAGAGTGTAGATGAAAAAGTTATAGACCAAAAACATTATATAAATTCTAAATTAGTAGAGATTATGGAATACAGACAATCACGAAAGTGGTATGTTAGTATTGCTGTAGTAGGGTTGTTTTCTTTTATATTGGCATTGATGATTTTCTTTATGGCTCAAGGTAAAGATGTAACTGAGGGTTGGAAAGAAATACTATTGTTGATGTTAGGCGGATTTGTAGGTTCATTTGCTAAAGTAATTGATTTTTGGTTTAACAATCAAGAGAACGATAATAAATTATTAGAACACGCTGACGATTAATCTTTCTGATTATCTTTATATTTATAATTGTATAACTAACTTGGAGATGACAATGTGTGATTGTTGTGATTGCTGTAATTGTTGCTGTAAATAGGAGAAACAGATGTTAAAGAAAATATTATTAGGATTAATCCTAACTTCATCTTTGTTCGCAGAGAATGAGATATGGAAGTTTTTTAAATACTCAACTGCTTATGGTAGTTTTAGTTTAAATGCACCACGTCACCAAGACGATAGATTTGCTATTGTTGGAGGATTATCCTCAGGTATTCTACAAGTAGAAAGAACAGAAAGAGAGTTAAAACCTGATTTTCAAACATCATTTGGTTTAAGAAAGATTGGTAGATTTCAATACGAACCAAAACGAGGTGTACGAAATGCAGGTAAAGGCGGTAAGTGGTATGATGGTTCTGAACAAAACGCTAACGAGAGTGCTACATTCGGTCCTGTAAAAGGTTGGGAATATTTAATTAAATTTTCAGAAGGTCGTCAATGGGGCAACGAATATGTAAATCAAGAATATTGGGTACGATATATTGGTGAATGGGCGATGGCTAAAGTTGGTATGACAGAATTAGGTCTTGAAGATATTAGTTACGTACACGGAGATTTAAGATTACATCTTACACCTGAAGTTTTAAATGAGAAATTACATTTCAGTATAGGTTTGAAACATAGACAACATCCTGTATACGGATTTGATGCTATGGTTCTTGATACTACTTGGTATAAAGGACAATGGTGGAACTTTGCTGAAGATGCTTTTGGTATTGATGACAATATGTGGTTTGATTCAACTATGGTTGACCCTGACTCACCGACAGGTTGGGATAGTAGAACACTTTATGAAGTAGACCCTGTAACAGGTGAACTTAGAGAGATAGAAGGTTCAGGTCCATTTTGGAATGAAGGTGGAGAGTATTGGGGTCACGATTGGTTATGGAGAGATGTTGATGGTAGAATATTTGCTTACACAGATAGAGAATACTTTATATATCACTTTCCAAGAATGTTAGAAAAATATATTAATGGTAAGAAAAATGATTTAGGATATCAAGGTGAAACATCAATCGTATTAGGAATAGATTGGTATCATTATGATGAGGCTTGGTGGTTACACGCTTGGGGTAATTGGTTACCATATCATTATGGTCATACTGATTATGCTTATCACAATGCCGCACATTATGCGACACATTTAGAAGAGGGTGGTGAACCATCTGATTTTATGTTTATGGAACCAATGTGGCATAGTTGGAATGATTATGATTTTGGTGCTATCTTTGGTGTAAAGATTAAAGATAACTTAGGTGTCTTTACAGAAGGTAGATATTTAAACTATTGGGAAAGACCAGCTTATGATATTAAGTTTGGTATGAACTATCAATTTGTGGGGTGGTAAGATGCCAGGATTAGAAGATATGATAAACAAAAGTATGTTTAATAAAGGTGCCGGTAAGAAACAGAAAAAAGTTACTTTTGGTAAAGGTACTTTTAAAAACATAGAACAAGCTTATAATAAAGATACATCATCTACTAATAAGCCAAATCAGATTTGGTGGGATGACGATGATGATGTTCAATTTGACGAAGATTAAATTTTATTAATAGACAACGCAAGGAGCGAATAATGAAATCAATACTAACAGGAATACTTTCACTTTTTATTTTCTTTGGTGCTGTTCCTACTGCTAATGCTTCAGATATGAATATGGCAGGAATGGAAGAAGTTAAGAAGAAGAAAAAGAAGAAAGGTAAAAAACTTTCTGAAAAAGGTAAAAAGAAGAAAAAGGGTTTCTTCTCAAAAGTCTTTGGAAGTAAGTAGAAAGGCAATAAATGAAGAACATATTCAGATTATTACTCGCATCTTTTATTCTAATTGGTTCAGTTCCTACACTACAAGCAGATAGTTCTGCAGGTATGGAAGAAATCAAAAAGAAGAAAAAGAAAAATAAAAACAAGAAGTCCAAAGCCGGTAAAGGTAAAAAAGGCGGATGGGGTAAATGGAAGTCTAAATGGAAGAAGAGTAAGAAAAGTGAATAATCCGATAGCAAAGTTTTATCAATGGCAAGTCGCATCAGGCGCCTTGGATGGATGGACATCTTACCATTTAGCCGCAGGTTTGTTTATAGCAAAAGTAGCGCAGTGGTTAGGTGCTTCTGATTTTTGGGCCGTGATGTGGGTTGCCATTATCGGAGTAGCTTGGGAAATATTTGAAGTGTATGTTGAAGGCATGGAAGAAACTTATGGCACACGAAAGAAGTGGGCTTGGAACACAGGTACTGATATATTTGTTGAAGTAGCCGCAGCATGGTGGATGGTATTATGATACTACAAATTTTATTTTGTTTACTGATAATCTTATATTGGTTTAGTGAAGGTGTAACTGAAGGTTGGACTTGGTCTACTAAAAAGAGAAAAGAAACCAATAAACTTATACATCCTAACAATCATAAGAACGGGATATTTGATTATCATATGTGGAGAATTTTAGAGAACGTTGGTATATGGGGTGCTGTAATTGTAGCATTTCTTATGGAAGGTTCTTTTGAAAAGTTCTTTTGGTTAGGTGTTGGTAGTTGGTTCATAGGAACATTTTGTTATGAAGCGGCGTTGAATCACGTAAACAAAGGAACGATTTATAAACCAATAGATTACAAATGGCACATCTTGGGATATGATATCCCTTGGTGGGGAGGAAAAAAGATATTCATTTTACCTGCTACAGGATTAGCAGTATTGATTTATGGAGTTTTAATATGAGACACGAAGAGATATATAATAATGTAAGAGTTGTATTAGGTTCATTTTTATTATTTGCAATGTTTATGATGCCAAGTTGTGAAGACGATAGAGTAGAAGAACCATTAGAAGAAAACATTCAGATGTATGTTAATGGTTCAGAAATTGTACCTCGTGAATATTATGAAAGTGTAACTACATATGGAGCATCATCAGTACAAGAAGATGGTTCTATAAAAAAGATATTTGTAATTCATTTTCAAAAAGAATTTGGTAGAGTATCACCTGAGAAAGAACATTATGCTTTGATTATGTATGATAATAATGGTGCAGACAATGGTCAACTAATAGATGAAAAGATATATGTAGGTGGTACAGAAGCTGATTCATTACTATTAGAAAGTACAAGTGGAAGAGTAACATTAGAGATTGTAGGTTTATCTGATTACACAGAATTTGGACAAGGTTCAATTACAAAGTATGAAGATGGTAAAGTGAATGGTATGGTAGATGGTTACTTTTATAATCCATATGCAGATATAATGCAACACGGTATAATTATTTTTGAGAACGTAGAGATAGGTACAGACCCTGAGGCTACTTTTTATCAAGGAGTATATTAGTGAGTGATGGAGTTAAATTAGGACAACTCTTATGTGATGCTGATATAATTACAAAGAGACAATTAAGTAAAGCCTTACAAGCACAAGTCAAAGGTAACAAAGGAACCATTGGTGAAATTCTCGTAGAGATGAACTTTTGTGACTTTGATGATATTACAGATGCTTTATTAAATTCTCAAACAAATACTCAAAAACACGAAGAGAAACACGAAGAGATTCATAACGAACCAATTCAACCTGAAGTGGTTACAGGACTTCCACCAAATAAACCTGAACCTGTAAAAGAAGAACCAAAGAAAGATGAACCAATAGAAGTATCCGAAGAAAAGATTATGGGTACTAAGTTCACAATGTCTTTACAAACATTAGGAGCGTTAGTTGCTTTGTTAGCAAGTGGTATAGGTGGTTACTATATGTTACTACAAGAGATTGAAGAAGCAAAGAACTTACCTGAACCACCATCGATTGAATCTATATTTGGTGATGAGTATCCATCTAAACCTGATGGTCATAATTGGCCACGTTCTTATGAACAATACAAAACACAGGTTGGTGGTCTACAAAAAGATATGGATGAAGTCTATGATTACATAGATGAGTTTGAAGAAAAGATTGAAGATTTAGAAAAGTTAGTAGCTAATCTCAGAGTAGAAGTTGCAAAGAAGAAAGACAAGTAGGAGTCGTAATATGAAGAAGATACTAAGTTTATTATTATTTCTATCTGTAGGTTTTGGTCAGATAACAGATAAGAATTTTAAATCAGAAATTAATGGTGGTGTTACACTTGCTGTATTTGAATCAGAATGGCAAGAACAACCATTTGATAAAGATATAATTAGTGGTGTAAAAGGATATGAAGATTGTGAAATCATTTATGTCAAGAGTGAAGAGGCACCAAGAGCAACAAAAAAATTAAGATTAAGGAATTTTCCTTCTATGGTTTTGTTTTATGATGGTTCTAAAAAAGAAACTTGGAAAGCAGATATGGATGGTGAATTAGATTGTGATAGTAAAGAAATCAAAAACGCCATAAGTGATATAATTAGTGGCGATGTATTTTAGGAGGATATTATGAGTAGTAAAGATTTATATAATGATTTAAAAGAACTTTGGGAAGAGTTCGAATCTAACCACGATGCGTTTGCAGATAAAGGTAACAAAGCCGCAGCAGGTCGTGCGAGAAAAGCGATTGGCGAAATTAAAAAACTTGTTACTGAATATAGGAAAGCATCTGTATCTGAATGTAAATAAATGAACATCGCAACGTTAGCAGGGCACTTAGCATTTGGACTAATTGCCTTTTCTTTTTTAGTCAAAGATATATTTTGGCTAAGAATCGTTTCTATACTCGCAAGTTTATTTTCAGTATTTTATAATTACTTCATACCTGCTGACCCGATGTGGTTAGCTATTAATTGGAACTTTGTATTCATTGTTGTAAACGTATATCATATAGGTGTTATCTTATATGAGAAACGACAAGTTAAAATGGATGCTAAAAATGAAGAGTTATATTCTACTTTGTTTAAAGAAATGACTCCTGTTGAATATCTAAAGATTAGTCGAGCCGCAGAATGGAAAACTTTTAAAGCAGGTGAAACTATTATAACACAAGAACATCTTGTAAAAGATTTAGTACTCATATATAACGGAACCGTTGATGTTGCAGTTGATGGTCAACGAATAGCTGAACTTAGAGATGGTGAGTTTGTAGGTGAGATGTCTTTTCTAACAGAAAAATCAGCAACAGCAACTTGTATAGTTAAACACGATGCCGAGTGTTTAGTATGGAAACAAAGAGAGTTTAAAGACTTATTAAAACGTAATCCATCATTATACTTTACTATACAATCTGTATTATCAGCACAAGTATCTGATAAACTCGTAAAATCACATAAGTAAACAAAAGATAACAAATTGTTACAGGTGTAATATTTTGTTATTATTAAACGTTTACTTTATGTGTGTCTCTATATTCACATATAAAACAACTTAAATTTTTTTTTATTTTTTTTCTAAAAATCGAGCGGTTTAGTACACTTTTTGTATTATATAGTGTAGAAAGACGAAATCACAAGGATTAAAGTCTATAAACAAACATAGGAGAACTGAAATGTTCGAAACAATAAAAAATCTTATAAAATCATTTATGAGAACAATCAAAAGTACAAAAGGTAATTCACTTGCTGAATTTGCAGTTACTACAGCTATGATGGCTACCTTAGCAACAACAGCCGCACCCAAGTTTGGTCAAGTCGGTGCAGGAGCTAAAGAAAAGAAGACAATGAATAACATTGATAAAATTCTAACCGTTGCAAATAATTTTTATAACCAAACACTATCTGAAGAAGGAAAAGGAAGATTTCCAGGACAAGAAAAGTATGATGTTGAAGTAGGTGGAGTTACACTTTCTGAAGGTCAACTTACAGATGAAGCATTAGAAATATATGTTGAAACTATTCTTGATGCTAAAGATTCATATACATCAGATTTAGGTGAGTTTGTATATGTATTTTCACCATCTGTAGATGATGATGATGCTATTGATGGTGATTGGATGAGTCTTGAAACATCAGTATCATTTGATGGTAACTCTGAAGTCGGTGCTCTTGACTTTAAAAGAGACTTTGGTAATAATGGTATGACAAGTCCTTTTCAGGATGGTTCATACGCATACTTAGTAATACCTGGTAGTGGTTCAGGTACATCTGCACAAGCACCTGTTATGGTCGTGATTGATACAGAGAACCCTTCAAAACTTCATAAGACTTTAGTACCTTAATCGATAACAGAACGTAAGTTCGGAAAGAGAAACAAATGAAGAAACTAAAAAACAAAAACGGATTCACTTTGATAGAGTTAATTATGGTAATGATTATCTTAGGGATTTTAGGAGCAGTAGCTATTCCACGATATATGGAAACTATTGACAATGCTGAAATCGCCGCAGAAGATGCAGTTATTACTAATGTCGAAGCCGCACTCGAAAACTATGCAATACATAAACTGATTGCTGATGGTCGTAGAATTTGGCCCGATAATCCTTTTGACGCATTAAAGCAGAAACCTCAAACATACACACAGGATGGTACAAACGCTGACTCAGACCAAGAGTGGACTTTTGTAGATGGTAATCCTGCATACATTACCCATCAACGTTCAGATAATTCACGTTGGAAGTGGGAGTATGATGCAGGTATCAATACAGGCACAGATGCCGATACTACAGGATTCCTTGGTTCGAGAGAAAGTTTGACCAATGAGTAACAGGAAGGGATTCACGTTGATAGAGTTAATTATGGTAATGGTAATAATTGGCATATTAGCGGCGGTATCAATTCCTAGGTTCGCAACTATTGTAAGACAATCCGAAGCCGCATCAGAACAAGGTGTTCTCATCAGTATGGTAGCGGCTTTGGATACTTACTCTCACGAAAGATTTGTTGAAGATGGTGTATTACAATGGCCAACAAATCCTTTCGATGCTTTAAATAAAGTTCCACCCTCTTATGATAAGACTAATACTACTTTGATGAGAGAGATGACCGATAGTGATTGGATATATACCGGCGATGGTGATGAATATCCTAAACATATTGTTCATAGAAGAAAGGAAGATAGTTTAGCTATTTGGCCTTATAATCCTTTAACAGGTGAAATCGGATACGATGACCCACCTTATCAACCTTCAGGTATGTTATACAGACCTAATTTGGAGATACAATAATGTTTAAAACTTTTAAGAAAGTTATAAATGATAAAATGAACGAAGGGTTTACCTTAGTTGAATTAGTAATGGTTATGATTATACTTGGTATTTTAGCCGCAGTCGCCGCACCAAAGATGACTAACGTTTTAAACCAAGCAACGGTTAGAGCCGAAAAGACCACGGTAGATATGATATGGTCAGGTTGTGAATCTTATGCGGGTGATAAACTCATTGAGACAGGCACAGAATCCTGGCCATACAATCCATTAACAACATTTGGTAGAACAAGAAACTTAAAAATTAATTTAGAACTTGGTGTACCTGATGAAGATAATGAGTGGCAATTTAGTTTAATAGATGCAGGAGAACCTGCTATATTTCATCACAGACCTGATGATGAGATTTACTATTATACTTATGATTCTACTAACTTTGAGTTAGCAGAAGAACCTGTTAGATACATCGCAAACTAATAGTTATTAATATGAATATATCAGAACACGATAAAAACGTATTTAAAGAAATAGGTTTAATGTTTGGTATCGTAGTCTTATTGGGTTATGTAATTCTCGGACCTGATAAAGATGCTTTGCCAAATATTCAAACACCTTCAATGGAAGACTTTTATGAACATCCAATAGTAGCTTGGTCAGCATACGATAATAAAGGCGGTGCTTGTATAAAAGTTAGATATTCTGTACAGAGAAATAAAACAAAATTATATATGTTTGATTCAGAAGGAACTATCGTTCATCAGACTCCTTTATCTTTGAGTCCTTTCAAAGATGGTAGAGAAAGAACTGAAACTTATGTATGGAAGTTATATAGAACAGAATGGTCAGATTTTATAGAACCGGGTGTGTATACAATCATAGTCGGTACTGAATATGACAAACGTGGTATAGGTACTGAAATAGAAGTATTATGAAGTATCTAACACTTATCCTATTATTAAGTGTTACGTATTCTCAAGTTGATGAACAAGTTTTCATAGACCAAGATATCCAAAGAACATCAGAATTTAAAAGAGATGTTGCCTACGGACAAGATTGTGATGATACAGAATATAGAGATTACAAAGGTTCACCTGCTTGGAAAGGTTATGGTGGTTGGTTATCTGAATGTGATTCAATTCGTTCAGTAAACTTAGATAGAGAGTTTGCTGAAAAAGCAAAAATACGAGCAAGAGAAAAAGCAATCCAAGATAGTATTGATTTAGCATCTGTAGAAGATATAGATTTTGATTTAGATGCTATGTGGGATAATACGGTTTGGGTTGAGATTCAAGATATAGAAGAAGAAATTGTATACGAAACAGAACAGGTAACTGCAGTTGCGGGAGTTCGCGGGGCGGAAGCAGAAGATGAAGCATTGGCCTTGTTATATTACAGAAGAAGTATGAAGGGTTTGGCTTTAATTGATTTACAAAAGGCCTACGGTAAATTACGAAATACAAGAGATGGCCTTATGAAAGTTGACCCTAATCATCCTAAACTCGAAAAGATAAATAATCTCATATATCAATTAGAAATAAAAATGAAAAAAGTTTAAAAAACCGGTTGACACATATATGTATTTATGTATATATTTAAGTGTTATTTGATAAGAAAAGAATTTGATGGCTCTATTGCCGAAAGAGGAGTAGGAATAGAGTGCTGTGAGAAGCTTAAAATGTCAGACACAGGTCAACTCGGAGTAAAAAAGAATCGGCCGATAACTTTTTGAAACAGACCATCATCTAAAATTTTTAAAAAAACCGGTTGACACGTATTGGTTTTTATTACTATATTTAGATGTAAGTTAAAGAGAAAAGAAAAGGAGTTCTAAATGGCTTATATGAATCAAGAGAAAAAAAAGAAATTGGCTCCCAAGATTAAAGATATCTTGAAGAGACACAATATGAAAGGCACACTTAGTGTCGATAATTACTCATCATTAAGATTGACTCTTCAATCAGGGTCGATTGATTTTGGTACTGACTCAATCAATGAGTATTGGTACAAAGACCACTTTGCTGATAATCCTAAAGCACTTAACTTTCTTAGTGAAGTTATTCCTGCGATGAATGTTGGAAATCACGATAATTCAGACCCAATGACAGATTACTTTGATGTCGGTTGGTATATCTCTGTTAATCTCGGAAGATGGGATAAGCCTTACGTTTACAACGGAGGTAAGTAATATGTGGAAAGAAATGAAATCATTTAGGTTTCTTCTTAGAAACAAACTCAATGGAAAGACCTTTAGTTACACAGACCATTTAAATATTGCAGATAAGACTAAAGAATGGTACATCACTTGGGTAATGCAAAAACATTTTCTTAGTGACAACTTAGAAGTGGTTAGGATATCTAAAGATGTTAGTGGACTTGGTCGTAGATTTGAAATGGTTTATTCTGAGTCAAAAGGTTGGCTTGAAGGTGACTTAACACAGGTTAATCCTTATGCTTAGAATTACTGAAATTAAAGATGAGAACATTTACTTTAATAATGGTAAGTACATTTGGATACTTTACTATCAAGGTTTATCTGCTCTCGGTAAAGGTCCAAACTTGTGTACTGAAGATTGTATCAAAGTAGGTAAGGCTATGGGTGAGATTGGTTATGGTGATGCAGACATTGATGAATACAGAGAAGAGTTGAGATTTGAAAATCCGGAGGCGATGTATGGCGATGTCTAATCAAGCCTTAATAGATTTAGTTATTGAGAAGTTTGATGGAAGTATTGTAGAAGATAACAAATGGAGGGTTGATGGTTCTAAAGGTAATCACTATTGGGTAGAGTGGCATCCATTTCATAAACATTATAGTTGTGGATGTAAAGGTTATGCTTTCAGAAAAAAATGTAGACACATTACAGAGGTTAGTAATCAATTTAAAAATAATTTAAAAAACCGGTTGACCTGTGTATGATTTTGTCCTTATATTCTAATATGAGTTTTGAGTTAAATATAAAGAATAGGAGTTTTAATGACTTATGTTTATGAAACAACAATGGCAGGTAGAGCACTTGTTGTAGAATATTGCCATTCGTCTGTTACTGATTCCATCAAAGTTGTCGATATGACTTGTGATGGTGAATATCACAGATTGAATTGGATGAATGATTATGGTAGAGAAACTTTGTTAGCAGAGTTAGAAGCAGATATGACAGATAGAATGTGTGGAACAGGTGACTATGCTGACATTCCTGGATTCGAAGGAACTTTAGAAAATCTAAATGAAATAGGAGTTGCTTAATGAGATGTTCAATGGATAGATTTATTGATGAATTAACAATGGCATCTTATGAATCTGAGATGGACTTAGATAGAGATATGCCAGGTGATGAAGCATTTTTAGAATTTAACAATATGGTAGATAATGATGAGGAAGATGTGATTACAGGCCATTTTGATGTTGATGTAGATGAAAATGGTCCTTTCATTACTCAATCATTTGATGATTATTTAGATGCTCATCCTGATTTTAATGCGGCATTAAATGGTCATCCGGATTGGATATAGTGGTAGAGCCTGCAGGTGCGTAGAGTCCACTCAAATAAACGGCAAAATGCAAGGCGTTTTTTCTAAGCGGTTTTTAGCCTTATAATAAAAAACCGCCTCACTCTTTACAAAGGAAAGATATGAAAGAAACTTATTTTAATAATATGTATAAATTAGGCAAACACGAAAGTGGTGGCATAACTGATATTGGTTTCATTGATTATATTAAAGAATTAGGATTCGTTGATAAAAATGAATTTATTATTAGTGTTGGTGTTGTTTGGGAACGCAAAGATGACGAAATTCACATAGAACATATTTACGATAATACAGGTGTTCACGATGCTTCACCGGGTAAAGGTATATTAGTAGATTTTAGTGATTGTTATCCTGACAATACTTATTCTAAAGAACACGAAGATTTATATGAGAGTATACTTATGTATGCTGAGTTAGATGAAACATTTTTATAATAATAAAGGAGAGTAATATGTTAAGATGTTTAAAATGTCAAATGGTTGCAACAGATAGGGTGAGTTCAACAGCTCATAGTTATATCTGTTCAAGTTGTGTCACACGAATGATTCCGTTTGAACAAGACAAACCTAAACGTGTATCATCAGGTCGTCCTTCAGGTTGGCACTTTATGAAAGAATTTGTGGACAAAGATGGAAAGGTTTTTCATAAGGGCGTGGAACAACCTAAGTTGTTTGGCACACTGCCCGCTACTATAGTCAAGCCTAAGAAGAAGACAAAGCGCAGAAGTCAAGAAGAAATTCTATTAGCACGTAATGCTGAGAAGAAGGCCGCTATCAGAGATGCACTCAAGAAACAAAAAGACTTTATTAATCATAAGTTAGGAGATATCTAATGCCGAAGAAAAAAACTAAGAAGAAAATTTGGGGCGGGTACAATGTATACACTTACCTTGATAAAGATGGTAATGCTGTTAAATTTTTAGCACGTGATGATTCTGACGCAGATTTGTACAGAAATAAAATAGGAGCTACTGCTTGAAAAAAGTAATTGATTGTACTAAAAATGTTAATACATTAATTCATAAAAGACTCAAGGAGGTTACGGTTGAAGAAGGATTGGCTATCGCAACAGAATTATTTCAGATACTTAACGAAAGAAAAGACGGGATTGGGCTTGCGGCGAATCAAGTGGGAATTGATGCACAAGTGGCCGTTGTCAATGTTCGTGAACCTTTGGTACTCATCAACCCTAAGATTGTTAAGAAGGACAATGAGATTAAGTATTATGAAGGTTGTTTATCTTTTCCAAGCAAAGGAGTACACACCAAAAGATACGAAACGATAGAAGTTAAAACGGAGCAGGTAGAAGGCAGTTGGATATTTAGTGGTGTTGAAACAGGTGGCGGTAAAGGAAGTTGGGAATCTGATGATAGTAAAAATAGTCGTGATTTAAGATTGTTAGAAGCTGTATGTGTCCAGCACGAGATAGACCACTTGAATGGTATTGTTTGTATGGACAGAAAAATAGATACTACTTACAGAGCAGAAAAGAAAATTGGTCGTAATGAATTGGTCACAATTAAAAAAGGTGATGCTGTCAAAGTTTTAAAATACAAGAAAGTAAAAAATTTATTAAATGAAGGTTGGGTAATTGAGTAAAGGATTAGCACAATTTATAAGAGATAAAATGACTCGCGGTTATCCACATAGACCTTTATTAAATTGTTATAAAAGTTATTGTCAAGTACCGACAATAGAGATGTTAGAAAAATGGATTAAACAATATGCAGAAAAAAATAAATGATAAATTAGATTATAATACAGAGTTGATGTTAATCACAATGGAAGAGTGTGGTGAACTTATTGAAGCGTGTTCAAAGGCAGTAAGATGTGAAGACTACACGATTGATAAACTTACAGAAGAAGCGGGTGATGTTTTGTGTATGATTAATCTAATGATTGAAAAAGGTATCCTTAACGACAGAGAATTGAATAATAGAATACAAACTAAAAAAATGAAACTATTGAAATGGAGTAATCTAATTAAGTGAAAAATTTAGTTTTTACATCTGCCGGTAAACGTGAATTTAGAGATAAAGATAATAAGCCTTTACTAAATAATAATCCTATAGATGAATGGACTAAAGGTTTAAAAGATTTTGATTTAGTAACTTATTGTTATGATGATAGTGAGATTGGAAAAAACAAATCTAATCTTTGGGTATATAAACCTGGATTTACAAAGTATCAAAACTTTTGGCATTATGCTACTTTATATCCTGAACATTTAGAGCAGTATGATTATGTTTGGGTTGTAGATGATGATATGTTTATGTCTACGGAAGATATTAATAAGATGTTTCAGATGATGGAAGATTATAATCTTGATTTAGCACAACCATCTATAAGTGTAGATGGTATGAATTACATTCGTATATTTCAACATCATTCTAAATACATATTAAGATATACTGATTATATTGAATGTTGTGCTATGTTACTTAGTAAACGAGGATTAGATAAAGTTAAAAGTACTTTTAGTGAAACTATTACAGGATGGGGATGGGATGCACTTGTAAGTGATATGATTTTTGAAGAAGGTCAAAACAATGTTGCTATTCTTGATGCTGTACAAGCATATCACGGAATGTCTATGTCTTCTATTAATAGAGTTATGACAAGAGAATTACATAGAGTAGAAGGAACTAATTTATTAAAAAAATATAATAAGGAAAAATTGATATTAGGTAACCATAAGGTTCTTGGTGGTATACAACTAAATGGTAAACCTTTAGATATAGTATCATATAAACCTGAAGCAAAATCACAATATTTTGTAAAAGTAAATCTTGGTGATGTAGTAACTTGGAAACCTAAATTATTACAACACGGCGGTAGACCGCAAGTGAAGGCAGGAGGAGAAAAATGAAACCTATAGAAGTAATTAAACAATTAGTAAAAGATAATCCTAATGATATGCAGTTAGGAGAACTTGTTAGACAATATATTCGAGAACTCGAACCTCCTATGAATTGGATAGAGGGTATGTCTCGTGAACGGAAAGGCACGTGGCCTGGAACTGATGCTATTTTAAATGGAGCTAATGTTGATAAAAAATAAAAGTCTTATACTAAATTTATTTGTATGGTTAATTTTTATACCAGGTATGTCTGTATTGTCTTGGTATGGAGTTTATAAATTAGTGATGTGGTTATTATATGGGTAAAAAATATTCTGATGCAGGTAAAGGTGATAAAAGCCGAGTAACTAACAAAAAGAAATATGCCGAAAATTGGGAGAAGATTTTTGGTAAAAAGAAGAAAGGAAAAAAATGATAGCAACGTATTTTATAATGGGTGTTTTAGCACCATCGATTTTAAATTTAATACATTTAGTTATGGGAATTTATGTTGTAGTGGCACGAGGTAATATAATGAGTTTAGGATTTTCTGCTATGGGATTCTTAACCAAAACAATAGGTATGTTATTTTTAACTTGGTTAGGTATTGAGATAGTTGGATTAGATTATAGAATCTATGTTCCAATACTTACATTTGTTTGGTTCTTCTCTCACGTAGCAGAAGCATTTGTGATACAACATTATATGGAAAAGAATGTACCTGAACGGTTACAAAAATTACAAGTTAAATAGGAGTTAATTATGATGGAAATATATATAAGTCTTTCAGCATTTGCTGTAGTATTTGTATTGTCAATGGTTTTATATTGGTCAGATATTGAGGACTTTTTTAAATTCTAATGAAAAAAGCATTTACATTTGATGATGTACAAATTGTACCTCGATACTCTGAGTTAAAGTCTCGTGAAAAAGTAAATTTAGATTCTAAGTTTACACCTAATACTACTTTATCATTACCATTAGTAGCATCACCTATGGACACTATTTGTGAATATAAGATGGCTAATGAAATGTTAGACGTAGGTGGTGTTGGTGTTATACATAGATTTCAAAGTATTGAAAAACAAGCAATGGATATGAAGAGACTTTGGAATCGATGGGATGGTTGGTACAATATAGGTGATGCGGATAAAGATAGAACAGACCATACACAAGCATTTGAAGATTGGTATAATCGTTTAAGCCATTGGAATCATCCGCCTACTAAATCTGATTACGAAGACTTACACGAATCACTTTGGTTTGTAGATGAGGCTGTTAAGGATGAAGACTATTGGAGTAAAAGACCTCTATGTGCGGCAGTTGGTGTTACAGGTGACTATCTTGAACGAGCGCAAGAATTAGTCAATAATGGTTGTAATGTACTACTTATAGATGTAGCACATGGTCATCACAAATTAGTCAAAGACGCTCTAAGGAGAATCAAAAATGAAATCAAATCAACAAGAACCTTGGAGACGGTGGTTGGGTCAATCGCCACTAAGGAATCAGCAAGAGATTGTATTGAATGGGGCGCAGACGCTCTCCGAGTTGGAATCGGAAATGGTTCATTATGCGAAACAAGAATCAGGACCGGTGTCGGAATACCTCAGGTTACTGCTCTTATTGATGTGTGTTCCATTGCTGACGATGTTGGTATTCCTATCATCGCTGATGGTGGTTGTAGGTATGTGGGTGATGTGGCTAAGTCATTGGGTCTTGGAGCCTCTTCAGTTATGGTTGGCTCGTTATTTGCCGGGACAAAAGAAACACCAGGAGAAATAATTAAACAAGGAGAATGGCCAAATGAACGACTTTATAAAAAATATAGGGGGAGCGCTTCTCTCGATAGTAAATCACACAGAAGAGAATATGGCAACATTGAAGGAAACTCTAAAATCATTGAATACAAAGGTAAAGTCTTCAGGATTATATCTGATATTCGTGATGGTCTTCGCTCAGCTTTTTCATATGTTGGCGCGGGTGATGTTTTGGATTTTCAAGCCAAGGCAAAATTCGTACAAATCACAGAGTCCGGTAGAATCGAAGCGAAACCACACTTATTATGATGAAGACATTTTGGGAATCTAACAAGATATGGTTGTTAGGCAGGTTATTATGGTTAGTTACATTTCTTGTAGTTAGTGGAATTATTTTTGGAATATTAAAAGTTTTTTTTAATTTTTCTTTTACATTCACCTATTTACAAGTATGTATGGCACATTTTTTAGTAAGAATACTTAAAGCAGACTTACCTGTAGAAACTATTCCAAGTCTGTTTCAACAAAAACAAGTTACTGATGTAAAAACACATTTAGATGAACTCGAAAAACAAATAAAAAAAATAAATTTTTAGGTTGACATTAATATTAAATTGGAGTTAGATTAGCACTATGTATTATTCGTATAAACGTATAGGTCCTATTAGTACAGGACATAGACAATGGAAAGCAAAATCACATTGTCGTTGGGTTCACGGCTATGGTCGTTATGTAGAATTAAAATTCGCTTGTGATGAAAGAGATGAAAAGGGTTGGGTTTATAACTTTGGTGGATTAAAATGGTTTAAGAAATGGTTAGAAGAACAATGGGACCATAAACTATTAGTAGCACACGATGACCCTGCCTTGTTAAGATTAAGAGAAATGGAAGCAGAAGACATTATCAGTTTAAACGTAATGCCTGAAGAGTATGGTCCGGGTATTGAAGATAGTTGTAGATATGTATTTGATTATGCGAATCCTGAGATTATAAATCAAACAAGTGGTAGAGTTTGGTTAGAAAGAGTTCGTATTTGGGAAACAGAAAATAATTATGCGGAGTATGTTTGGGTAAAGTAGCAATAGGTGAAATGTATCCTTGTCTTCAAGGCGAGGGTAAGTTCATTGGTATTCCTCATTTGTTGATAAGGGTTTCGGGATGTAAATTGAGATGTCAATTTGCTGAGTCGTTTTGTGATACACCTTTTGCAAGTTGGGCACCTGAGAAAGGTAAATTTACTTTAGATGATGTTAGAGATTTGTATAGACAATATCCTCAAATTAAATATACAATGATTACAGGTGGTGGTCCTACAGCACACGCTGATTTGTTAAAACAATTATGTGATATAGCAGTTAATCAATATAATCATTATGTTACAATCGAAACAGAAGGTTCAGAGTTTGTACAAACAGATGCTCAGTTTATTTCATTATCACCTAAGTTGTCTAATAGTACACCTAGGCCTGGTACAATGAATCCGTATACAGGAAAATTAGTTACAGAAGCAAACAAGAAACAACACGAGAAATGGCGTTGTAATTATGATGCTATGAAAGAATTACTAAACAATCACGAAGACTTTCAAGTCAAACCTGTGATATCAAACAAAAATGAATTAGAAGAATTTAGAGCACTTCAAAAGATATTAAGTGTTCCTAACGATAAAGTCTATCTAATGCCTGAAGGGTTGAATAGAGAACAATTAAGAAGACGGAGACAATGGTTGTCGGAAGTAGCAGTAGAAATGGGTTACAATTTTACAGATAGATTACATATAATAACTTATGGAGATAAACGTGGAGTATAATATGATAGTTGAATATATAGGTTGGTTAGGATTTGTCTTAATACTCTTTGGCTACTACTATAACGCACAACAGAAACTCTTCTGTTTTTATATATGGGGCATCGGCAATATATTTTTTTTAATATATGCTTTGCTAATACAAGCTATGCCCCAAGTAGCTATGTCAATATTTGTATTAGGTATGAATATCTATGGTTGGAATCAATGGAGAAAAAAATGAAATCAAACGGAAATAAACCACTTACAGAACATCAAAAGAAAATCACAATAAATAATGCGGCTAAACGTTATGGTCAATTTATGTCGTCACTTGGTTTTGAATGGGAAACTGACCCTAATTCATCCGACACACCTATGAGAGTTGCTAAGGCTTGGGTAAATGATTTAGCAGAAGGATGTTTCAATCACCCACCTAAGATTACAGCATTTGATAATGTTGATAAATACGATGGTATGGTATTTGAAGGAAATATTCAAGTACATTCAATGTGTTCACATCATCATCTTCCTTTCTTTGGTGTAGCTCACGTTGCGTACATCGCTAAGCCTGAAGGTAAGATTATTGGTTTAAGTAAATTAAATCGTACGGTTGAGTTTTATTCACGTAGACCTCAAGTACAAGAAAATCTTACAATGCAGATACACGACCACTTAGATGAAGTATTAGAAGTTCATGGTGGTATAGCTGTAATGGTAAGTGCTAAACATTTATGTGCTTGTTTACGTGGTGTTAAACATCCTCACTCTGCTATGAAAACATCAAAGTTAAGTGGTGCATTCAGAGATGGTGATGTTAGTGTTCGTCAAGAATTTTATAATTTCGTAAAGGATATGAAGTAATGAAAAGAAAAAAATGGCTACCTGACCCGAATCACCCTATATGTTGTTATCCAGGATGTGATAGAAAAGTTCACGTTATGAGAGTGATATCAAATGATAATTCAAAAAAACCTATTGAAGTTCCTTCGGCTTATAGAGTATTTAGAGCTGTATGTAAGATGCATCACGAATATAATTGGAACGAAAAAATGAAAAGAAGAATTGACGGAGTAGGTTTGAAAACTATTAAACTTCTTAAAAAAGATTATTGTGAAAATTATGATGGACATCTTGGATTTAAATGTTGTACAAAACACGACAAAAGTAAAATTAATATGATGCAAGAAACGGGTGTGTTAGAATCAAGAAAACTTGACTTAGACCATAAAGATGGTGACCACTTTAATAATGACCCATCTAATATACAGACACTATGTAAATCTTGTCACGCTACAAAAACTCATATTAATGGTGATTCTAAATATAGAGGAAAAAATCAATTTGTTGGTCAAAAGAAAAAAGAGAATTTTAATTGCCACCCGTTAGGTCCAAATGGAACAAAACCTTTAAAACATATAAATCCAAGTTTCTTTTTTAAAACTACAAAAGAGGAAAAGTAATGCAAACAAATATAATTGTAAAACTACAAGTAGAAGGTACTCATAATTGGCCTACTGCAGGTGACTTTGAACCTACTATGAAATATCTTGAACATCAACATAGACATATGTTTCACATTGATGCACGTAGAGAAGTATTTCACGATGATAGAGATGTAGAGTTTATTGTATTCAAACGTAAAATTAAAAACTATCTTGAAATGAAATATTATAATTCAGAAATAGATTGTTGTGACTTTGGTTCTCAATCTTGTGAGATGTTAGCATCTGAAATTTATAAAGAGTTTGAATTATGTTATTGTGCAGTTTATGAAGATAATGAAAATGGAGCAGAAGTATATTAATGTCTGATGTAATAATACATAAACCGGTACCTGATATTAAGTGGCCACATAGAATTGTAGATAATTTCTTTTCAGAAAAAGAATTAAATTGGATACGAAAATCATTTAACAAAGGTTACAGAGATTTAGAAAAAAGATTTCCTAAGTGTTTTGAGAATGGTAAAATGAAACCGTATGAGAAAATTAAACATATGGGAGGAGATAAAGATGTACTTCTTACAGGATTTAGTGCTTACGTTCCTTTTTGGTCTACTGAAAGAGTTTCAGAAGCTATAGATGATGTTTGGAAAGAAGCGATAGAAATATATCCATATAAAAAAGATAAGAATATAAAAAGAAAAGATTTTTTTAGTTATCTTGAACTTAATATTTATCCTGTAGGATTAACTTACAATAGACATTTAGATGTTAATTATAAATCATTTACCGGAGTAGTTTATATAGGAAAAGAAGGCGATGGTACTACACTAATATGTGGTGAACGAGAAATTGATGTACATTGGCAAGATAATCGTAGCGTATTATTTATGAATGTTGATGAAGAACGTAGAGATAAAAGAGATTATGATGATAAATTAAGTTCTTGGCATAGATATGCTAATAAAGGAAATGACGTTAGATTTGCTATAAACTTTAATATGACACATATGGATGATGTAGGTCCTTTAATAGGAAACTTTTTACATCGTGATAAAAAAATATTTTCCCCGTTTGAAAAAGAACAAAGAGAAGTTCCTAAATTTGGTCCAATATTAGTTAGTTGGGCACCTGTAGCTAAGGAGATGTTATGAAAAAATATATTAGTTGGGATGAGTTAGAAAGATTAGTTGATGAACTTTGTGATATGATTCCTGATAATCAATACGAAGGTATTTATGCAATACCAAGAGGTGGTTTGATTATAGGAGTTATGATGAGTCACAAATTAGGTTTGCCGATGATAGATAGATTACAAAGTTATTATGGTAAAAAGTTTTTAATTGTAGATGACATAGCAGATACAGGAGAGACTTTAGAAAAATTAAAAGCAGAGATATTTGCAAATGCACATACAGCAACAATACACTATCATAAACAATCTGTAGTTGAACCTTCTTTTTGGGTAGAAGAAAAAGGTGATGATTGGATTGTTTATCCTTGGGAACAAGAAGATAGTGAAGAAATACAAGATTATTTGAAGGAGACAAAATGAAGTTATATTTAGTTGATTTAGAACCTATCGAAAAACGATACACTAAACAATGGCAAGAATGGATACCTAAATTAGTAAAGAAGTATGGTGGTAAGAAATTTGATGTAGAAACTATTTCAGGTAAATCAGATGGTGAAATTAAATCAGGACAATTTCTTGATATTAACAGAACACAAACTTATAAAAGTGAACAGATAATAGAGATTGCTAATTTGTTCGAAGAAGGTAAAGTTAGTGATGGTGATGTATTTTTATTTTATGATGGTTGGCATTATGGTATACAGGCTTTACGTTATATGTCTCAATGTCAAGATATCGATGTAAAGATATATGCTATATGGCACGCGGGTACTTACGATGAGTGGGATTTATTGGCACAGAAAGGTCTTGGATATTGGGGTGCTAATTTTGAGCGTTCTTTATTTGAAGCAACTGATGGTGTATTCTCTTCTACAGAATTTCATAAAAATTTGATATCGACTACTCGTAATGTTCCGGCTGAGAAAATACACGTAACAGGATATCCTTTCTCACACGATTGGTTAAAAGATTATGATACATCTAAGAAAGAAAACATTGTTGTCTTTCCACACAGGACTGCTCCTGAAAAAAGACACGATATCTTTTTAGAGATTGCAAAGAAAATGAAAAAGTCAAAAATAGAATTTATAACTACTACAGATGTAACAGAAACAAAAGATGATTATTATAAATTATTAGCTAAATCAAAAGTTAGTTGGTCAGGTGGTTTACAAGAAACTTGTGGTATATCTACTTTTGAAAGTATGTGGTTAGGTAATATCGTAATGGTTCCGGATAGATTATCTTATCAAGAAATGTATTTTGATATGTTTAAATATGAACCGCATTTAGATTCTGATGTAGATACACAATGTCAAATGATTCAATTTGCTATAGAAAATTATGATGAATATGTAGATTCTATAAAAGAAAATGCAGAAAAATTAAAAGATGAACAAGGTCCTACAGCAGTACAAAGAATGTTAAAAATTATATCGGAGGCGTAATGAACAAAAAGATTGGTAAATTTAAATACTTCCCTTCTTTCTCAGCAGGTGAGTTCGGACACGGGTTATTAAAGAATCATAAATTTAAAGATGAACTAACTTGTAGATTTTATACAGAAGAGTTTCCTGAAGAATTTAGATATACAGATTTTTTAATTACAGCAGGTGCTCATAGGACACGTAAAGATTTCTATAATGAATTAGGATTCAAACGTGACACAAATCTAATTATGGGTGACTCAGGTGGTTATCAAATAGCATCAGGTGCAATCAAATGGAAACCTGAGTTGAAGACTCAAGTATTTGAATGGTTAGAAAACAATTCTGATATTGCTATGAATCTTGATATACCACCAAGATTAAAATACACAGGTAAGTTCAGAGAGTGTTTTGATATTTCAATGGAAAACTTTAAATACTTTAATGAGAATCAATCAGGTAGAACTAAATTCTTAAATGTATTACAAGGTGAAGATGATACTACATATCAAGAATGGTATAACGCTGTAAAAGGATTTGACTTTCAAGGTTGGTCTATTGGTGGTACTGCAGGTGACATATTTAGATTTATGGCAAGTGTATGTACTCTATTAGAAGGTAGAGAACACGAAAAGAAATCAAATGAGTATCTACATATTTTAGGTACATCACGTATTCAAGATTTCTTTATGTTATTACAATTACAGAAGTCACTTGAAGATGTAGGTTCTAATTTAGTAATTACTACTGATTCATCTACTCCGGACAGAGCAGTTGTGTTTGGTTTGTATTATACTTCTTTCTCTTTTAAAGATGCAAGATTCGAAGCATTTAATATGCCAAGAGAAAAACATCTACCTGAGATGCCTCAGATGTTAGATGAATTAAAAACACAAAATCTGATTGGTGTAAATGACTTCGATAGATTTATTGAGAAATGGGCTGATATGAGAGATGTATGTGATTGGAATTGGGATGGTCAGTTTAGAATGAGACTACATAACTTTTATTTGTTCTTAGATACTATTGAACTGATTGAACAATCAATATATGGTATCAGACATAACTTAGAACAAATGATACCTAAAGAATTAGCTCAAGTGTTAAGGTCTATTGATGAAATGGTTAAATCAGATAACCCTCGTAAAGTATTTGATAGATATAAAAAATTATACAACAAAGTTTCTAATGTAAAGAAAAGTCTTGTTGTAAAAGAAAATAACTTTTTTGGATAAGGAAATAAAATGAAATTAAAAGTAGACGACTTACAAGAACGTATGCAGTATATTCGTGACCACGTTGAGGCTTTCAACACGGAAGAACGTACTGATGCGTTAAATAAAATGTATGACCATTTTGAAGAACGTATGATGTTAGCTCCTGCTTCATCTACAGATTATTTTCATAACTCTTGGCCTGGTGGATATATAGACCACGTTATGAATATAACTGAAGCAGGTAAAAAATTGTTTGAACTTTATAAAGACTTTGGCTTTAAACTATCATACGATTTAGATTCTGTAGTGTTCTGTACGATGCACCACGACTTAGGTAAACTTGGTAGTCTTGATGAAGACTATTACAGACCTAATCCTTCTGAATGGCATAGAATCAATCAAGGTAAGATGTACGAAGTCAATCCTAACTTACACAATATGACCGTTACTGATAGAGCAGTTTATACGTTGAGTCAATTTGGTGTAACATATTCTGAACAAGAGTATTTAGGATTAAGACTTGCAGATGGTATGTACGAAGAAGGTAACAAAGCATATTTGATGGGATTCGGTGAATCTAAAAAAATAAAAACAAATATTGCTCAGTTAGTACATCAAGCAGATATGATTGCAACTCGTTATGAGATGGAACGTTATATGTTTAGTGATGATGCTAACATACCTTATGCTGATATTTTAGGTATTGAAAAAGACGAACCGGTTGAAGTTAAAGAAGAAGTAAAGAAGATTGAAAAGAAAGAAAAACCTAAAGTAGATAAGGATTACAAGAACCAATTATTTGAAGACTTATTTGGAGATAAAAAATGATTATTGAAGGAATATTAGGTATACTATTAATTACAAGTATAACCGCTAATCTAATTCAACTGAAACGACAAGAGACTTTAGAGTCTTGGTTTGAGGAGATGTCAATAGATTTAAATCAAGTACAATCAGAAATAAAAATAATTGATGAAAAAGAATGGTTTGAAAAAGATGATGAAGTAGGTGATACTTTCAGACAATTAAAAGAAACAATTAACAAATTAGATAAATTCACAGGAGTAGAAGACGATGCCGAAGAAGCGTAGAAAGAAAAGTAAAATGTATTTTGGTCAAGTGACCGAAGATGCGATAGTAAAGTATAACTCAATGGAACCAGGTGACCCTGAAAGAGATAAACTTTTTACAGAAAAAATTTATGCACCTATTAGAAAGATTGCAGAAAATTTAATTCATACTTATAAATTTTATTACTTTGACAATCCTACTGAAGAAGTAATAGATGAAGTAGTTGCTAATATGGTTATTAATATGCACAAGTATAAACAAGATAAAGGTAAAGCCTTTAGTTACTTTTCTGTAGTTGCTAAAAATTATTTAATTTTAAATAACAATAAGAATTATAAGATGGGTAAAATTCACGACCAACTTGATGTTATGGATTTCAACAGAAAGACAACTGAAGAAAAAAATATGGTTGATGTTACTGATTTTAAATTTGAAGTATTTAATCAAATGTATCAGTATTGGGAAGATAATTTTATGCGTATCTTTAAAAAGAAAAAAGATTTAGCAGTAGTAGATGCTATATTATATCTAATGAAGAACAATAAAAGTATTGAGAACTTCAATAAGAAAGCACTCTATATCTTAATTCGTGAGATGAGTGGTTCTAATACTCAACACATAACAAGAGTTATAAATGCGATGAAACGTAAACAAAACGCATTAATTCGTGACTTTAGAGATAAAGGTATAGCATTTAAACAAAATGCTACCGGTTCTGTATTCACATAAACACATAAAAAACGTATCTTTCTTGATTAATATATATTTATTATTAATTAAGGAAGATACATATGTCAGATTCTTATGAAGTTTTTGAAGGCAAATCCTTAGCGGATGTCTTCAAAGATATCTATACAAATTCGGAAGAAAACAAAAAACAAATAGAAGTCCTAATGAAGGACTTGTTAAAATTTGTTACAGATACTGCATCTGCAGTTGCACTCGTGCCTATCCTAAAAGATTATCTTGATGTTGCTGTAAAAAACGATGAGCAGTTAATTAAAGTAGCGGCTATTGTTCAAAAACTTGCAAGTGCAGAAGCTAAAGGTTCAGATAGTGAGTTTGGATTAAGTGAACTTGAAAAAGAACAACTTATGTCCGGTCTATCAGATTCTATTGCAGAGATACAGGAAGAGAGCGATAGAATAAATGAGGATATAGATTCTAAACAATCTAAGTTTCCGGAGAGTTAGTAATGTCTACTAATAAGTCTTACAAAGATAGTGGCATTCTAAACTTTGACCGAGCATATCATTTTGTAAAAAATGAAATAGCAAGTTTAAAAAACTCTATTCAAAATATAAAACCTAAAGTTCCGTTCGGAAAAGTTAAGAGTGAAAACAAACCTGAAGATGCTCAATCAATAGTATCTGTACAGAATCTTGAAGAGAATACAAATAAACCAGCTAAGCCATCATCATTTCATTTCATATCAGTTCCTACAGCAGGTGAGTTTGTTCCTATTTACAATTATAAAGATGATATTTTTTACGGAAACTCTTTACCTATATTTGACTCATTAGTTAATAACGCAAAAGTATTACCTAAAGGAAGCAAACGATTTAAACCTGATTTTTCAATTAATCCTTTACAAGTAACACCTGGCGATGTAGTTGTACAAGGTAGATATGGTCACGGTATGATGTTTAGTGATGCTAAAGGCCAACCAACTTTTAGAATTGGTAATTCATTTAGAAGTAGACCTAAAGAAGATGTAGACCAATTTCTTAGTGATACACCTGTCTTACAAAAAAAGATACGTTCAGATGTGAGTATGCCTATTTTTTATAATCCTAATATAGATGGTAGTTCTTTTTATATGTTAAAAAGAATACCTGCGGGTGTAGACTTAGATAGTGAAACCGTTTTAGCTAAAAAGAAACATTATACAGATTATAAAGATAATGTATTACGACAAACTTTTAATGATTGGGATGGTCGTTCAGATTCAAAAATATTTATGTCTTCAGATTCATTATTGTTTTATACAAAAGGATTAAATAATAATTCAGGTCACGATATCTCAATGTTATCATCAGGAAATATTTTTCTAAATTCTTTTAGAAATGTATTTATTACTACACCGGAAATAACTTACAAAGACAATGATGTAAATATTCCGGAAGGACGTATTTCTTTAGGTAGTCACAGAGACCCTGGCACTTCACCAAACTCTGTAGTACAACCGGTGGTAAGAGGATTAAATTATCAAGAAACAATAAGTGACATTTTAGATACATTAAAATTTATAACTGAAAATTTTAAAAATCTTGCTGATGGTGGTGTAGCAGTAGATAAAGATGGTAGTGCGGTAACAGGAGATGCGCAGGCTCCTATAATAAATTTACTTAACGACAAGATAGATAGTATACAAGATAAATTAAATAATGATTTAAGTAAAAAGGTATTTACAACATAATGGGACTAACAAAACCAATATTAGATAAGGTAATGCAACCTATTGACTCTATACGTGAGTATAAAGATAATGAAATACCTAAAATGCAAAAAGAAGCTGATGAAGGTAGAACACCACCCAATCTTGATAAAGATATTGAGAGAATGGAAAAATTTAAAAAGTTAGCTGAAAAAATACCACCACTTGTTAGAACGGTACGAAATGCTATTGTTGCGATTGAAACTGCTAAGGCAATCGCAGAAGCAGCTAAAGATGCGGGTAAGATTGGTTCCGCATTAGTTCCGCCTGTAGCGGCCGCAGGAGTTCTACAAGAAAAAATTGTAGAGAAAGTAAAAGAAGAATTAGCTAAAGCAAAAGCAGAATTACCTGTTGTATCTTTAGTAACAAAAGAATTAAAAGGATTAGCAATAGCAGTCTTAATAGCTTTATTAGCTATAAAAGTAAAGAATGGTAAAAAAGGTGCCGGTGATGGAAGCGATGGTGATAAGACTGCGCAAGATGAATTAGATGCGTTATTATCAGAACAACAAGATATATTAGAAAGTGATGATGACGATGACGGCACAGGCGTCACAAGAATTGTAAGAACAACAACTGCTACAGGTACAACGAGTACAGGCGGAATCGGTGGAGGTTCCGGTGGTGGCGGTGGATATTAACATACAGGAGTTAAAATGAAGGCAAACGAGTTAAAGAAAATAATCAATAGATTAGTTAGTGAAGAAGTCAAAAAACAACTCGGCGAGATATTTATTAATGAAATTAAGTCTAAAAGGTCTACGCCAATTCAAGAGTCTGTTGAGACAAAAGAAGAATATCCAACAATGGGTGGAAAAACTTTCACGACAAATGATATGGCTGATTTATTAGGCTATGGTGATTTGAAACCAAACGGAGGCGGTATGAGTAATGCAGGTGTAGCAGAGATAGCCCAAAAAGCAGGAGTAGCACCTGACCAAGTAGACCCTGACGTACAGAAAGCAATCACTAAAGATTATCGTGAACTTATGAATAAAATGAATAATAAATGAGTATCAAAGAAATAGATTTAAATCCGGATAAACAATTTGGAATTGGGTTTCCTCTAAACTATGATAGACAGAGCTATGGGTTCTTTAAACAAAATAGAACTTATTATCAACAATTACAAGATAATATTAAAAATCTTATAATGACTAAAATAGGTGAGAGACCCGGTAATGTTAGATTTGGATGTCGTATACACGAAGTTATTTTTGAAGCAAACGAACCTGGTGTACTAAAAACTAAAATTGAAGAATCAATAAAAGAAGCATTATTTAATTGGATGCCTCACGTTAAGTTGATAGACACTCGTGTTTCTTCTAATAATAATACTTTAAATATAGCGGCACAATTTTCTTCTGATTTTAATGAAGGTATAATAGAACAAGTTTTAGAGTTCAATAATACTTTTAGTGAAAGTGGAGAAACAGGAGACAATACAACAACCGGCGGTACCGGAGGCGGGTATTAAGGAGAATTAAATGGCTCAAGCAGTAAAACAAAAAGAAGTCAAATATCTTAACAAAGATTTTAATCAGTTTAAAGAATCATTAATAGAACACGCAAAGACTTACTTTCCTAATTCTTATAATGACTTCAATGAAGCGTCTCCTGGTATGATGTTTATTGAAATGGCCGCATATGTTGGTGATGTTCTTTCTTATTATGTAGATAATCAATTTAAAGAATCTTTGTTAGCATACGCAGAAGAAACTAAAAGTGTTTATCAAATTGCACAAGCTATGGGATATAAACCAAGACTTGTTTCTGCCGCAAATGCTTCAGTAGATGTATTTCAAACGGTACCGGCTATAGGTTCCGGTACAGACAATAGACCTGATTTAAGATTTGGTCAAGTTTTAAAAGCAGGTAGTGAATTTTCTTCTACTTCAGGAATAAAATTTTATTCAACTGAAGATGTTAGTTTTCAATATACATCAAGTGCTTCACCAATGACTATTAGTGTATATGAAAGTTCTGCTGGTTCACCTGTAAGTTACTTATTAAAAAAACCTGTAACTGCTATGTCCGGTACTCAAAAATCAGAACAATTTGTTTTTAACAATGCAAAGAGATATGATAAAATAAGATTGTCACAAACAGGAATAACTGAAATAGTTTCTTGTACAGATAGTGATGGTAACTCTTGGTATGAAGTTCCTTTCTTAGCACAAGACACGGTTTTTATTGAATCAAACAATACAGCAGATTTGAGTCCACAAGATTCACAATTCGCAGATAAAGCTCCTTACTTATTAAAGTTAAAAAAGACTTCGAGAAGATTTACTACTTATATAACAACAGAAGGATTTACAGAGCTAAGATTTGGTGCGGGTAATAGTACTAATCCTGATGAAGAAATAATTCCAAATCCTGATAATGTTGGTTCAAGTTTACCGAGTGGTATAGCAAGTATAGATAGAACATTTGACCCAAGTAACTTTTTAAATACAAAAGCATACGGACTCGCACCGGCTAATACTACGTTAACTATAGTATATAGATATGGTGGCGGATTAACTCACAATGTACAAGCTACTTCTATTAATAAAGTTACTAATGCTTTATTTGGGCCTCCAGCAGCTCCTAACTTATCTTCTCAAATAATTAACTCCGTACAGAGTTCTATTGCTTGTTCAAACGAATTACCTGCCGCAGGCGGTCGTGGTCAAGAAAGTGTTCTTGAAGTAAAAGAAAATGCTCTTGCTTATTTTCAAGCACAAGGTAGAACTATAACTAAAGAAGATTATATGATGAGAGTATACACTATGCCATCACGATTTGGTAGTGTTGCGAAAGTTTATATTGTTCAAGATGAACAAATACAAGCAGGTAAAGATTTAGACCCTAACACAGGTGGTAAGGCAGGTAAGAATTTACCAACAGCTAACACAAGAGTAGCAAATCCTTTAGCTCTGAATATGTATGTTTTAGGATATACTCAAACTAAAAAATTAACTACACTAAATAGTGTAGTAAAAAGAAATCTTGCAACTTATTTAAGTGAATATAGACCTGTTACAGATGCAGTAAATATTAAAGATGCTTACATTATAAATATTGGTATTAGATTTAGTATTGTAGCAAGAGTAGGATATAATAAACAAGAAGTGTTATTAAGATGTATAGACGCAGTAAAATTATTTTTTGCACCTGACAAGTGGCAAATAAATCAACCAATTGTAACGCAAGATTTAATTCAAGATATAGCATTAGTAGATGGTGTAGCATCAGTTGTACCACCTGTTGAAGACAATCCTGAAAAAAGTCAAATACTTGTTTTTAATCGTTATGAAAAAGGTTCAGGTTACTCAGGAAATATTTTTGATTTAGATTCTGCAACTAAAGATGGAGTTATTTACACTTCACTTGACCCAAGTATTTTTGAATTGAAGTTTCCTTCAAAAGACATTGAGGCAAATTGTGTAGGTGATTCTTCATCCGGCGCAGGATATTAGGAGTAAACAATGCACTTATTTACATACGCAACAGAAGATTCAAGTTTATATGAAGCATCATCGTCAAATAACTTTGGTTTAGATGAGATTCTTGAAATAAGAAAAGATGTAGATGCGGCAGGTGTGACCGTAGATGTATCAAGAATAGTAATAAATTTTAACTTAACTCATCTTAGTGAAAGTATTTATGCCGCAGGAGCAGGTAGTTCTGCGAGATATTATTTAAATATGTATGATGCGGGTAGTGATAATTTAACTACTTCACAAAGTATTTATGCTTATCCTGTTAGTCAATCTTGGCAAATGGGTAGAGGTAAAAAAGTATATGACCCTGCAGTAACAGAAGGAGTTAGTTGGGATTATAGGTCAGGTAAAAATGAAGAATTATTTTGGAACGGTGGTGTAAAAGATAAGGGTGGTACTTGGTTTAGTGGTTCAGGTTTCGAAGCGTCTCAAAGTTTTATACATACAGATACGCAACTTGATATGAGAATGGATGTAACTAATATTGTAAATAAATGGTTAAGCGGTACTATTCCTAATAACGGATTTATAGTAAAACGTTCAGGTTCTATGGGTAACGATAATGTAGACCTTGATGAAGGTTCAAGTGCTCAGTTAGGAAATTTTAAATTCTTTTCTCGTGATACACATACAATTTATACACCAAGATTAGAAGCAGTTTGGAATTCACATTCTTGGTCAACAGGTAGTTTAAGTGGTCTTGATGGTAGAGAAATAGAAGATTTACAAATTTATAGTCCAAATCTAAAATCAAAGTATAGTATAAATTATGATGGTAAACTTAGAATTGTAGGTAGAGCTAATTTTCCTGTATTGACTAATTCACCATCATCATCTGCTTATACTGATGTAAAGTATTTGCCTTCAGGCTCTCAATATAGTATAATAGATAATTACACAGACGATGTAGTTGTACCATATGGTTCAGGTTCATTGATATCTTGTGACTCACGTGGTAATTATATAGATTTAAATACAAGTGGATTACAAGAACAAAGAGAATATAAACTATTAGTAAAAGTTATTAGTGGTTCATATGCTGGTAGTTCGGGAACAGACACCGAAGTTATAGATAACAATTTTACATTTTTTATAAGATAATGCCTTATACAAAAGAACAACTTGCAAACAACGAGTACTTTCAGAACTTGAAACTTCAAGCTTCTAAAGAATATGAAGAAGAGAAAGCAAGAATGACTGCTGAGTTCGCAGCATCTTCTTCTTTAGATGACAATAATCAATTATTAAGACAAGGTCCCGGTGGTCCTATTTTGAGTTATGAAGACCCTGAAACAGGTAATGCGCAAGATGACCCGACAGGTTGGATAAAGATAGATAGAAAACAACCAAAACTTAAACGCGGAGATGGTCTTGAAGAAGTTATAGATAGAAATTTTAATGAGTTAATATAATGTCAAGTAAATTATCAGAAAGAGATAAGCAAATATTAAAAGTAGGAGGAACGTTTATTCCTGGTACTCGTAGATTCGAAGGCGGTCCTTTTGGTAACGGTGAAGAAAATGATTACATTAAATTATCTATAATAGAACCTACTACTAATCGTATCATAACTTCTAAAGAAGTAGCACCAAATATAATAGATAGTCAAATTGTTGTAAAGCCAGGTATAGATATAAGAGAGATGGGTTTTGCTTCAGGTAGATTTAATTTTAGATACGAGTTTTTTAGAAGGTTAGCAGGTAGTGAAGATGTAGTATTGATTAATACTAAAGAAGGTAATTTAGGTGATATTTATAACGGTCCTTATTTTTTAAAACCTAATGGTGACTATCACGCAGGTACACCTGCTCAGTTAAGAGAATCAGGTGATGAAGTAGCATTCCAATTAATGCCAAAAAAGATGAATTACGAAGTTGCTGAGATTTCACCATCAAGAACTGAAATAAGAATACGTGCTAAACAAATAAATGATGATGTTTACAAAGACGATTTATATGATAGAGGATTTGCATTTAAAACTTTTATTTCAGATGATGATTATAGACACAGAACTAATACAGAACCTGTAGTAAGATTTTATAATCCATTTAATCCTGATATGACTTCACCTTCTAATGCAGGATTTGGTGCACATTCAGGCGGACCGCCTGTTGATGATGACCCTACTGCTACACATTTATTATTAGAAAATGGTGCTGGTTTTAGTTTCAAACCAATAATGCAAGATGCGTCTATTAGAATAAAAGATGCTTATGTAATAGGTGAACGTGAAGAAATCGTAATTACTGAAAATAATATTTTAAGTAATCCAAGTGGTGATACGATTATATTTGATGATAATCTTAATCCACAAAAACCTACAGGTGTACAAGATATAGAATTACATACTGATGCTATAAAAGTAGAAGCTTGGTCTGATGGAATCTTAGGTTATAATAATCCTCAACAAGGATTTTATGGAACAGGACCTATAGGTTATCACGCAAAATGGGTAAAGGGTGAAGGTCGTAATGGCGGTCAATGTATAAAGTTTATTGATAGAAATGCTATTTACAGAAACGACACACAATGGCCAGGTGAACAAGGTGTACACAGACCATTAGTAATTACATCAGGACTTCCTGCTATTTCAAATTATGGTGTTAGTCCAGGACAAGATTTATTTTATATAACATATTTTCAAAAATCATCAGACATAAATAAAGGTGCTAATATTAGTATTAAATATGGTGCAGGATTTGGTGTTGGCGAACCGAGACCTACTGAACCACCTGCAGGATTTCATATACCAGGAACAGACGTAGGTGAAGTTCCTGATTCTTTACCTTCAGGTTATTTAGCAGAACCTACTGAAGAAAGACCGTCTGATGAACTACAAGGTAATTCAGGCGAAGGTTTATTATCACCTGGAAAACAATGGTTTGTTTCTTCTATACAAAACGGATTGTATGTATGGGAACCAAACTATGCACAATACAATACTGATGATGGTGCTTCTCAAGGAGTTCTTGGTATAAGAAAAGTTGGTGCTCAAACACAAACATCAGGTGAAGATGGTACAAATCGTACTTGGATATGGAGAGGTACTACTTGGTTGCCTGAGATACCTGCTGTTATACCTGGATGTACAGACCCTTCTGCTTTAAATTATCAAAGTTATGCACAAGAAGATGATGGTAGTTGTGTGTTTGAACAATCTATTTTACCATCAACAGGTGATTTTGATGTAGTATTTAAATGTAGACATAAAGAATTTTTTAAAATCAATCCGTGGAATACTTTTTCAGGAAATGAATCTACATTCTTTTTAAAATACGATGAGACATTAGGTGATTATCATATTTGGCAATCTCGATTTGGAGGTGCTGAAAATGCGGTTAATTATAGATTTGGTATAGAATCTTTGTTTGGTAATAAAAGCCAACCGTCAGGTCATTCTTATTCAGGTGATGGCTCTTTTGGATGTATAAAAGCATCAGGTAATAAAGTTAGTACAGAAGATAGAGGTCTTGATAATGGATTTCAAGGCTTGATACCATTAATGAAACGATATGGTAGAATAAAAGATATTGCAGAGTATTGGAGAACAAGTGGTAGTAATAAGAAAAAAATTCTAATTATTTACATTTCTTTTACTGAAGAGTATAGAGAAGTTCTTAAAGATTTAGGTGCAACTGAAGACCAAGCTCAAGGTATTATAGTAGAATATAATCAAAGAAATGATGGTGAAGTAGAAAACATTGACTTCTTTTCTGCAGAAACTAAACAAGAAAATGATATAGGAACATTAGATGAATTTGTAACTTCAGTTTTTGAAGATGGTGGTGGTAGTGACCCAAGATATTGGTTATTAAATACAACAGGTACACCTGCAAGAGCAAAAACTGCAAGTGGTGCTCGTATTATTGACCCGTTTAAAAATAATGATGACTACTTCCAACCTTGGTTTGGACAAGGAATAACTCAATGGGATGCTATTTGGGGTGATGATAATTCAGACAAAATTCTTGGTGTAATTGGTGACCAAGTATATGCAACAGAAAATTCTGTTGGCGATAATATCACTTCTTATTTATCAGGATACCCAAAACCAATATCAGATGTGTATCCGGGTGTTGGTGAAAAAGATTTATATGTAAATAGAGGTTGTGCTAATCCTTTTGCAAACAATTATGGTGAAATATCTGAAGGTGATGACGCTGGTGATAATCCTGTAATACAGATGAGAGAGTTTATAGAATCAAGAGAAGTAGGTGATAACGTTCCGTTTGGTGGTTTAGTTAAGATAGTAGCAGAAAATGCACAAGAAAGATTACCGGATATATTTGGTGGAAGACCTTACCTTGAACAAAGAAAGTCTACTTTGTTAAATAGATTAAATGCACCGAGTTATGGTTTAAGAAGGTCATTAAACATACCAAATGTCAATGGTGGTAATTGTGATTTCTCTGTTAGTAATGACCCGTTAAAAAATGGTACAATGTCGCCTAATGGTTTTTGGAAATGGAATGGTCCTGATGCAGTTTGGGAATATCAAGGTGAAACTCCAGCCGCTATAGAATATAAGACTATAGAACTTAATGGTCAAGCAAATTCTGTAGTTAATGATTGGGAAATGATGGAAGGTACAGCTCCAATACCTGAAGATATGTTAACAAACGAACCAATGGAATTAATAGTAGAAGGACATAGAATAGGCGGTGAAGATGGAAATTCAACACAAGGAATTGTTTGGGTAGATGATTTTGATTTAAGATTTCAAAAACCAGGAGAAACTACAAATCAAAATATTTATGCAGATTACATAGGTACGATAAAACAAGTTCAAGGTAATGACTTAGTTAAACTTGATAGAAGTTTTGATGAAGTAGGTACAGAGTTAGGTGCATTACAAGTACCATCAAACACAGGAAGAGAAAATAGAACACGGGGCGGTCAACCTGTAGATGTAACTCGACCATTTAAAAATTTTGAAATACGTTATCGTGTTAATGATGATGAAGAACTTAGAACTTACGTTGAAGTTCGTGGTCAAAAATATTTAACTACTAACTTTAAAATTGATAGAAAATCTACACCTGAGTATCCACACGCTGTAGATTATAAATTATATACTGCTTTAGAATCTTCAGTTTCAAAGTTTGACTCTATAAGTATTATAAAAGAGATGGCAGAACCATATGAAGATACTATAGACATTATTGATTATGTTCCACAAGATATAAAAGGTACCGTTTTATTAAGTCCAAAACTTGAAGATTCAGAAAGTCCGTTGAGAGCGAGACCTACTACATTTCATAATGAAAATACTTTATTAACATCTAATGTAGATATAAAAGAAAAATTACAAAATGTTATATTATCAGGTTCTTTAGAAGAAACAGAACTAAATGTACCACACGACAAAGGTTTTAGAGAGTTTATACATTTTTCTTCTGCTGAAAAAAGAATTAGAAATTTTAAATACAAATTAGAATTGATAGAAAGTTATACACAAAGTTCTGCAAGTAGTGCGGCTATAACTCAAGCAAGTTACGGAACAGAAAAGAAAGACAAAGACATTTGGCATCAAAGAATTAGAAATGTTAAAAATGGTTTTGATACATTTGAAAAATATATGTATGAACAATCGAGTTCTTTTTATTCTTCTTCTATGGGTACGTTTTATGACAATTCTTGGCCAAAGGTAAGTGGTGCAGGTACAATGAATAGTCCTTATGTTCTTGCTCATACTACGTCTTCACAAGCAACTACGTGGTTTAATAATCAAATAGTTAGTTCTTCTGAATACGATAGTAGAAATGGAAGTTATCTTGTAAACAATATGCCTGAGTTTGTTAATAGTCAAGAAAATCAAGCGTATGTAGATTTTGTTAAAATGATGGGGCAGATGTTTGATAAAATTTGGTTGTACATTAATCAAGTAGGTATGATTAATGATAGAAGGTCAAGTATATCTGAAGGACTTTCAAAACAATTATATTATTCTGTAGCTAAAAGTCTTGGATGGGGTTTAGCAGATGGTAAAGACTTAGTAGACTTACCTAATTTTATTTTAGGTCAACGTGCAAGTGGTTCTGCGGGAACATTTGAAGAAATAGAAAGAACTGAACAAGATATATCAAGAGAGATATGGTCACGTATTGTATCTAATATGCCATACTTTTTAAAGAATAAAGGAACCGTAAGAGCATTGAAAGGATTGATTAATTGTTATGGTATACCAAGTTCAATATTAAGAGTAAAAGAATATGGCGGGCCTGATACACCAAGTTCTGTAAACTTTGAAATAAATAGAAAATTTACAAAAGCACTTGGATTCAGAGGAGGTCAACGAGTACATTTTAGTTGGCAAGAAGCTTCTGCTTCTATAGCAACTGATAAACCACAATTTCCTGATACGGTAGAATGGAGATTTAGAGCACCATTTAGTCAAAATCAAGTTATATGGAATAAGTCTGATAACAAGATGGGTATAGTAATGAAAGATAATAACAATGCTGATAACATTGGTAGTTTATTATTTTACTTGTCAGGTTCAGATGGTTGGAAAGCAACATCTTCTTCATTAATGCCAATATATGATAATGAATATTATAGTGCTATGATTAGAAGAACTCCACAAAGTGCATCTATACAAAATAGTGTAGACTATAATTTAGTAGTAAAAAAATATGATGCGGGTATAGATAGATTTCAATATGTGTCTTCTAATACGTTAACTATTAATGGTGCTACTGCGGCCGGTAAAACTTATAATTCATCTTGGGATAGTTTTGGCAGATTTGATATTGGTGGTGCGGCTGTTATATCAGGTGCAATAACAGGTTCTGTTAATTTTAATAAATTACCAATACAAAGATTTTCAGGTTCATTAATGGAAGTTCGTGTTTGGACAGAAACTTTAAACACAGGTTCTTTTGATAATCACGCAAACAATCCAAAAGCGTATGATGGTAATAGTATTTCTTCATCATATGAACACATTGTTTCTCGATATTCTTTTGACGATGATAAAAATTTACAAACAGATACTTCTGTTAGAGATGTATCTGCTAAGACAACAGAAACTCAAAATGCTACTGCAGTAGGATTCACAGGAAACTTCTTTGAGTCTGTAGTAGATAGAACAAAAACTTTAGTACCAAACTTAGGTCCATCAAAAGTAAGTTCTAATAAAATTAGAATAGAAGCAAATGTTGTTAGACCTGAGTTTCAATATATTAGTGGTAGTGATGGTATGTATACTGAATTACAATCTGAAAAACCAATTGGCAGAGGTAGATATGATTTTGCACCAACTGATAGTAATAAACTTGGGATATATTTTTCACCAAGTGATGCCATAAATCAAGATATAATAGAATCATTAGCTAATATTGATTTTGGTAATTATCTCGGTGACCCTCGTGACAGATATTCAGAAACATATCGAGGTCTCGAAGCGGCACAAGATAAATATTGGCAGAAGTATAATGCACCATTTAATTTTTGGCAGTACTTAAAATTATTAAAAACATACGACCAAAGTATTTTTCCACAACTTAAAAAATTAACACCTGCTCGTGCTAATGCAAGATTTGGTATTTTAGTAGAACCTAATATACTTGAAAGAGCAAGAGAAGTAGTTGGTAAACAACCTATATTTGAAAATACATATTATGAAACTTTACTACCAATTAGTGAATCATATTATGCACCAGGAATATCAGAGTTTAGAATGTACGGTCAACCAAATTCACCATCAACAGATACATCTTTTGATGAGATAAATCAATCAATAAAATTTTATACTAATGACCCAAGTTCGAGTGCTATGGTTATTCGAGGAGAGAATAAATTTTATGAGGGTGTGATTTCACAAAGTAGAATGGAAAATTTTGAACATAGTATACTTGAAAGAAAAGGACAACCGGGAGATATTTATGCTTCAGCATCTGTAACATTTGGTGATTCGTTTAAAGACCAACAACCTTTACAGCCTAATGTTACAGGTTCAAGACTTAATCCTTTAAAAGGTAGAATTAAATTATTTTATAGTAGTCAATTTAGTGCATCATATGAAATGCCTTCAAGTTTTTCATATGAACCAGCTGAAATTAACGTTCCTGCTGATTCATCTACTGCTATGAGAAGATTATTTTTTGAAGGAATTAAAAATACTAAACTTACAACACAAGATGGTGGATTACCTGTTGAAGTAACATTGACTTCACCAACAAGAATTGTAACAAAAGAACCAGGAGATTCAAAACTTGACATTGAATAGTGAAGAAAAACTTAATGAACCAATATTTAATATAGAAGAATAGTCTATTTATCTAATAGGAGTCTAATTATGGGATTTTTAAATAATACAAATATTACCGTTGATGCTGTACTTACAAAGAAGGGCAGAGAACTTTTAGCCAAAGGTGAGAATCAGTTCAACATAACAAAGTTTGCTTTAGCAGACGATGAAGTCGATTATCGTTTGTGGGATGTTACACATCCTAATGGTAGTGATTTCTACGGCAACGTAATTGAGAGTATGCCTTTACTTGAAGCATTTCCTGATGAAAATCACGTTATGCGATATAAGTTAGTAACTCTACCTAAATCAACACAAGCAATGCCGATACTTGAAGTAGCACAAAGTGCAATTACTCTGAGAAGATTAAATTCTGTTAGTATCATAAATCCATCTACACAGAATGGTTCAGATGATACATTAGGCTATACTTTTATTCTTCATAATCAATCTATGGCGAGACTCAGAGTTAGAGCAGGTGCACAAGTAACTGCAGGTGGTACAACGGTACCATTTTTCTTAGATGAAGACGATTTACCAAATAGTATTTCAGTAGTAGGTAAAAGTGTTGAAATAAGGCCAAAAAGATTGACAAGAACACAAACTACACAAATAACCGTAGTAGGTAATGAGACAGCCGCTACTACTACTCTAAACTTAACCGTTAGACGTAATAGAACATTCGGTGTGATGTCTGCTGCGGGTCCATTATAAGGGAGGAATGACTAATGGCGATTTATCAACGATTTCAAACAGAAGCTGAAAATCCTGAGAATCCTGATGTGATTTCAGGACTCAGAGATGTTATCTCTTCCGGAATGTGGAGCGGCGGAGCAGGTACATTAACTACATTCTTCACTTCATCAACACAATCAGGTTCGACAGGTGACTATTACTTAGATGTTTATAAAGCAGACCCTGATGCGGATTCTACTGCTGAAGTTCAGTTTAGTATAGCTTATTGTCACTATAATGGTAGTGGTTCTTTAGGAAACAGAGGAGCTACAGGTAAAAGAGCATCTGCGGCATTATATGGTCAGTTTTCAAATATATTATTAGGACCAGGTGAAGATAAATTCACAATGGCAAGTAATCACGTTTTGAATCACGCATATGTTATTTCTCTACAAAGAGCGAGACTACGTGAAAAGATGGACCCAGGTAATTGGGAATTACATATAAGTGGTAGTGGTGCGAGTGGCACAAGTACTATAAAACTTATTGATGATTCAGGTGCAACTACTAATCCAACCGTTAATCAAGGTGGAAGAGTATTTAATGTTGTATCAGGGTCTATTGCAAATGGTACTGCTACTATTAAAACAACTGCGGCAAATGAAACGGTTATGGGTTCTTATGGATTGTTTTATCCTGACTTAGGTATGATAGTTCTTAATCCGCATCCATTGAAAGTATTAGGTTCACCTCATATGGCTATTGTTTCGGGAAGTAATGCTGAAGCTTTTAATGCTAATAAATTGTTTAAGTCTATTAAAGCAAAATCATACTTTCAAGCTCGTAGAGAAGAAGTAATTAGTTCTACACATTATTTCTGTAGAGTCGGTAATAAAAAGTTCAACTTTTCAAGTAACCCAACATACTTTACGGCTTCAGACGGTTCTTTTACTAACCCAACGTTTTTTAAGAATCCAAAATCTTATATTACACAAGTTGGTATGTATAATGATGCTAATGAATTGTTAGCAGTAGCTAAATTAAGTAAACCTTTATTAAAGTCTTTTGCAAGGGAAGCTATCGTAAAAGTTAAACTTGATTTCTAATAAGGAGGAACTAAGGTGTTTCGTAGAATACCTCCTGACGATATTAGCATAACTCCATTTACGAGTCACAAATCATTCTCGTTTACAAACAATGATACAGGCTCGTTTGGTGTCTACTCATATCAAGCAGTTTCACAATCTTTGTTTAACTATGCGAGTGCAAGTGATAGTATCACTTTTGTATCATCTTCGTATCCTGCTTCTTCATATACATTTTTCAAACAACCAACTTATTGGTGGGCAAAGAATAGATACTACAATACATTTACTGACAGGACACCAGGACCTTTTAATAATTTTGGTGGCAGTAATGTTTATACTAAATTAGATATACACGGACAAGTAAATGTAATATCAATACCATCTTCTTTTTATGGTGAAAAAATAAAACCTGGTAGTGTTGTATTAACAGATAATAGTCCTGGTCATAAAACTTTAGATTTAAGAGATGATGGTTTTGGTAATTTATATGACCACACGTATTCTGCTTCTTTTGCCGCATATCAATCTTCTTCGTATGACACGACTAAACTTGTACATAGTGGTTCACAAATAATAAATGGTGTTGTAGGTAATATATTTTATGCTGATGGTATAATAGTAATTACAGATACAGGAAGTTTGTATAATGGTGTTGGTGTTAATACGGGTAGTGATGGTTGGGAAATAAACTTAAAATCATCAGTAAAGAATGTAGAGTATGAATATCTATGTGAAGTACCTGAGTTTAAATTTAATAAATCAACTAACATAACCACAACATTTGAAAGAAGTGGTTCTATAGAAGTACCTGAAAGTGGTTCTGCATATAAATTCTTTCCTCCAGGTAACGCACCTAAACACAATCTTAATTCAATCAGTGCGAGTTCATATGGTGACAAAGCATTTAGTGCCACAGAGAAAGTCGCAGATTTTGTTACGGGTTCTAAGTTCGCACCGTACATAACACAAATTGGACTCTACAACGACCAAAATCAGCTGTTGGCATATGGTAAATTAGCTAACCCAATAAAAAATGATGACGAATTAGCACTCGGATTTGTTGTTCGTTTTGACGTTAACTCATAATTATAGTTATGAAGCTGAAAGACATACTAAACGAAAAGATTGAACTTGATGTAGAGATTGGTGATACTATTCTTGTAGGTAGATTTAAAAACAAGAAGTTAGTAGTAAAAGACATTGGAAAAGATTCACACGGAATGCCGACTATTAATGGTAGAAAAGTTACTACGTTTCGTACTATGAAAAAAGATGAAGCTGTAGATGAAGCTTCTGATTTCAAAAAAGCTCACAAAAAATTTAAAGAGACAGGTGAACTACCACCACACTTAAAAAAATTAGTAAAAGATTTAAATAAAGTAAAAGTAAAACACAAAGTAAAAAATGTTGTCGTTCCTGGATTAGAATGGATGTCTGATATAGATGAAGGGACTTGTGGATATAGTATTGATGGTGAAGGCGATGATGAACCTGCAGGACCACATTTACTAAAGAAAGAAAGCAAAGAACAGATTAAAGTTATACACGACTTTCTTACAAAACATACAAAATCTGCTAAGAAAGCCTCTGCTATGATTAAAAAATATTATAACAAAGTCAAGAAACAATTCAGAGGAGATTCTACGAGAGACATAGCTATGGCAATTATAGGCTATGATGTTATAGGAGAAGGTAAACAAGATATAGATAAGTTGTATGCTTTCTACTCTCAAGCAATGCAAATGGTCCCTAATAGTCCACAACAAAAAAAATTAAAAACCAAGATAAAAGCTCTACGTAAGAAATTAAAGATGGATGAATCAATCATTAAAGAAATGTCTCCTGAAAAGAGAGCATTTCTTATGTTAAGAATTTATGGTGATAGTTGGAAAGTAAATTTAGGTAAAGTCTTTTCAGGAATCAATAAACAGAAACCTGGAATGATAAAGAAAGGTCTTAAAGAAATCAAAATACTCAATAAAAAGATTGAGGAAATGATAGAAGACTTAGTGTGATTAGTCTTAAAAAAATTTTAAATGAAGTAATTGCTTGTGGTGAATGTGTTCAATGGGCATGGAAATATTATATGACTAATCAACACGATAAAAAAGCTAAAGTTGTATTTGGTACGGTTCAGAACGATTGGGTTTCTAAAGGTAAACGATACAAGCACGTTTGGATTATTAATAAAAAAGGTATCGTAGAAGATTGGCAAACAATGGTAGCAGGTTCAAGTAAATATGCTTTTAAGGGAATGCCAATGAAATTTTTTAAAGATACTTGGAATCCAAAAGTAAACAAAATGTATGGAATGGAGCAAGCAGCTGAACATTTTAAAAGAACTAAAACAATGTTAGGTTGGAAGTGGTAGAGACCTCGTATGATTAGACTTGAGATAAAAGGAAATAAAGAACAAACAATTACAAACGTGTGTAATGAGTGTGGTCGTAAAATAAAAGATTTAGAACTTCAAGATATTGTAGTAGCACCAAAACCTGATATGAGTTTAACGTTACACGATTCTGAAGGTAAAGACATAACACGTACTGAAATAGACGAAGATTTAAAAGTATCTAAATGTGTAAATTGTGCTTGACTTTATGGTAAATTATGATTAAATTAAAACAGATATTGAGAGAGTATATCTCTACAGGTCAACTAAATCAAGTTGAAAAGTATCTTGATAGAGTTTGGGCTAAAGTTGGTATTGATGTAGAGTTTACTAAACACTTTCACGATAGAGTGAATGATGCACGAAATATCAAACCTATTTCTACAGCTGAAGTAATAAAGATATTTAGAGAAGTGTATAAAAAGTTTGGTAAACAAATATCTACTTTACCTGATGGTATTAATTTACTTTTTAAAGATATGAGAAGTGACATCAATGTTCCTGTAGTATTAAGATACGACAAATTAAATAAAGAAATAGATATGATATCAAAAACGGTTATGAGAAAAAAGAATTTCAAGTCAAGTACTAAAAAGTATTCTGTAGAAAATAAATTAAACGAAAGAGTAGATTATTTACATATAGGACAAGAGTTAGTAAAAGCATATGGTTTAAAATCAAAAGTTAGATTTACATCAGGAAGTACATTAGCAGAATATGTACCTGAAACTGATACGATATACCTCAGACGTTCATATCCAAATATGAAAGAATTTGTAATAACTATACTACACGAAATCAAACACGCTCTTGATGCTAAACAACTTGGTAGAAGAAAATTTATAAAGAAATATGCTCAAGCAGGTACAATGGCTCAGTACAAAGGATTAGACCCTCACGATGATAATAAGTGGGAAGAACGTGCTGAGAGATGGGCGAGAAACGAATTTAAACGTATAAAAAATAAATTGAATTTTAAGTAATTTAGGTAATACTTATTATTGTAATAACGTTATATACACACTCTCTAAAGGTTTCATTTAAATCTAATAGAACCTTTATGGATACTGATTAAAACGTTACACTTAGCAATTAACTAATATAACTTAATAACTAATAGCTTAAATAAACTAAAACTAATATAGTATATGATTTCAACATCCGCTCGAAAGGCTAAAGGCCGTCGTTTACAAAATAAAGTTCGTGAACTTTTAATCGAAAAATTTGATTTACATCCTGATGATATAAAAACAGCTGTTATGGGTGAATCAGGAGAAGACATAAGATTAGCACACTCTGCTCGAAAGAAATTTCCATTCTCTGTAGAATGTAAGAATCAAGAAAAATTAAACATATGGTCATCGTTAGAACAAGCAGAAGATAACGCAAGTGACTATACACCATTATTAATATTTAAACGTAATCGTTCAAAAACTTACGTTACATTATCACTTGAGGATTTTTTAGACCTATTATAATATGATAGACGTTATAAGTGTATTAACACGCGCTTTAGGTAGTCGTTACAAAAAAGCTAAACAAGGACAAGAAGTAATTTATCATTGTCCTTTTTGCCACCACCATAAGCCAAAGTTACAAATTAGTTTGTTGTCACAAAAGTGGCATTGTTGGGTGTGTGATAAAAAAGGTCGTTCACTCTATACATTACTAAAACTTATCAGAGCTCCTAAAGCATTGATAGATGAAGTACGTGAATATAAACCTAATTATAAAGTAAAAAAAGTTGAAGAAAATCAAACTTTATATTTACCTAAAGAGTTTAAAAATTTTATATACGACCCAGGAACTTCTGTATATTATGAACAAGCATATACGTTTCTAAAAGACAGAGGTGTAGATGCGACAGAGATAGCGAGATATGGAATAGGGTATTGTACAGAAGGTACATATGCTGAAAGAATAATCATACCAAGTTATGATAAAGATGGTATCTTAAATTATTTCACAGCACGTTCTTTTACAGGTTCAAATTACAAATATAAAAATCCACCTGTTAGTAAAGATGTTATAGGATTTGAATTTTTTGTTAATTGGAATGAGCCAATAATTTTGTGTGAAGGACCATTCGATGCTTTGAGTATTAAGAGAAATGCGATACCATTATTTGGTAAGACTATTCCTAAAACATTATTGAAAAAGATTTATGAACAGAGAGTTAAAGAAATATATATTGTGTTAGATGATGATGCAAGACAAGATAGTATTAAATTAATTGATAAATTAATGAAGGATGGTATAAACGTATATTTTGTTCAGTTAAAAGAAAAAGACCCAAATGATTTAGGGTTTAGTAAAGTGTGGGATGTTATACATTCTACAAATCAAGTAACATTTTCAGATTTTATAAAGCATAGGTTATATGGATAAATTAAAATACATACATCACATATCTGATATTCAGATTAGAAATTTAAAAAGACATAAAGAATATAATGAAGTATTCGAAAGAACTTACAGAGAAATTGAGAAATACAAAGATGATGCTGTAGTTTACATTGGTGGTGACATAGCACATAGTAAAACTGATATGAGTCCTGAGTTAATAAAAATGTTATCAGACTTATTTGTTAATCTTGCAGATATATGTCCTACAATTTTAATTGCAGGTAATCACGATTGTAATTTAAATAATTTAAATCGTTTAGATGTACTGAGTCCTATTGTTGATAATTTAAAACATCCTAATTTACTTTATTACAAGAAAGGTGGTATCTATCCTTATGCTGATGTTAACTTTGTTGTATGGGATGTTTGGGATAATCCTAAAAATTATTTACAAGCAAAAGATGTACCTGGTGACAATAAGATATTATTGTTTCACGGAACGGTTGATAAATCTGAAACTGATTTAGGATTCAAATTACCATCAGATGTTAAAATGTCTCAAATGAAAGGATATGACCTTGTACTACTTGGTGATATTCACAAGAGACAATTTATGAATAAAGCAAAAACGATTGCATATTGTGGTTCATTAGTTCAACAAAATCACGGAGAAGAATTAGGTCATGGATATTTAAGATGGGATGTACCAACTCGTAAATCTACATACGTTGAGATACCAAATGATTATGGTTACTATACTTTAGATATTGATAAAGGAAAAGTTCCTGATGTAACTGATATGCCTAAAAAAGCAAGATTGAGATTACGTGTAAAAGATACAACGAGTACTAATCTTAAAAAAGCTATGAAACAGATTCGTGATAAATATGGTATCGAAGAGATGACCGTAACACGAACTGATAGATTATTGGCAGAAGATAAAGTTAGAAGTGACGTAATCAATATCGGTGATGTACACGATGAGAATTATCGTTTTTCTTTAATCGATGAATATCTAAAAAATAATTTTATGATTGACGATGATATGTCTGTAGGTGTTAGTAAGATAAACAAATATTTACAAGACTATTTGAAGTCAAGTGATGTAACGAGAAATCTTAGATGGAAACTTAAAAAGTTTGAGTTTTCAAATATGTTTAGTTACGGTGAAAATAATTCTGTTGATTTTAGTAAGTTAAATGGTATAGTAGGATTATTTGCACTCAATGCTTCAGGTAAATCTTCTTTATTAGATGCTTTAACATTTTGTTTGTATGATAAATCAAGTAGAGCACCTCGAGCAAAAAATGTTTTGAATAATAAGAAAGAAACATTCCATTGTAAAGCAGAATTAGAAATTGATGGTAAACCTTATTTTATTGAAAGAAAAGCAAAACTTATAAAAAGAACACAACACGTAAAAGTAGATGTTGACTTTTGGACCGTAGACGATGGTGGTGAAAAAGTAAGTTTAAATGATGAACAAAGAAGAACTACAGATGTTAATATCAGAAAATATATTGGTACTTATGATGATTTTATTTTGACTTCAATGTCACTTCAAAATAACAATACCGTTTTTATTGATAAGACACAGAAAGAAAGAAAAGAGTTAATGGCACAATTTATGGGACTTGGTGTCTTTGATGAATTGTATGTTTTAGCAAATCAAGAAGTAAATGAAATACAAGCAATATTAAAAGAATTTGAAAAATCAGATTATGATGTAGAACTAAGTGATATTGAAAAAGAATCAAAACAATATAAAAAAGATTTAGTAGATGTTGAAAAAAATATTGTAGATTTAGAAAAAGATTTGACAGACAAAGAACAAGAGTTACTATCTTTTACTAAACAATTAAAAAATATCGATGAGACTTTAGACATAAAAGAATTAGAAAAAGAATATGAAAAAGTATCTGAGGAATTAGATTCAGTAGACGAAGAACACGCTGATGCAAATGATAAAATAGAATGGGTAGATAACACTATTGATAATCTTGAATCTGATTTAGAAGATATTGGCGCAGATGATGTTGAAACACAATTCAATAAATTGTCTAATTTAAAATCTCAAAAACACGAAATAAAAGTAGAAATAGATAAACTAAAAATAGATGTACAAAACAAACTTGACAAGATTAAAAAATTAGGTGATTTACAATATGACCCTGATTGTGAATATTGTATGGATAATGTTTTTGTAAAAGATGCTATTAAGACTCAACAAGATTTACAAACTGATAAAGAAATTAGTGATGAGTTAGTTAAAAAGTTTGATGACGTAGAACAACAAATTGATAAACTTACAGAATACGAAGATAAAAAAGATTCTTTAGATAAGATTGTAATTGAACTTAATCAATTTAGAGATTCATCAAAAGATTTAGAAAACAAAGTTTCTATTTTATCAGAAAGAATAACATCTCTTTCAGGTGCAAAAGAAGTATTAGATGAGAAGATTGAAAAGTATTACAAACTTGAAAGTGATATGGTTTTTAATGAAAAGATAAATGATAAGATTGAAGATGCAGAAAATGATTTAGCTAATTGGAGAAAAAGTATAAAAATACTTTTATCAGGTAAGTCTGATATGGTAAGTGCTATTGCACGTTTAGATTCTAAGAAAGAAACAATCGATGAAAATATTAAGAAGATAAAAAAATTAGAATCAAGATACTCTGCATATAAATATTTTATCGAAGCAGTACAAAGAGATGGTGTTCCTTATGAATTAATTTCAAAAGCATTACCTGTCGTTGAAGGTGCTGTTAATGACATACTTGCACAAATTGTTGATTTTCAAATCTTATTTGAAATGGATGGTAAAAATATTAATTGTCACATTGTATATGATGAAGATAATGTGTGGCCATTAGAACTATCATCCGGTATGGAAAGATTTATATCATCACTTGCTATTCGTGTTGGATTGATAAATGTATCTAATCTACCCGCATCAGACTTCCTTGCTATCGATGAAGGTTGGGGAACAATGGATAGTGAGAATTTAAACTCAGTATATAATTTATTTCAATTCTTAAAATCACAATTCAAATTTACTATGATTATCTCACATATAGACACTATGAGAGATGCAGTTGATACATTACTCGATATTAAAAAAGTAGACGGATTTAGTTCAGTTTCTTCATAGCCTTATATTTATATAAAACGAAGAGTACCTTTCGGGAGGAAAACGTTTAGATATTATGGCCATTAAAAGAAGAAAAAATAAATTACAAGACCTCGCCGCTTCAGGCATAGTAACAAATAGAGTATCAGGTTCTATACCATTTGAGTATGAAGGACCAAATTCACCTTTATTTACAATATCTGAAATACCTCCTTCTGTACCTCAAGGTAAATCATCATTTCTTATAGCAGGTACCGAATTACTAAAAAATAGTATAGAAGTCAAGATAGAAATTATTGATAGTGAAGGTGGTGTTATCTACACCGAACCTGTTGCTAATTATCTTGAAGGTAATGCACGTAGAGTTTCAATAGAAGTCTATGATGATACACCGCCTGGTCCTGCAAATCTTTATGTTTTAGCACAAGTAGACCCTGAAGAATGGGAAGACGAAACAGGTACAGATGTAACAAATTTTCCATCACCAAGACCTTTACGAGCAAAAGGTAAACGAAGAAAGAAAAGAAGAAGAGACAGAGAAAAACGTAAACAAATGAGAGGGATGCCTCGATTTGATGTACCAAGAAGAGGAGGCGGAGGTAGATTTTTTGTAAATCCTAATTTTAGACCACCACCAGGAAACGATACAAGATTTAGAAGGAGAAGAGGCAGAAGAAGACGAGGTACGACTTCTGATATTTCAGACCAATATAATTTTATACAAAAAGTACAAATGCAAATTGTACCGACTGCTACTAATACAGAAAAGATTTTATTTTATCAAGAACCGAGACTTAGAGTATTTGAAGCATTTAAACCATTTGTATCTAATATAGCACCTTCTGCTTCTATAACATCAACAGGTTTTGGTATTACAGGAACGGTTATACAAGATACACAAGGTTCAGCTGCTGCTTCTTCGCTCGATACTTTTGGCGCGGCTATAAATACCTTTCGTAAAAAACGAAAGTTTAGAAAGTTTGCAGTTAAAGGTGGTTTAAGTAAACGTAAAAGAATAACAAGAAGAGCTTCACCTGAAGTAGATAACTATTCTCTTAATGTAGGAAATAATTTTAATTTTACTTCAGAACACGTAGGAGCAGATTTAACTTTAACAAGTATTTCTGTTGACCAAAATGAATTTCCCGCATCAAGATTTAAAGCAGATAGTTCAGGTACAGAAGTAGCTAATTCTACAGCTTCATTTGAAGTACGAAAAGTAAAAAATAGTTTTACTATAATACCTGATAAATCTTTTCAATTATTTGATAATCAATTATCACAACTTGTTGACGCACCATTAACAAACGCTTCGTTTAGTTTAGAATTTCCAAATCCTGTAACACAATCAATATCTATTACTAACTTTAGAAGTTATGCAGATGTACGTGTTTCAAACATAAGAACTTTTTCAGGTGATGTTTTTAGAGCAAAGATTTATAGAAAGTCTGAAGAAAGTATAAGTGACTATGAATTATTTGCAGATTTACCATTAGAATCTTCTGAGTTACTTTTAAATAAGAATGAAGGTACAGGTCTTGAAAGAACAGGATATTTTGTAACACAATCAGACGCAGTTGATTATTGGGAGGTTAGTCAAAGTTACCAAGGACTAACAGGTCTTGCCGCTACCGCATCTGCTAAATATGATATAGATAAAATAATGGATGCTATTCATATTTCAGGTTCTAACTATGAAGAAAATGATTTTGTAAAATTTACACTTAAAAAATCACATTCGTTTATTCTTGAAAAAGATGTTGATTATGATTTCTCTGCAGAAATATATGGTATAGCTAAACCAAAAATTGTAACACCGGAAGAAGGACCTGCTGTAACAAAGAGTATGGCAGAAATGGAAGTTTTTATAAGTGGTTCTAATATTCCTGCACAACAAGGAAACGAACCATTTGGTGCTAAAATTGGTGCGCTAAGAATTAATGATGGTTCTTTAGAAAAAGATTTTGGAATAGTTACAGGTGATTTTGAATCAACTGCAAATAGTTCAAATTGTATTATAACATTTAAAGTAAATGCGGGTCAATTTTATTTATCTGATTTAAGTATAAGACCTGCAACTGAAACAGGTTTCTCTCCTGACTTATTTACGTTTCAAGCACCGATGCCTGAAAACGAACAACGACCTGAAACATATGAATTTTTAGCAGAGTTCTATGATGTAAATAATAATCAAGCAGACGCTTTTGCATTTACACCATCAGGTTCAGTATTTCAAGGTAGTAATATGGTTATTGGTGGTGGCGATAACGTTATGGAAAGTAACTTATTCATTGGAGGAGAAACTACTGCGAGTGGTATGCACTTAGGTGGTGTTAAATCAACGGTACCTGAACAAGGTGGAGTATCAGGCGCTGAAGGTTCTGCATTTATGCGTTCAGTTGGTTACACAGGATTCACAAGTGCATCAGTAGCAGGTAAAGGCGGTAAGCCTGGTTTTATGTTCTATAGTGGTTCTATATTACCGAGTAGTGGCGATAACTATAAAGGTGTGGGACTTGAGTTAGTTGGTGAAAGTGGTTCATTACGATTTGGTACAAATCCAAGTAGATTTGAAGTTAAAGCAGATGCGTTCTTTGTTGGAAGACGACATCAAGATTCTTCAACAGGTATAGGACAATTTATATCAGGTGCGCTTGGTAACGTAGAAATAAGTTCAAGTAACTTTCATTTAACACGAGCCGGTGATGTTACGATGCAAGGAACTATAACTGCTACCGCAGGTGCTATAGGTGGTTTTGGTATTTCTGCACAAACGATAAGTAGTTCTAATAATAATTTAATATTAAGAAGTACAGGAGAAATAACAGGTTCAGAAGTTTTATTTACAGGCGGTAAGATAGCTTCGTTTGAAATATCTGATAGCGTATTAAAAAACGGAAATAATTTTTTTATAAGTGGTTCTGCTACAGGAAATAAATTTTTCATATCATCATCAAACTTTAATGTTAAAGCAAGTGGTGATGTAACAGGTTCAAACGTTTTATTTGAAGGCGGTACGATTGGTGGACTCACAATAGCAGGTGATAATTTATCTGCAGGTACAAGTTATAAAATTTCTTCTTCTCAAGATGTTAATGATGACGTTTCATTTATATCATCTTCTGAATTTAAAGTTTCTGCAGATGGTAGAATAACAGGTTCACAAGTTAAGTTTGATGGCGGAACTATAGCAGGATGGAATATAAACTCAGACAATTTACAAGGTGGTAGTTTAATTCTTAGTAAAGATGGTTCTATGCGTTCTTCAAATTATGTTACTGATTTTTCAGGTTGGATAATATCTGCTGAAGATAATGGATTTGCAGAATTTGAAAACGTTAAAGTAAGAGGTACACTCGCAACAACTACATTTGAAAAAGAAACCGTAAATGCTGTTGGTGGACAATTATTTGTAGCTAATTCTACTACTATAACAGGTTCAGCAGTAGGAGCTTCTGACACTACAATGAGTGTTGAGAATATGTCCGGATTTGCTAATGGTGAAGTTTTAATTGCAAAGAAAGTAACTAATACAGGATTTACTACAGAGTACATAAAAGTTAATAGTGCTTCTTTTGATGGTGATGTATCTAAAGATGAATTTTATGGTAGAATTATGGTTGACAGAGGTATTGGTCAATCACCACCCGCAGGAACTGATAGTGGTTCAGTAGGTGATACACCAGGAGCCGGAGTAGCTTATGAACCAGGTCAAGTATTAGCATCAACAGGAAAAATAGGTACAGGATACATACGAATAAATGCTAATCCAAATAATTCAGCTACTCCATATATTGATATAGTAGAAAGAACAGGTTCAGGTCCTTATGATGTTGAGTTAAAAGCAAGACTCGGTGACTTGAGTGGTGTAGCAGGTACACGAAATGTTCCTCTAAACTTTGATGGTTTTGGATTGATGAGTGAAGTTGCTTTCTTATCAGGTTCTCAAATAAAATTAGAAGCACCTGCATTTATACTTGGTGACCAAAATAAAACTTTTGTAAGTGGTTCTGAAGGTAACATAGAAATAAGTTCATCTGCATTTCATTTGAAACAAGATGGTCAATTATTATTTGGAGATAAAGCCGGAAACAAATACATTGAATGGGATAATTCAAATCTTGTCGTTAGAGGAGATTTATCAGTAGATAATATACAAACACCTGCGCAAATAGAAAATTCACCGTCTACATTAGCAAATGCGTCTGCTTCTATTACATCACAAGGTTTTGCAAAATTTGCTTCAGCATCAATAGCAGGATTTGAAATTTCACCAACAGAGATAGCTTCTTCAAATCAAAATATTAGAATGAAAGCCGCAGGAAATATGACAGCATCTGCAGTTGATGTTAAAGGTGATATAAAAGCAAACACAGGATTTTTGCAAGACATATCTGTTTCAGGTGTAAGAATACCTCCTGAAAATGAGACTACAGAATTAAGACACGATTTCAGCCAAGCCGCATCTGCAGAAAATTTTGGACCACGTTCTTCATCTCTCGGAAATGTACACGATGATGTTGCAACAGGTAGACCATATGCTGTTGAAAATTGGTGGAGCGGAGATGACACAACAGCGCAAGGAGGAGACGGAACTACAAGATTGATTCCAAACACTACAGGAAGACCGCACGAAGATTTTTCTAATTGGGGTTGGAAATTTAAATTATGTAGATATACGAATAAAAGCATCGCGGGCGCTATAGGCTCAGATAGCAATGCGAATGACCCGGGTTGGGAATTATTAGAATCTGTGCAACAGAGTGGCGCATATAAATGGTCTGAATTAAATGATTTAGGTTTTAGTCTATCTTGGGGCCACACATTAGCATCACCCGGATATGACGGCCCAAAAGATGAAGCCGGAAACACCGTTTCATCAGTAGGGATAGCATATTATCCCCAAGACAGGTACCCAGGTCCAACAGATAGTGCAGTTTGGAATAAATCTACAGGTGTGTCAAACGTTAATCATCGTATACCTCCTATAGTAGGCGGTACAGCTACATCTTTATTTGACCCTGAATCAAGATTTGTAGGATTTGATAATTATCCACAAAATAGTTTTAATATTCATCCTGATTCAGGTAGTTCAAACTTTTCACCTGTATTCTGTTTCTATACAGGAAGTGGACTCATATCTACATATCTCGACCAAGATGGCGGAAATCAAATCATAGCTAACGGTGATTTAGGTACCGGCGGTACAACTCACGATGCTATACATCATTGTACTTTTATAAGTCCGATGATAGAACAACAAGAATTTCTATCTGATGGGGCGACTATAGAATTGCACGGAGCTCCTTTAATAAAATATACAGGTGTTTCTAACGTCAGTACTATGACACGAGACCAATATGAAAGATACATAGCTACCTCTGAAGTAACGTTTGAAATGCTAATTGTAGAAAGAATATATACAGGTTCCGGTTATACGGCCCATAAGAGGGGTATTGTTTCAAAGCCACTTTTACCAAACTCTTATCAGTATTCTGATGGAGATACAGCAGACCATTGGTCCGGTCAAACATCAGGTCATCTATTTTTTGGATGGACTAAGCTAAGTATGGATTTAACTGAAATTTTAAAAACCGAATTTACCTCCAATAGTAATAGATTTCAAATAGTTATTAATTTTTCATTTGAATTTGATAAAGGTCCTATGCAAGATGCAGGTTATGCTTGGGATAATTTACCTAACGGACTCAAAGGTTTCGCTATGTCGGAACTCAGAATTACAAAAAATGTAAATACTTCTACTTCTTGGGAGATAGCTAATGTAAAAGGCGCTAATTCTGTATCAGCAGGAAATTCTATTCATCTTGGAACTGATGATAGCTCCGGATTTAACTTTAGAGCATACTATTCTACAAAAGGGAATCCTTCAACAAGTAAATATTTTAACATCACCTCAGGTGGTTCATCTACAACAATAGGTAGTGAGAATATGGTAGCAGGAAGCTCAACCGGACAAGTATACCACAATGATGTAGCTAGGATTCTCTTTTCACCAAACGGCAATCCTGATTTAGGTTCCTATAGATGGTCATTGTCTGCAATCCAAAACTCTGGTATGATTCGATGGCAAGGACCTCATACTCATACCAATCCAAGTTCCGTAAATGATTATCTCACTTTTATAACAGCAGATTATCCGGTATATGTAAATTCTGCAAAAGGCGCAACTTATGTTAATGCACAAATGGCAGATTTAGATTTTATAGCCAGCGGGGATGGAGAGCGATTTCTTTTAAATGTTGATGCTTCAACAGATAGAGTTGGAATAAAAACTGAAGAACCTGCGTATGTATTAGATGTAACAGGTGCTATACGGGCTACGGCAAATATCACAGCATATTCAGATATAAGAATAAAAGAAAATATAAGACCAATCGAAGATGCGTTGTTTAAAGTTACTCAACTCGAAGGTGTAACTTATGATAGAAAAGATGAAGATGAGATAGAAGATATTAACGGTAAACAAATGGGTTTAATAGCACAACAAGTAGAACCTATTGTACCTGAAGTTGTTGAAATTGATAAAGAAGGTATGTATAATCTAAGTTATGGAAATTTAGCCGGACTATTTGTAGAATCCATAAAAGAATTAAAACAAGAAGTAGATGATTTGAAGAAAGAAATTCAGGAGTTAAAGAATGGCAATTCCAAGTAGCGGTGAGTTAACAATGGGAAATATAAACGGAGAACATACTACAGGTAATTATAGTACTTTAGTTGAAACTACGGTTGATTTACAAGCTTTATCTACAGAAGCAGCTGCTACTTGGGATGATGGTCCTGATGGTTCTGAACCACACGCGATGGGTGAATTTTATAGTTTATCTAAATCAGGTTGTTTTGTAAAAGGAACTAAAGTATTGATGGCAGACAATACCACTAAAAACATAGAAGATGTAGTTGTTGGAGATGTAGTTCAAACTATTGATAGCAATCAAAAAGTAAAAAAAGTACTTTCACATCCTGCTACTAATAGATTGTATAGTATAAATGGAAGTGTTGGATTTGTTACAAGTAATCATCCATTTTATACAAAAAATGGTTGGAAGATAATTGATATAGAAGCGCGTGATGAGAGACAGCATTATGTTGAAAAACAACCTTTGACTATTGGTGATTTTGTAAGAACAGATAAGGGTTGGGTAGAGATAACAAGTATCATTTGTGAAAGAGACGGGAATTCTGATGAATTGTTTTATAACCTATCTATTGAAAACACAAAATCATATTATGCGGATGGATTTTTAGTACATAATAAATGTTTTGTCGGTAATACATTAATTAATATGGCAGACGGAACACAGAAGACAATAGATAAAATTGTTGTAGGAGATATGGTAGATACTATTTCAGGTTCACAAGAAGTGACACGAGTAGAATCGCCAACACATAATAATCTTGTAGAGTATGTTACTGAGAGACATATAACAAGATGTACAGACGACCATCCTTTTTGGTCTTATGATAAACAAAGTTGGGTTTCTAATAATCCCTCTGCTTCAATTTCATCATACGGAATTTCTTGTGAACAGGTTACTACAGGTTCGTTTTTTCAATTACCTGGAATAGGACCATATGCGGCAAATAATTCCCCAGGTTTAGATAATTTTCCCTTTTATACGTTATATAAAATTAATGATGTTACAGGTTCATTTCAAACTTATACTTTTAGTACAGATTCTCAAACCTATTATGCTGATAATAAATTAGTACATAGTGAGATTTAATTTAGGAGAAAACAATGTTAGTAGAATTTAAAGAAATAATAGAAGCAGTATTACATCACGAAGGTGGATACGTAAACGACCCTAAAGACCCGGGTGGTGAAACTAAATATGGTGTATCTCGTAAGGCATATCCTGATTTAGACATAAAAAACTTAACTTTAGACGATGCGGTTGATATTTATAAGAGAGACTATTGGGACAAGGCTAAAGTTGAAAAACTAAAGCCGGACCTAAGACACATATATTTCGATATGGTAGTAAATATGGGGCGTAGTCGAGCTGTAAAAGTTTTACAGCAAACAGCCAACTCAAAGGGGAGGACCCTAAAAATCGATGGTGGTCTCGGACCAAAAACCCTCGAGGCTCTACAAGACGTAAAGTTGGAACGAGCAAGATGTTACAGAGTGAAATATTATTGTGATTTAGTCTCAAGAAAACCGGATTTAGAAAAATTCTTGTACGGATGGTTTCGCCGAAGTCTTGAAGTATAATTTCACACCCTTATATTTATTATTGTGTAACAAGATATTGGTATATTTATGGTTAAATTAAAAGAACTAATAGAAGCGACTAAATCAGATAATAGTCCTGGACCTAAAGGATATGCTCCTTTTGTAACACCTGAAAAATTCAAACAATATAAAGCATACCTCAAACGTATTTTTGAGACAAGTGGTATGAAGTTGATTAATGAAGGTGTTGATGATAAAGGTATTTTGAAAGCAATCTTTTTAGCAGGTGGTCCTGGCTCAGGTAAAACTTGGGTTACACGAGGATTATATGGTATACCAAGTAAAATGAACTTTTCTGTTGGTGGTCTTAAACTTGTCAATCAAGATACTGAATTAGAATTTTTATTAAAGAAGTATTTCGGAACTACTGATTTAGATAATATGCCTGAAGAATTATTTGCAGATATAACAGGTGTAGACTTCAAAGGTAAAGAAGTTGATATGAATAGTGGTATGAGAGCATACGCTAAATCATTAACTAAAGCAAGAATGGAAAGTTATGTTCGTGGTCGTTTAGGAGTTATCGTAGATGGTACAGGACACAAATATCAATCTATAGCAGGAAAAAAACAAAAGATGGAAGATTTAGGATATGATTGTTATATGGTATTTGTCAATACATCTTTAGAAATAGCACTACAAAGAAACTCTGAAAGAGATAGAGTAGTACCTGAAAAAATTGTACGTGATAGTTGGCACGATGTTCAACAAAACTTAGGTGGATTTCAAAGATTATTTGGTCGTAACTTTTTAATTGTTGACAATAGTAAGACACTTGATGAAGACGAAGCACAGAAAAAATTTGATTCATTAGTAAAACAAGGTGTAAACAAATTTATGAAAGCACCTGTTAAAAATAGAATTGGTATTAATTGGATAAAAAGAGCGAGACTACTAAAAAAACAGGGAATAAAATGACACGTAATGAAGCAATACAATTAATTAAACAAAATCTTTGTATTGAATGTGGACATCCTGTAAACGAAGATTTAAGAAAATGGTTCAAACAGAAATGGGTGAACATTGGTAAAAAAGATAAATCAGGAAAACATCCTGAATGTGGAACGAGCGGCGAGAAACGTGGATACGCTAAATGTGTACCAGCAAGTAAAGCAGCTTCGATGAGTAAGAAAGAAAAAGAAAGTGCAACACGTAGAAAACGAGCAGCACAAAATAAAGCAAACAGAGGTGGTAGAGGAAAAAAAGGTGCTGGTGCGCAAGGTAAAAAACCAATAAGAGTTTCTACTAAACCAAAGAAGTGATGGCTGATTTAGTTTTACCAAGAGGAAAAACAAAAGTTTTAAAAGCAGAAGACAAAGACTACGAAAGAGGTATGTTAGTCAAACTGCTTGATGATGGTGGATACAAAATGGCATATTGGTATGAAAAACCTGACAAAGCGTATCCTGTTGAAATAATAGTAGATGGTAAAAGTATAAAAAAAGATGGAAAAGTAGTAGAAATGAAATTTCACCCAAAAGATTATTATAAACAAAATGAGGAAACTGATATGAACGAAGCGAGGGGAACTTGTTGGGTAGGATATAAACAAGTTGGTATGAAAAAGAAAGGTGATAAAATGGTTCCTAATTGTGTAGCTGAAATCTACTATGAAAATACTATTGGCGAAGGGTATGGATATACTTTTGAGTTTGACGGACAGCCATTACAAGAAGCAGAATATCAAGGTCGTAAAGTTAAACTTGGCAAAATTATGCAAGGCACTCAAAAGAAATTTAGAGTATATGTAAAGAACGATAAAGGAAACGTAGTACAGGTTCATTTTGGTCAAGGTGGAAAAGCAGGTAAGAAAAAAGGTGGAGAAGGAACAATGAAAATCCGTAAATCTAATCCCGATGCTAGGAAATCATTTAGAGCAAGACATAATTGTGATAACCCAGGTCCACGTTGGAAAGCTCGGTATTGGTCTTGTAGAAAGTGGTAACCCACTATGAGCAAACTTTCAGATTGGTTAGTCCAACCTATTATAGAAGAAGACATAACCAAAAATCCTAAGATAAAACGAGCATTAAAAAAATTAATTGATAATAATCTTTTACCCAAAACATACGCAAAAGATATTAATAAATTACAAAGTTTTTTAAATACAAATCCACAAGTATTCACTTCTTTGTTAAAAGTTTTAGGAGAAAAGAAAAGTAGTATTAGTGTGAAAGAACAAAAAGGTGATGTTGTAGTAGTTTATTCAGGAAGATTTCAACCGTTTCATATAGGTCACTACTCAACGTATAAGAAGTTAACACAAAAATTTGGAAAAAACAAGGTTTTTATTGGTACAAGTAATAAAACACAACCAGGTCGTAGTCCTTTAAATTTCAAAGAAAAGAAATCTATTATTACAAAGTTCTTTAACATATCACCTAAGATGATTGTACAAGTTCGTAATCCTTATTCACCTGTTGAAATATTAAAAGATTTTCCTAAAGATACTACATATATAGCCGCAGTAGGAGAAAAAGATTCACAAAGATTAAAAGGTAAATATTTTAAACCATATAAAACAGGAAAAACAATTCCTTATGAAGAAGGAGGATTTGTTTTAGCAGTACCACCAACTGATTTTAAAGTAGGTGGCGAGCCTGTAAGCGGGACAAAGGTACGAGCAACTTTTGGTGGTTCCGTGAATATGTCTGCCAAAGAAGAATTATTTAAAAGAATGTATGGAAAGGTTGACAAAAAGATATTACAATTTTTGATTAAAAAGTTTGGAGGCACTTTAACAGAAGCAACTACGACGGTACAAGGAAATCTTGATGATGGTCCACCAACTTATTATGCGAGTTATGATGATTATAAAAAATTCTCTACTGCTTGGTTGTTGGACCTTTATGGTGAAGATTGGGAAGTATTAGACCATTTGATAAGTGCAGAGTTTGACCCTATTGAAGATTATACTTTAAAATATAGTACGGTGCCTGCAGTTTCATATATGGATGCAGGTACAATTAAAGGTTCTAAAGATGCAGTAAAAAAATATAAAAAATTTATACAAAGAATAACAGATGATTTTGGTTGGGATGTTGTCAAATGGTTAGGTACAGATGAAGCAGAAAAGAGTTTAACAGGAACTATTGTTTCTGCAGGTGTTGGTGGTAAGATAGGTGATTATGACGTTGAACTAAAAGAAAATGTATTTTCAGATTCTAAACAACTATTTATAGAAGAGAAAGAGTTATTATTAATGGGTGGAGCATATGGACATCTCGCTCATCCTTTCGATGACAATAGGTTAACATTTAGAGATTTAAAAACAATGATAGATTTAGCACTTCAAGGTAAACTTGAAAGTGTGTCGGAAAAGACAGATGGTCAAAATCTTATGATTTCCTATATTGATGGAAAGGTAAGAGCGGCACGTAATAAAGGACAATTAAAAAACTTTGGAAAAAATTCTCTTGATATCAAAGGCATACAAAATATGTTTGCAGGTAGAGGAGAAATAGAAAAAGCATTTACATACTCTATGAGAGATTTAGAGATAGCTATTAAGAAGTTAAGTAAAAAAGATTTAGATAATATATTTGGTAATGGTAAATCTTTTATGAGTTTAGAGGTAATGTATGTGCCTACTACAAACGTTATACCATATGGTATAAATATGTTAGTGTTTCACGGGACTATGACTTATAACGAAAAAGGTGAGCCTATAGGACAAAGCAAATCTGCAGGTTCAAAGTTAACAAAATTAATTAAAAAAGTCAACGCAAATGTTCAAAGACATTTTGATATACAAGCATTACCTAATACTAAATTACCACAAGTAAAAAATTATGAAGCTAAAAAATCTTCATTTTTAAAAAGAGTAGATAAATTACAAAAACAATATGGTCTCAAAGATTCAGATACTGCAGGTGATTATCATCAACATTATTGGTTAGAATATGTTTTAGCAGGTGCTAAGTCAAATGGTTATCCTAATCCTACAGATAATGTTTTATATAGTTTGATGAAGAGATGGGCGTTTTTTGATAAAAGTTATAAGATACCACAAATTAAAAAAGATTTAAAAGAATATCCTAAATTTTTAGATTGGGTATTAACTACTGACAAAGTAGACCATACAAAAATATGGAAGCAAAACGTTTCTGCATTTGAAAGAATATTTCTTGATTTAGGTGCAGAAATATTATCTAATATGGAAAACTTTTTATCTGCTAATCCTACAGAAGCCGCAGTTAAAATGAGACAAGAATTAGCAAAGACAATAAAGAAAATACGTTCAAGTAAAGATTTGAGAACTATAGATATGATGAAAGCACAACTTGAAAAAGTTCAATCTATGGGTGGATTTAAAAAATTAGTTCCTACTGAAGGAATTACTTTTATGTTTAAAGGTAAAGTTTACAAACTAACAGGTTTGTTTGCACCTATAAATCAAATACTTGGAATGTTAAAATATACGAGGTAATTATGAGTCACGATTACGGTAGTAAAAGTGGAAAAGAAAGAGTTCGTGAATACAAGGCGATGGAATCTATTCTTAGAGGAGAAACACCTGAGAAAAGAATATTGGTTGGTTATGAAGGCAAAAAACAAAAACACGGAGACATAGAAAGTCCACTAACTGAAATAATGCAGAAAGTTAGAATGCCTTGGTTCTGTCCTTCTTGTAAGAAAGTTATGAAAAAGAAAATGGACAATCAAACTTGGATGCAGTTTGAACATTGTTTTGATTGTCAAATAGAATTTGAAAATAAATTAATCATCGAAGGAAAGTATGATGATTGGAGAAAAAAGAAATCTGTAGAAAATAGATTAGCTAAATATAAAGATGACTTACAAGGTTTAAAAGAATTTTACGATAAAAAAAATGTAACACATTTTAATGCAATAAATCCTGAATTAGGCGCATTAGATACAGAAACATATGAAGTTGAAAATCCTGAAGAATGGGATAAGAAAATTGATGAAGCAGTAGAATTTTTTGAAAATGAAATAGTTAAACTCGAAAAAGAGTTGGAGGAATTAAATGAAGTGGCTTAAATACATATTAGGATTTCTTGGTGCTGTAGGTGCTTTGTTTGCGGTTAATAAAGCAAAAAGTAAAGAAGTACAAAAACTTAAAAAAGTTATTGACGAAAACAAGAAAGAAGAAAAGAAAGTTGAAAAACAAATTAAAGAATTAGAAACTGCTAAGAAAGCTTCTAAAAAAGAGATTGGTAATATGAAAAGAAAACTTACTATCTCAAAAAAGAAAACTAAAAAGATGGAAGAAGTTTATGAGAATGATGAAGTAGAATCAGCAGAAGATTTTTTAAGAAAGTTCGCTAAGAACAAATGAGGATTAGTATGAAAATATTAAAATACTTTTTAATAATATTTTTTGCGATGTCAATGGTAAGAAGTCAAGATGTAGAGATACAGAAAGGCGGTAAAAAGCCAACGACTTTTACATATGAAGAAGCATTAGAAATGTTAAAAGCTCGTGATGCACAATGGGAAGGTAAATTAGCAAAAGCAGATTCATTGATAGAATCACAAAAGATTGTAATTTCAGATTGTGATTCTCTTGTTTCTAATTTAGAAGAACAAGCAAAATTAGATACCTTAATGTTAGTTGCTCAGAGAAAACAAATTGATTTATTAAAAGTTCGTGATGAAACTAATGAAAAATTAGTAAAGTTAGTTGAACCAAAATGGTATGAAAATCAATATCTTTGGTTAGGAATAGGATTTATACTTGGTAAGATATGAAATCAAATGATTTAAAAGAAGCTCTACGACAGGAATATATTAAATGTGGGAATGACCCTTGTTACTTTATTACAAAGTATTGTGTTATTCAACATCCTATTCGTGGTAAAATACCTTTTGAATTATATCCATTTCAAGATAAAACTTTAAAAGAATTATTAAATCATAAATACAATATAATTTTAAAAGCAAGGCAGTTAGGTATATCAACTTTGACTGCGGCGTATTCTTTGTGGTTAATGACATTTAGAAATGATAAGAACATTTTAGTGTTAGCTACTAAACAAGATACAGCAAAAAATCTTGTTACTAAAATTAGAGTGATGCACTCTAACTTACCTGGTTGGTTAAGACAAAAATGTATTGAAGATAATAAATTGTCTTTACGATATAAAAATGGTTCACAAGTAAAAGCAGTTTCATCAAGTGAAGATTCAGGTCGTTCAGAAGCACTATCTCTTTTAGTATTAGATGAGGCCGCATTCATAGACAAAATTGATACAATATGGGCTGCGGCTCAACAAACACTATCAACCGGTGGACAATGTATTGCTTTGTCTACACCTAACGGTGTTGGTAATTGGTTTCATAGAACTTGGGTAGATGCAGAAGAAGGAGTAAATAGCTTTCACACTATAAAATTACATTGGTCATTACACCCTGAACGTGATGAAACATATAGAAAAGAACAAGATAAATTATTAGGTCCATCACTCGCGGCACAAGAATGTGATTGTGACTTTCTAACTTCAGGTCAAATGGTTGTAGATGGTTCTATATTACAAGAATATAAAGATACTCAATGTACAGACCCAATAGTAAAACAAGGAATAGATTCAAATGTTTGGGTATGGCAACAACCTAATTACAATAAAAACTATATAATGAGTGCTGATGTTAGTAGAGGAGATGGTACTGATTATTCTGCTTTCCATATATTAGAATTAGAGTCAATGGAACAAGTTGCTGAGTATCGTGGTAAGATAGGAACTAAAGATTTTGGTAATTTATGTGTAAATGTTGCAACAGAATTTAATGATGCACTTTTAGTTGTTGAAAACAATAATATCGGATGGGCCGCTATTCAACAAATTATAGATAGAGGATATCAAAATTTATTTTATACAAGTAAAGATTTACAATATGTAGATGTAGAACATCAAATAACTAATCGATATAGAGCAGAAGATAGAAATTTAAAACCCGGATTCTCTATGACTATGAAAACACGACCACTTGTTATTGCTAAATTAGAGGAATACTTTAGAGAAAAGGCAGTAATTGTTCGTTCAAATCGATTAATAGATGAGTTGTTTGTATTTATATATAATAACAATAAAGCACAAGCTATGACCGGATATAATGATGATTTAGTTATGAGTTTTGGAATAGCATTGTGGGTGAGAGATACTGCATTAAGATTGAGAGCAGAAGGCGTAGAATTAAGTAAAAAAACTATTACTAATTTTTCTACTCCTAATCAATTAATGTATCAACCCGGGGATAAAGAAGATTCTTGGAAAATTGAAATAGGTCACAACAAAGATGTTGAAGACCTTAAATGGTTACTATAGGAGTTAATTATGGCTGTAGATAAAGGATTATTTACAAGACTACGTAGATTGTTTTCTACTAATGTTGTTGTTAGGCAAGTTGGCGGTAAAAAACTAAAAGTTGCTGACACTTCAAGAACACAATCAAGTATAAAACATCAGTTGATAGATAGATATCAAAAGATTTATTCATCTGCTAAGCAGTATGGATATGATGGTGGTGCTATTATTCAACAACAACGTTTAGGTCTTTTTAAAGATTATGAATCGATGGATTCTGATTCTATTATATCATCTGCACTTGATATTTACGCAGATGAGTCTACTATGAAAAATGAGTATGGGAAAGTTTTAGACATCGATACTGATAATGCTAATATTCACGATATATTACATAACTTATTTTATGATGTTTTGAATGTAGAATTTAATTTATGGCCATGGGTTCGTAATATGTGTAAGTATGGTGATTTCTTTTTATTTATGGATATAGATGAAAAGTACGGTGTTACTAATGTAGTTCCTATTAGTCCTTATGATGTTTCAAGATTAGAAGGCGAAGACCCTGAAAATCCACATTATGTAAAATTTCGTATGACTCCTGTTGATAATGTTAGACATACACAATATGGAGCGCAACACGATGATTTAGAATCATTTCAAATTGCACATTTTAGATTGATAAGTGATGCAAACTTTTTACCATATGGTAGGTCAACATTAGAAGCCGCACGTAAAGTTTGGAAACAATTAACTCTTATGGAAGACGCTATGTTGATACATCGTATTATGAGAGCACCTGAAAAAAGAGTTTTCAAATTTGATATTGGAAATATTCCACCCGCAGAAGTAGAAAACTATATGAATCAAGTTGTAAATAAAATGAAGAAAACTCCTGTTATCGATACACAAACAGGTGATTATAATTTAAAATACAATATGCAAAATATTACAGAAGATTTCTTCATACCTGTTCGTGGAGGTGACAGCGGAACAAATATAGATACATTAAGTGGATTAACTTACGAGGCCGTAGACGATATCGAGTATTTGAGGAATAGGATGTTAGCATCTCTGCGTGTGCCTAAGGCCTTTCTTGGATACGAAGAAGGAGTCGAGGGTAAAGCAACACTTGCCGCAGAAGATGTAAGATTTGCACGTACAATAGAAAGATTACAAAGAATTGTTGTAAGTGAATTACATAAAATAGCTATTGTTCATTTATATGCACAAGGTTATCGTGACCAAGAGTTAGTTAATTTTGATTTAAAACTAACTAATCCATCTACAATATATGAACAAGAAAAACTTGAAATTTGGAATACAAAGACAAGTTTAGCAGATTCTATGTTGAGAGATGGTTTAATGTCTTCAGAATGGGTATATAAAAACATTTTTGGTATGAGTGACGAAGATATAAAAAACGAAGACGAAAAAATTATCTTTGATTACAAAAACAAGTATAGAAAATCTACTATCGAAAGTGAAGGTGAAGACCCAGCAAAGCAACCTGAACAGGCAGAAACTAACGATGATGCGATAGGTAGAACAGGAAAAGAATTAAATGGTGTAATGGGAAGACCTAAAGAAGGTCCAAAGTACGGAAAAGACGGTTCAGCACGTGGTCGTGACCCAATGGGTTCACACGATTTGAATACAAGTTATGAAAAAGATAACAAAATTAGACATACTTTTAAGAACGGGCCGTTGGCTTTAGCTCATTATGATGGTTTAATGAAGGCAATGGACAAAAATTCGAGGGAAATTCTTTCAGAATCAGACGATTTATCGAAAAATTATGAAGAAGAATTAAACTCAGAAAAATAATTTTCAATAAGGACATATTTATATATGACTTGGAAGAGTTGGAGTTAAAATGATTAAACACAATAAAGTTAAAAACACAGCATTTTTATATGAATGTTTGACTCGGCAGATAACTTCTGACGTATTGTCAAATGTAGAACCTTCACCTGCCTTAGATATTGTAAAAGAATTTTTTAGGCCTACTACTATATTAGGTAAAGAATTAGTTCTTTATAAAGCACTTACATCTAAGAAGTTAAAGAATGAAGGTAAAATAAATTATTTAGTAGATTCAGTTTTACGTGAAAGAGCTAAGTTGAACTATAGTGATATGCGTAGAGCAAGATACAATTTAGTAAAAAAGATTACTGAAAGCTACGAATTAAAAGATTTTTTTAGAACACGAATTTCAAACTTTAAAGATATAGCGTCTGTTTATAAATTATTCGAAATTCAACACAACTCCAATCCTTTCGAAGAAACAGAAATACGATTTATTGTTATGGAAAATCTTAAAGATACAGATTCACCTAAAACAGAAAAAACTTCTGTAGTGGAAAAATTTGAAAAAGAATCAAAAGATTTAAGATTATTATCGTATAAAATACTTGTAGATAAGTTTAATCAAAAATACTCCAACCTTAATGAATCACAACGTGATTTGTTAAAAACATATATTAATAACATATCAAATACAAGTACTTTAAAAGAGTTTATGTCTGAAGAAATTAAAACTCTTAAAGAAAAAATCTCAAAGATTCATCCTAAGATTGATGACAAGGTCGTTTCTATTAAATTAAAAGAATGTTTGAATGTTCTAAAAAAATTAAATAAAGGAAATGTTGTTAACGAAGAACAACTTATCACAATGATGAGATTCTATAATCTTTTGGATGAAATTAATGCAGCAGTCGATAAAGCGTAGCGAAATATTTGAAATCATAAAAGAGATTCTTCGTGAAATGATGAACGAAGCATCCGTAACAGGAAATATTGCTGGTTATGAAACTCCAAACGCTTTTTCAGGCGGTCTTGCAAAAAACAAAAAGATGAAAAAAGATTTAATTAAAAGACTTCATATGAAGTTGGTTGGTAAGATTGATGAAAGTAAAGATGATGTAAAGTTAATGAAAGTCTATACTATGAAAGATAGACCACCATTTAAAGTAACTGAATCAAGATATCACGAGTATCGTAATGATGAGACTCGTACACCCAAACAAAAGATTTGGCATAGTGTAAAAGAAGTTCGTGATAGTTTACAAAATCTTGACAGAAATTTAAAACACGCTATCAAGTTAAAGACCGAACAAGGAATGGATTCAAGAACATATTATAAATATGCTCGTAATAGTTTTCCAAAGATACAAGAAAAATTAATTAAGATGGCAAAAAAAGTTGGGGAGTTAAGCGCGTGAGTACATATAAAAAAATGATGGCAGAAGCATTTGGTATTCAAGAAGGTAAAATTGAAGCTCGTGAATTAAAACTTTACATAGATAATGATTCTGCTTTATATAGACAAAGATTTATGCCTATTATGAGAAATCTCAGTAACCATATGGCAAAAAATAGATATAAAGATTCTCTTGCTGTAAAAGCTTTTATGTATTTAGCCACAGCAGGAGCAAAGAAATATATTAAAGATTTTGGAGGAGATAGAAATACTTTTTCTAAAGCTGATTTAAAAGCAGTTGCCAAAGAATTTGTAGAAGAATTTAAAGATTCGTATGAGAATGAAGAATACGATTTTATGGGGAGAAAATAAAGTGAAAATTTTAGAAGAATATAAAAGATTTGCCGAAGAATTACTTATTGAAGCTGATGAACAACAGCCTCTTGATGATAAAGAAAAAGAAAAAGCTAAAAGTCAAGGACTTGTCCATCTTGGTGGAGGTGCATATGGTAAAAAAGGTAAAGAAGCCACACATAAAAATGTTGATGGTAAACTTGAACCAATTGATAAAGATGGTGATGATGATGGTGCAGATGATAGTCAAAAATTAAGCGGTAAATCAGATTTCTCAAGAGATGGCGGAGATACTCCTCCTGAAGCCTGGGATGTTGAGGACGAGTTTGGTGGTGAAGATAGTGAAGTTGCAAAATATTTGAAAAGCTTACAAGGCAAGGAAGATGATGAAGACGAGTGGGATGATACATCTATGGGACAACGCAATCGCAGTTATGGTGGTAGAGGATTTGGAGATGATTCAGATGGTGGTGATGATAAACCAAAAGCAGACGAACCAAAAGCAGACGAACCAAGAGGTGCTGCGATTGTCGGCAAAACGGGAAACGCTGAACAATCAGCAAGTAAATTATCAGATATTATTGATGACGCAAAAGACCATGAAGGTAAAATGCCTAAAGGTGTTGCACGTCAAGTAGCACAATACGAAGCAGATATTTTAGCTCGACAAGGTATAAACAAAAGTCCGGATGGTACGTATTCAACAAGTGATTACGATGAAGACGAAGACGAAGTTATTTACGAACCAATGTCTGAAGAAGGAATAATAAATGCAATCGCGCGCGAAACAGGCAAAAGTAAAGATGAAGTTGTTGCTATGAGAGCTATGGCAAAGGAATCAAACCCAGGAGTGTTTCCTGAAGATAAAGGTGATGATGAAAAAAGTGGAGAAGAGAGTATTTCTGACGAAGATTTAAAAGATACAATTTTACAAGATTTAAATCCAAGTCGTGATTCAGATAGAGATGAACGTGGTTTACCTAATAGTAAAGAAGATTGGGAAAACGAAGTAGAAGAAGTTGATAGCGCGTTTAAAGATGCAATGGAATACTACGAAAGAACGAAGAAAGAATATGAAGATGAGTCTGTAACTGATGACCCGGAAGAAAGAGAGTATTTAAAAGATAGAGCACAAAAAGCTGAAAAAGAATTTATTAAACGTAGAGCTGTTAGAGATGCTTATAAAGAAAAAGGTGAAACCTTAGGTTTATTTGACCACGTTGAACCTAAAAAGAAACCATTTCTAAGAGAACAATTAGAACGTATTGGTGGAGGAAAATACTAATGAAACAATTAATAGTAGACTATATACCATTTGAAGTTGCTCCTGAGACAATCAATGAAGCAATGTCTTCTAATGGTAAACTAATCGTGAAAGGCGTTCTACAACGTGCAGAAGCGAAAAATCAAAATGGTCGTGTTTATCCTATGGACTTACTTCAACGTGAAGCTAAAAAGTACACAAGTAATTTTATAAGAGAAAAGAGAGCATTAGGTGAGTTAGACCATCCTGATAGTTCTGTTGTAAATTTAAATAACGTTTCTCATAATGTGTTAGAAATGAATTGGGATGGAAATGATTTGAAAGGTACAATCGAAGTATTGACTACACCAAGTGGAAATATTTTAAGAGAATTATTTAAAAGTGGTATTAGACTTGGTATCTCTTCACGTGGATTAGGTTCTGTTGAACCAATGAAAGAAGATAAAGATGCGCAAGAAGTACAAAACGATTTTGAATTGATTGCATTTGATTTTGTTAGTAATCCATCTACACACGGAGCATTTATGAATCCTGTTAACGAAAGTGTTAATCGTGATGAACAAATACGTTCAGGTAAGTGGCACGCGGTAGATAATACTATAGGAAAAATTTTAAGAGGCGAATAATGCCTTTTAAGTCTGAAAAACAAAAACGATGGATGTATGCTAATAAACCTAAAATGGCTAAAAAGTGGGAGAAGAAAGTGAAAGAACAAAAGCTAAATGAGAATCCAGCAGTAATAGCAACTGCGGCTCGCGCGGCTATAGAAAAAGCAAAAGAAAAAGACATTTCTCCTGGCGTAAAGGTAAAAACTGCTGCAAATAATCCAAACCATAAAGACCATAAAAAAGCAAAAGGTATTATACAAAGAATTAGAGATAAAGCAAAAGCGGCAATAGATAAAATTAAAAATAAAAAAGGTAAAGAAACAAAAAAAGCTGAACCAAAGAAACAATCTAAATCAGATGCTGACCATTATGCAAGACAATTTGGTGTTAAAGAAAATGCAAAACAACAATTAAAAATGTTTTTTGAAAAAAATGTTCCAACTAATCCAACTAAGTGGTCATATTACAAAAGTCGAGCAAAAGAAAAATTTGATGTTTATCCATCAGCTTATGCAAATGCTTGGGCTGTTGACCAATATAATGATGCTGGTGGTGGATGGAAAAAAGAAAAGAAAAAGAAAAAAGAACAAATTGGTGAAGCTAAAATAAAAAGATGGGAACAAATACCAAAAAGTGGAACTATTGATTTTGGTAAATATGGTAGATTTGTAATACTAAGTACAAACGATTTGAGAGTTAGTGGAAAATTTGTATCAGGTTCTGCTAAAAGTAATAGAACAATTACATTTTATTCTGATAAAGGAAAAACTTATTATCGTAAAAGAAAAGGATTGAGCATATCAGATACTCCATCATTTCCTTTTGATAATGTTAAATCTATAAAAGAATCCGAAGTAAATGAACGTATGCCATATAAACGCTCTTTTAAAGGACAACGGAAAACGGGTGATAATTACCTAGGCGGTTCAAGTGACAACAGAGGAAATAGAAGTGAACTATATCAAGCTAAAGACGGAAAATTTTATATTTGGGTACAGAGTGGCGGTGCTGAAGGTTACATAGACTTACCTAAAAACATAAAAAATAGAGGTGAGGCTGATGATATACATCTTGACCTTCGGGATAAATTTAGAAAAAAGAAACCAATTAAAGTTAAAGGTAAAACTCTCAAACCCGAATCTGTAAATGAAGATGTACTAAATGAAGCAACTTATGTAAAAGGTAAGATGATGGTAATATTGAAAAATTCATTTATGGATGTACATGGAGGTTTAGTTAAGAATGTGACTTTATCAGATTCTTTATCTGACGAAGCAAGATACAGATTAGGTATGTTTCAAAAAAGAATGTCTGCGGCTCGTGAAAATTATGTTAAAGCAGTTATGAGAGCAAGTAAACCATTTGATAAAGAGATAACCGGAGTATAACGTGGCTAAGATTCAAGTACAAGGTATTGGAATGTTTACTGATGATACTCTTAAAAAGAAAATTATACAATTAGCAAATGATTTACAAAAGAACGCTAAGAAAGGTAATTGGAATAAAGCATCTGAAAATGGTATCAGAGCATTAGGTCGTATGTGGGGAGCATATCAAGAGTGGTCGAGAAATAACGAATCTGTAAATGAAGCTGGTATGGAACTAAATAAAATTAAAGATGCTATATTAATGTTTCAAAAGAAGATTAAGAAACAAGGTAGCGTTACTAATGCGAGAGATGAAGACCACCTAAAGAATCTAATCAAAGTTTATAAACAAATGGGTGGTAAGGGAATTAAAGAAGGAAAACTTAATGAAAGAATGAAAACTCCTTTTATAGTACATCCTACTGACCCTGACCAAACAGAAAGACATTTTGTTAAATTATTTAAACAACTTGCTAAAGGTCATCCAAGTCCAATTGATTACGGACCGAGAGAATCTGATATGTATGATTGGAATGATAGACGTAATTACTATAAAGCAATAGAAGAATACAATAAGTATATGAATAAAATTGCTGACGGTCTTAATAAATCACTTGATGAGATGAACAACATTTGGAAAACTTGGACAAAGATACGAGACAAACATCGTAAAAAAGATAAAAGTTAATAATGATTAAGATAACAGATATATTAAATGAAAGTAAAACTTCTAATATGATGAAAGCTATTCGTAAACACGGAACTGCGGGACCTTGGGATATTATTGTAAGTAAAAATAATAAGATAGCAAAACGAGTATCTGTACAAAATTTAAAAGAGATACCAGCAGAAATGGATGATGTAAAGAAAAAATTTCCAAACCATAAGATTGGTATAGAAGCAAAAAGTGGCAAGATAGCTTATAGAGAAGATAATAGTTGGTCTAATAATAAAGCAAAAAAGAAAGCTGATGTTGCTAAAATTATAAAAAAAGATATGGCTCTTATTATAAGCGGCGGGAAACCGAAAGGTGGATACAACGGCAACACAGGTGAAATTTTTGCTTGGGCTGATTCAAATTCTAAACGAGGTATGAGATACACGGTAAGTGTTGATACCGTAAGAGATATGTTAAGAGAATTACCATGATAAAATTAAATAAAAATATTTTAGGAGATAAATAATGGCAACAGCAGATGCAGGAGGAATGCACCGAGAAAAAAGAAAAGATGCTTACAGCCTCGGTGATTACAATAAAGTAACATACGTAGCACCAAACTCAATGGTAGCATTCACAGGTTCAATGGCGAGCGCTGCGGTTTTGATTGAAAATGCTACAAATGTAACACTTAATTTAAATAATGGTGGTAGTATGACAGGTGCATTACTAAATACTAAAGAAATACATCCAATCGGTGTTAACAAAGTAACAATAGGTGCTACAGGCAAAGTACACGTATTACATAGATAAAATTTATAACGGAGATTCTAATGAAAATTAAAGATATAATAAAAGAAAATTCTGTTCTTGTTAGTCCAATAAGAACAATCAGACCGATTGGTGATACAGGCTCACAAATAAAAATGTCTGATTTAGTAAAAGAAGACGAACAGAATGAAGAAAGAAAAATCGATACAAATGCTTTTCTTGGTATGGTTAACAGATTTGGTCGTATCGGTGAAGATATTAAAGTCAATGACTTACGTGGTATAGCTAATGTGTTAAAGAATGTTGCTGAAGTAGCAAAGATTCATACAGAGTCTTTACAAGAAGATTGGTTTGATAAAGTAACCGTCACACGTAATATGAAAGAATTAAATAACTATTCAAGGCAGTTTAGTAAAATTGCTCAAGAGGCCGCAAGTCTTCAAGAACGTATGCGTGGCCTATATGAAGATATGGGTAACATTATGGGTCGTTATTATGAAATCAATGAAGAACTTACAGAAGACGATGATTATGATGAGTTTTTTCAAGCCGCACTTAAAAAATTTGATGCAAGTTCTCCTGCTGATATGGATGGTGAAAAGAAAAAGAAATTTTTTAATTATGTAGATAAAAATTATGATGCTAAGGATGAGAGGGACTAAATGGTTTATGTAAAGGTTGATAAAAAAAGAAGTGTTGAAAAAGCAATATCAATATTTAAGAGAAAAGTAAAAGAAGCAGGTATTCTTTTAGAGTTACGTGAAAGACAAGAATTTAAAAAGAAAAGTGCAGTAAAAAGAAAAAAGAGAGCACAAGCATTAGCTCGTATGAGACAAAGAAAAGAAAAAAGACCAACAAAATGGTTATAAAATCTTTTCTTTATATATTTATATAAAAACAAATACACTTTCGTACTTTCGTACATCATAAAGTGTACCAATAGAGTAATCTATAATAGTTTAAAATAACTATTTTAATTCCAAAATTCCGTAAGGAGAATAGTAATGGATGATTTATTAAAAGATGCCATTGCAGATGCCAAAGCAGTTCGTGAAACAGCTATCGCTAACGCTAAATTAGCTTTAGAAGAAGCTTTCACTCCTAAACTTCAGAATATGCTTTCCGCTAAAATTCAAAATGAAATCGACCTTGACGAAGAAGAACACGAAGACGAAGAAGGACACGAAGACGAAGAAGAAATGGAAGCAGAAGGTCGCGGTGACGATGAAATGGCTCGTGACGGTGATGAACTTGAAAATGAAATGCGTGGAGACGATAAAGAAGTTGAAGAAGATGAACACGAAGACGAAGAACAGAATGAAGAAGACGATATGGACATGGATGCTGATGACGAAGAGATGGGTGACGATGAGTTAGACCTCGAAGCTATTATCAAAGAGTTAGAAGCTGAAATTAACGAAGAAGATGAAGAAGAACCTAAGGAAGAATCTGTCAACGAAGAAGATGATGAGTCTGAAAAGAAAGATGAATCTGTCAACGAAGAAGAAGAAGATGAACCTAAGGAAGAATCTGTCAACGAAGAAGAAGAAGATGAAAAGAAAGATGATGTCAAGGAAGACGCTGAGTTTAACTTAGATGAAATTCTTGATGCTCTTAAAGAAGAATCTGACGAAGAAAGCGATGACGTTTCTGAAATCTCTAAAGTTCGTGCTGAGTTAGAAGAAACTCGTGAAGCTGTCAAATTTATGAGAGACAAGCTAAATGAAGTTAATCTACTTAACGCTAAGCTTCTTTTCACAAACAAGCTTTTCCGTGCTTATGGCTTAAACAATGAGCAAAAAATGAAAGTTGTTGAGACTTTCGACAGAGCATCAAACATACGTGAAGTCAAGTTGGTTTATTCAACAATGGCTGAAACATTTGGTGCTAAGAAGACTGAAATTAAAGAATCAAAAGGCTCGGCTTCTAAAGCTGTTGCATCAACAAAGAGTGAAAAACAAGAAGAAGTAATTTCTGAAGGTAATGAACTCCGCAACAGATTTAAGAAGTTAGCTAATATCATTTAAGGGGAATTAAAATGCCTAATTATGACAATATTAATGACTTAATGAGCGCTCAATCTCCACAAGCTGAATTGTTGAAACATACACGTAAGCTTCAGGAGAAATGGGAACCAACAGGTTTATTAGATGGCATAGATGATGAAACTAAGAAAAGTAGTATGTCTGTACTTCTTGAGAACCAGGCTTCACAGCTTGTTAAAGAGGCTTCTCAGACTTCTACATCTTCTAACAAAGAAGAATGGTCAGGTGTTGCACTTCCATTGGTTCGTAGAATCTTTGGTGAGTTAGCCGCACAGGACTTCGTAAGCGTTCAGCCTATGAATCTTCCAAGTGGACTTATTTTCTATCTTGACTTCAAATATGGCTCAGGTAATGGACTTGCAGAAGTAGGTGGCGACATCTTCGGTAACACTTCAGGTTCAGGTGATGCGAGTGGTGGACTTTATGGTGCTGGTAAATTTGGATATTCTGCTAAAGAAGTATCTAAAACAGGACTTGTAAGTGCTGCAGCTCTTGCGTCTGATAAATTTACAACCGGTTCAGTAGGATTCGCTGATGTTGACTTTGAACCATCACTTTCTGCTTCTTTATCAAGCTTGATGAAAGTTAGTATTCGTAAACAGGATTTATCAAGTCCTGACGTGCAGTCTGTAAGAGCTTTTGAACTTACAGGTTCACAAATCAATACACTTTATCCTGCTTATACAGCTTATGATGGTGATGATACAATTTCATTTATCGTTGATGGTGGTGCTACACTACCTGCACAAGCGATTGGTGTGAAATATATCAAAGAAACAGGTGCTACTTCAAGAGGTGATTTTGAAGATACTCCTGCAGAACCAACTCCAACTGATTTGAGTATACCTCAGGTAGACATCCAAATGAAATCAATTCCGATTGTCGCAAAGACTCGTAAATTGAAAGCTGTTTGGACTCCTGAACTTGCTCAAGACCTTAACGCTTATCATTCAGTTGATGCTGAAGCTGAATTGACATCTATGCTTTCTGAGTATGTTTCTATGGAAATAGATTTAGAAATCCTTGATATGTTGATGGCTGACGCTTCTGCTAAAGAAGAAAAGTGGTCTGCTAAAGTTGGATTCGAATGGGATGGTGGTAATGCTTTTGCAGAATCATCAGGTAATTCAAATGCTTACACAAAAGGTGAGTGGTTCCAAACACTTGGAAACAAAATCCAAAGCGTAAGTAACGCAATACATCAGAAGACACTACGTGGTGGTGCTAACTTTATTGTTGTTTCTCCTGAGACTGCAACAATCATTGAAAGTATACCTGGCTACGCAGCTTCTACTAATGGTGATGCTAACAACAACAAGTATGCGATGGGTGTACAGCAGATAGGTGCTCTTAATAACAGATATACGGTTTACAAGAACCCATATATGTTAGAGAATCAAATCCTATGTGGTTTCAGAGGAAGCAATTTCTTAGAAACAGGTGCTGTCTATGCTCCATACATTCCGTTAATTATGACACCTCTTGTTTACGACCCTGTGAATTTCACACCTCGTAAAGGCGTAATGACACGTTATGCTAAGAAGATGGTACGTCCTGAGTTCTACGGTAAAGTTATCGTTGCTGACGTTGACAAAGTGTAAGTAATTTAACTTATACTCTTTAAGGAAAAGGCCCTATTTTTAGGGCCTTTTTCTTTTTCTATTTCTTCAGAAATTTGAGTTTTTTATATTTATATATGATACAAAGCTTTGGAGAAAAAATATGCCTCAATTATCAATATGGTCAGGTACAAGTACATTTAGTAGTGGACAGACACCATATGGATTCTATGATAGTGATTCAGAATTTTCAGGTTCAGGAGTACATTCTGTAGACAGATTTGCAGATTGGGCCGCAAAAAGACTTGGATATCCAATAGTAGATATAGAATTACAATCAGGTTCCTTTTATGCTTGTTATGAAGAAGCTGTAACAGAATATTCAGCACAAGTAAATCAGTTTAATATTAAAGATAATTTATTATCTTTGCAAGGTCAGCCTACAAGTTCTAATCTAACACACAGAACCGTAACTAATTCTTTTGGTAGATTTATTACTCTTTCTGAACAATATGGTACAGAAGCAGGTGTAGGCGGAACGGTAGATTTTAAAACAGGTTCTATCGATATTGTTAGTGGTTCACAAGAATATGATTTAGATGCACTTTGGACAATTCCATCAGAGAGTGTAGCATCATCAGGTAGTGGTATAGAAATTAGAAAAATTTATTATGAAGGACCTGCCGCAGTCAATAAATATTTTGACCCTTATGCCGGTGTAAATCAAAATAATATGAATATGTTAGATGCGTTTGGGTGGGGAAATTATTCACCTTCAATTCAGTTTCTAATGATGCCAATGTATGCTGACTTATTAAGAATACAAGCTATAGAGTTAAATGACCAAATTAGAAAATCAGCATATTCTTTTGAATTGACAAATAACAAACTAAGAATTTTCCCAAAACCTGTCGATGATTATAAATTATATTTTAAATATCTTATAAAAGACGATAGAGGTAATCCACTAAAAGGTAGTAATCAAGATAGAATAAGTGACATAAGTAATGCACCATATGACAATATGCAATTTAAATTTATAAATGATGTTGGTAAACAATGGATTAAAAAGTATGCACTTGCTCTATGTAAAGAGTTATTAGGAACAATAAGAAGCAAGTATTCTTCAGTACCTATTCCAAATGCAGATGTTTCGATGGACGGTGATACATTGAGAAATGAAGCCGCAACAGAAAAAGAAAATTTAATAACACAATTACGGGAAGTATTAGAACAAACAAGTAGAAAAGCAATGATGGAAGCAGAACGTGATGAATCTGAAGCATTGCAAGAAAAACTTAATAAAGTACCTTACCCAATTTACATAGGATAAAGTGATGGCAGGACGCTTTCTCTCATCAAGAGATAACGATTTCTTTCACAAAGTAAACAAAGAACTATTAGGTGATTCGTTTAGAAGTAAAGAAGGAATAATAAATCAAGAAGTAACAATTTATCAAATAGATGAACGAGATACCTCTGTTGATATGTACGGAGAATCAGCATCAGGTAAAGCTTGGAAAGATGGTGTTTCTTTAAAATGTTTAATTGATGCAGAAGATTTTGATTTTAATACTGACGAGTTTGGAGCTGATAAACAACAAAATGCAACTTTCTCTTTTTTAAGAGATTCAGTATTAGAAGCAAATATTGTTATAGCTTTAGGAGATGTAATAAATTGGAACTACGCATATTTTACAATTTCATCTTTAAATGAAAATCAATTAATTGGTGGAATGCAAAATCAAAATTTTTCAGTAATAGCAACAGCATATCTAACAAGACTAAGTAGTTTAGGTATTGAAAATGTGAGGGCTTACTAATGGCAGGTAGAGTAGAACCTAATTTATCAAGACCGATTGAGTATACAGAAAAAAAGAAAATCAATCGTGGTCGTGAGTTAAGAAGAGATAACGATGATTATAAAAAGAATTATTCAATTACTCTTATGGACCACGATGCGGCTGTTATGTATTATTTTAATGAAGTAATCAGACCCGTTGTAGAAGAGAATGGTAATCAAGTAAAAGTTCCAATTATGTATGCTAATCCTGAAAGATGGGCAAGTGTTAAAAAATCAGGTCATATGGTAGACAGAAATAAAAAAAGAATTATTCCTGTAGTAGCATTTAGAAGAGTTTCGATTGAGAAAGACCCTAACTATGTTATAGATAAATTAGATGCTAATAAACCAAATCTTACATATACATTTCAAAAAAAATATTCTGTAAATAACAGATACGATTTATTGTCTGCTATGAATGGTGCTCAACCAAGTAAAGAATTTCATTCTGTAACAATGCCTGACTATATGATTATGAATTATGAAGCTATCGTTTGGACAAACTTTACAGACCAAATGAATAAGATTATTGAAAGAATCAATTTTGCTGATGGAGCATATTGGGGTGACCCAGGAAAATTTAAATTTCGTACTACTATAGATAGTTTTACAGATGCATCTGAATATGACCAAGAAAGATTGATAAGAACTAACTTTAGTTTTACGTTTAACGGATATTTATTACCCGAAGAGTTTAATGGTGTTTCTAATACACAACGTGGCTTCTCTCCAAAGTATGTCACTATGTTTTCAGAAACAACTACAGATTTAAATAAAACTCTTAGAAACGAAAATATTGAAGTGAAGGGACAAAATGGCTGATACGAGCGATTACTTACGAACTAATCAAATAGGAAACATAGAAGACTTAGAGTTTACTAATGCAGATGGCGGACCTACTTTATATATTTTAAGAGGTAGTGGTGAACCATCAAGTTCAGCAGATAGTAAAGCACTTGTAAATTATGGATATGTTGTTGGTAACTTTGTAACAAGACAACAATATTTTGCAGGCAACGCATCTTCATCTTTAAAAGCAGGGTCTCCTGTTTATAGAGTTACTTTATCAGCTACAGGTTCACAACAAGTTAATTCTAATACTTTAGAAGTATATTTAAATGGTATTAGTTTAAGAAAAAATGAAATAGCAAATCAACACTCTTCAGACTATTTCTTATCAGGTTCTAATAATGTAGTTTTATATAAACCAACAGGTTCATATGGTTATTCTATAAAAAATGATGATAAAATTAAAATTAAATTTCAACAAGGATTCTAATGGCAAGCGCAACTGACAAAAGAAGAATTTTAGTAAATGCTGTTGTTTCATTGAAAGATGAAAGCAATAAAGCATCAGACCTTGGATTTAGACATACACTTACAAGAAAAAGAAAACCATATAAACTAAATCTTAAAGATACATTATCTAATAGAAATGAAGATTTGTTATCTCACGGACATATAAAAAGATATATAGAAGAAAAAACAATTTGTTTAAACAAACGTAAAATAGCAGTAGATTCTACAAAACAAACTTTTCAGTTAGATGTTCCTACAGGATATAAAACGGTTACCGGAAGTGTATCTTTTAAAGTGAACGGAGTAGAACAACATAGTACAGATAATCAAGCAACAGCGATGACATCAAGTATTGATTATTTCATCGGTGACTCACCAAATTATGAATTTGTTTATTTATATAAACCTCGACAAGACCATAGTGGTTTGTTGGTAGATAATCGAGACTCCTTAATAATTAATTATAGAGTGGAGAAAGCATAGTGGCTAAAATAGATTTAATAAGACAGGTAAAAGGACCGCAAACAGCATCAGTATATGTACGTACTACAGCTGTTACGAGTTCACTTACAGGTGAATATGATTTAGAATTTGTACCTATTACAGGAATAAGTGCATCAGTAGATGGTCCTGCAATTAGTGGTTCTCTTTCTAAAGCACATTTATCTTCAAAAGTACCTAATCTTGTAAGTGGCTCAGCACAAGTAAAAAGTTTATTACCCGCAGGAAGCGTAAGTAGTTCAGCACAGATATCAAGTTTAACAGGTGTTGTTAGTGGTTCAGCACAAATAGCTACAGATATTAGTGGTGCTTTTTCAGCACCAAGTGCTTCTTTTAGTACACGATTAACAACTGCAGAAACAGAACTATCTCTAACATTATTAAGTGGCTCAGCACAAGTAAAAAGTTTACTACCTGCGGGAACCGTAAGTAGTTCAGCACAAATATCAAATTTAACAGGTGTTGTTAGTGCCTCAGGTCAACTTTCTTCAGATATTAGTGGTTCTCTTTCTAAAGCACATTTATCTTCAAAAGTACCAGGTGTAGTTAGTGGTTCAGCACAAATTAGGGCTGACATTAGTGGTTCTTGGACTCCATCAAGTGCATCATTTTCAACAAGATTGACAACTGCTGAATCAGAATTATCACTTACTTTATTAAGTGGTTCAGCACAAGTAAAAAGTTTATTGCCTGCAGGAACAATAAGTAGTTCTCAGCAAATACGAAGCTTACCTAAGATGGAAGATAAAACAATTAAGATTTCACAAGTAGGTGGTGCAAATGTAAAAACTCTTGTAAACGAGTCTAATCAGCCTATCTTAAATGATGGTGATATTTTACAATGGAGTCTTTCAGAAGGACAATTTGTACAAAGACAAAGAATAATTAATCCAACTATGTCTTTTAATTCTTCTACAAATGGTTTGGCTATTCAAGGTGGTAACTCTGTAGACTTATCAAGTCTTGCCGGAGGAGGCGGAGGCGGAGGCTCAGGTCTTGCTCTAACTGCTTCTAACGAAGGAAGTGCTTTAAGTAAAAACGTTAGAAGTATTAATTTTGTTGGTAGTGATATAACTGCATCAAATTCCGGAAACGCAGTAACGGTAACTTTAAGACAAACTCCATTTGATGGTAATCGTGTAGTGTCTAATCCAACTATAGGACAATTATACTCTGACGAGTTTAATGCAGGTACTTCAGGGTCTATAGTAGACTTTTTGAATGGTATGTTTTTCCCAAATACAGCACCAACACTCTCAAGTAGTAAAATGGAGATAAATGAATTTGAAACAGGAAGTGCGGTTGTAGGAACAATAACCGCAACAGATGCTGAACAATCTTCTGCGAGTGGTACTTTGACTTTTGGTACAGGAAGTTACGCCGCAGCAGTTTTTCAAATACATAGTGGTAGTGGACAAATTACCGTAAGACCAGGTAAACATACATCTGCAAGTTTAAATATAACTAATCCAGGTGATGGCACACTTAGACACTCATTTCCTGCAACCGTTAGTGATGGAATTGTCACAAGCACTGCTAATATTTTTATTAGAATTATACCAAACACCGCTCCTAAATTTAGAACAACAAGTGTAGGTGGTTCGATAATAACAAATCAAACGGGTAGTGTAAATGAAAACACAACAAATGGTACAACGGTATCAACAATTTTTGTAACAGATAGTGAATCTGATACTCTTACAATTTCAGCATTAAGTCAAAGTGCTGGAAATAAATTTGCGATGGCAGTTGCGAATGTAGCAGGTGGTAAAAGATTAACAATAACTACAAATACTTCAAGTTTTGATTTTGAGACTGCTACACAACATAATTTAGAAGTTAGTGCTTCTGACCAACATCACGGAAACACAAGTGGTAGCTATCTAACAACTTTACCAATAAGAGTAAATGTAGTAGATAACGTTTTACCGACTATGGGAAGTCACGCATTTAACGTTCACGAACATAGTGGTAGTAATGTTAACAACGGACTTGGAGCAAATACAAATAGTCAAACAAGAGTAGGTAATCTTACTGCTAATGACGCAGAAGGTGATACGATAACTTTTACAGGTTTAACCGTAACAAGTGGTAGTGGAAAGGGTAATACAAATCAAAGTAATCCTGCTAATGACCCTTTTCAAGTTTCAAGTACAGGTGAAGTTCAATTAAAAGCAGGTCAATATTTAAATGCTGATGTATTTAAACAATATAAATATAATGCAAGTTATAGAGACAATTTTAACAATGCAAGTTCGAGTGGTGTTATAACAATAAACATTTTACCTGAACCTGTACCAACTTTAACAAGTAATGCGCCTTTCTTTATGATAGAAAGTGGAGTTGCGACTAATACGGTGAGAGTTGGAACAGATGGTAGAAGTGGAGCAGTTGCTGATTTTAATTCTAACGCTACGGTTTCAATGAGTGTTAGTTCTTCAGGATTCTTTGCATTAAGTAGTGAAGGAAATTTATCACTCGCAACAAATGTTAGTGCGAGTACGTTTACATCCGGTAGTACTATAACAGGAGCAGTTAGTGCTTCTACGGCTTATGGTACGGTAGCAACTTCTTCATTTTCTGTCAAGATTACAAAGAATAATGCACCAACACCATCTTTCAGTAATACATCAGCTAACTTGAATACAAACGGTGCGAGACCAAGTAATACATTGACTACGATATCTTTTAGTGATGCAGAAAGTGATACTCTTGAACATCCTTCATTTGTATTCACAGACCCAAGTGGTCAGTTAGATACAAACAAAGTCGGTAACACATATCAAGTAAGAGCAGAGACTAATTTAAGTGCATCTGTTTATCAGATGACAGCATCTATAAAAGATGAACACGGATTTAATACAGGAACTACAAAACACACAATAACGATAGCACAAGCAGGTTCAGGGTCAATGACTACAAATGGCACGTTTCGTATACGAGATACTGCAACAAGTGGTTCAAAAATAGTAACTGCGGCAGATGGCGACCCAACAGGAACACAAGGTGATTTAGGAGTTACATATTCACCAAACTATAACTCACAAGCAGTACAAAACTTTACATCTTCAAATGCCGCTATACATATTGCAGACAACGGTAATTTGACCGTTAAACAGAACTTTGGTGGAGCAGGAAAACAAGCAGGAGATACTCTTACATCTACGATTAACTTTCAAGACCAATTTGGAAACTTTGGAACAGGTTCATTAACTCTTAATGTCGTAGCGACACCAAACTTAGTTTACGGTTATGGTTGGTCAGGTGGTAGTGCGGCAGCAGAATCTACTGCGATAGCATCTATGGGTGATTCAGGTGCAGATGGAGATGCAATCACAAGTGGTAGTGTAATAGCTATGTTACAAAGTGGTTCGTTAGGAAGTACATTTACACCTTCTTATGTTGGAGGTGCGATGACATTACATAAGAGTGCTTCTTTAGCAACTATGTCTGATTCAAGTGGAAACGGAATCTCAGATTTAGGTCATTTTAATTTTTCAAGTCTTTCACAAAGAACAATAATAATATTTGCTTCAGCTTCAAATCAAGCAGGAAAACCAAGAAGTATGTACGATGGAGTACCACCCGATTCGACAGGTACTGATAAAGAATATTATTTATATGCAAAAGATGCCTCAATTCCAGGAACTATGCAAACAGGAATTTATTATTTTAATATAAAAACTCCGATAAATGGAGTTTCAAGGTGGGGTATGATTTTTGGTGAAGGTAAAAACACTAATAATTCACGGTATTTCTTGATGCCTGATTCGGCATCAGCACCTTAATGGAGAGTATGAATGGCAACAACAGCAGGTGATATTTATGTAAGAAGTGGAGCATCAGGTTCATTTACCGGAGCAGAATATGTTCAGGGTGGATGGATAACCGTAGCATCACAATCCAATATGAATTCCATCTATCACGATAGGATATCTGATGGTCAAGTAGCTTACGTAAGAAGTTCAAATAGAGTTTACATAGCAACAAAATTTGTAGCATTTCAGACACCTGGCTATGGCGGAACTTCAGATTCAGCATCTTGGACTGATTTAGTTTGGCCATCCGCAAGTTTTGCTTCTAACGGTGGCGGAGGAGGTGGTATAACTATCTCTAATAATGCTAATAATAGAGTTTTAACGGGTGATGGTTCTAATGCAGTAGCAGAAACAAAATTAACATTTGATGGTACAACACTAACTTTAGGTGCGGCAACAACTGCTTCTTTTAAGAGATTAGATGCTGAAGTTATAAGTTCAAGTCTTGTACAAGTAGATGCTTCAACTTTACAAATAGGTGGTACATCAATAAATAAAACGTTGGTTGACAACGTAAAATTAAGTTTTAGTTCTACAGAAGTACAAACATCTGAAAATGTAACTACAGAAGCGGCAACAGGTTCGTTTTCAGGTTATGTTACATCATCATTATTTTTATTATCATCAGTACAAGGAGCACCGCCAACAGCTAAAGCAGGTGGAATGATGTTTAGTGGTAGTGCTTTTTACTTAGGATTCGAATAAGAATGAAAGAATTTTTTAAGCATTTCATATTTATAGATATGAATATTCATAGTAACAATAACCTTAATTAAGGAGAATAATAATGGCAAGTTGGAAAAAAGTAATCGTCTCAGGCTCGAAAGCTGTCCTTGCCGAAGTGACAGCATCAGCGGGCTTTTCAGGAGATGGTTCAGGATTAACAGGTATTACAGCTACGTCTGTAAATATCGATGGTCTTGATGCGTTAGGTGGAACAGGACTCCATCAAACACAAGACCACTTTATGTTTTCCGATAACGGAACAGAAAAGAAAATAACATTTAGTAATATGCAAGATGCAATTTTTGCTGATGTAAGTGGAGACGTAGCAATCGCCGCAGGTGGTGCCGCTACGATACAAGCTGATTCAGTTGAAAACTCTATGTTAGCAAATATAACACGAGGTAGTGTTAAAGTTGGTGGGGCAGCAAATGCACCTACAGATTTAGACGCTAAGACAAGTGGACAAATACTTGTTGGTGATGGAACTGATATTGTTTCAGTAGCAGTTAGTGGTGATGCTACATTATCAAGTGCAGGTGCTTTAACAATCGCCGCAGATTCTGTTTCTAACTCAATGTTAGAAAATATGACACGTGGTACGGTCAAAGTTGGTGGTGGTTCAAATGCTCCAACTGACTTAGATGCTAAAACAGATGGTCAAATTTTAGTCGGTGACGGAACAGACATTGCTTCAGTAGCAGTTAGTGGTGATGTAACATTATCTAATACAGGTGCTGTGACAATCGCTGCAAACGCAGTTGAAGGTTCAATGTTAAATTCAAACGTCGCAGGTACAGGACTTGACTATGGTTCAGACGAATTATCAGTAGACGTTTCAGACTTTATGACAAACGGTTCTAATAATAGAATCGTGACTGCAACAGGTACAGATGGAATGAACGGTGAAGCTAATCTTACATTTGACGGAACTATTTTAAGCATTACAGGTAATGTAACTGCTTCTGCAGGTTTTACAGGTTCATTTGTAGGTGATGGTTCAGGACTGACAGGTGTAACAGGTACCGTTGACGTTGATTCGTTATCCGCATTAGGTGGTGCTTCTCTTCATCAAACACAAGACCATTTCTTAGTTTCTGATAATGGTACTGAAAAGAAAGTTACTTTTAGTAATTTAGAAGATAGTATCTTTGCAAACGTAAGTGGTGACGCAACCGTAGCCGCAGGTGGTGCTTTAACAATCGCCGCAGATTCTGTACAAGGAACTATGTTAAATGATGATGTTGCTGATGATTCAACTATTGAAGTATCAAGTAATAATCTTTCTGTATTGAAAGTTCCAAATGCGTTAACAGCAGGAGATGGTATTTCTGCGGGTGGTACTTTTGATGGTGCTACAGCAAGAACATTTGCTGTTGATTTATCAGGTTTATCTACCGTATCAATCGGTGCAGGTACATCTGAAGTAACCGTTAATGATAATCTTACCGTAACAGGTGATTTGACCGTTAATGGTGATAGAACTATCGTATCTACAACTAATTTGGTAGTAGAAGATAAATTCATCACACTTGCAAGTGGTTCAAGTGCCGCTACAGATGGTGGTATTGTTGTTCAAACTGCAGCAGCAGGTACAGGTGCCGCGCTTGTTTGGGACACAGGTGTTGATAGATGGGCAGTAGCAGGTGAATCAACATTGAGTGGAGGTGCAGTTAGCGTTGATGCGTCTGTCGCCGCTTATGATTACATCGTAGGTGTTTCAGGTTCAACACTTAATCCAAACTTGGCAAGTGGTACGCCAACATTAGGTGCATCAAATCATAGATATGGTCAAATGCACGTTAACACTACAAGTGGTGATATTTTTATTTACTCTTAATCTTAAATGACAAGGTGAAAAGGTTTTTTATGGGTTTAGTAGATAAAATGAACGCGAAAAGTGTTAAAAAAAGTGTGAAAAAAACACAACCTAAAAAAGATGCTTCAGGACTTAGCCTGAGGCATCTTGAATGGTTGTTAAAAACAATAAGAGATGCTGAACATTTAAAAGGTTCAGAATTACAAATTGCAACTGAAACGGTGCAATGGTTACAAAACGAATATATGAGGTTACAAAATGAAATTGGAAGTAAATGAGTTGGCGTTTATAAAAGATTGTATTTATAATACGGCAATACAAGGTAAAGATTCTATTTTTGTAGGAGATTTATTAAGAAAAATTTTGAAAGAAAACGATAGACTTATAGCAATACAAAAGAAAAAAGAAGCGGAGATGCAAGAAGTCTATATTAAAGAAAAGTAGTCTATATCGGCCCGAAAGGGAAGTGGGCTCAGAAGAGTAACCAACCATATAGGAGAAGTAGTAAATGCCAAGTTGGAAAAAATTAGTCACGAGCGGTAGTGACGCTTCAATACCAAGTGTATCACCTTCAGGTGATTTTACTATCGATGCAGGTTCAAATATCAATCTTGATGCTGATGGTGCAGTTATAAAATTAAAAGATGATGGAACAGAATTTGGTAGATTAAGTAGAGTTTCTTCTGATTTAGTTATAAAATCCGCAGGTAATAATAATGATATTATATTCAAAGGTGTTGATGCTTCATCAACCATAACTGCACTTACTTTAGATATGTCTGAAGGCGGAAATGCTAATTTTGAAGGTTATGTAAGTGGTTCAGCATTGGTAGGTATACAAACTGCCGCTTCAATGACAGGTGCAAACAACGTAGATTTATCAACATCTGCAAATCATAATATTACAATAACAGGGAATATCACTTTAACTCCAACAAACTTCGCAGGAAGAAAAGGACAAAGTGGTATTATAACATTAATTCAAGATAGTTCAGGTGGTCATTCAATAACATTAAATTCATTGTTTAAAACGCCTAGGGGAGATTCCATAAGCTTTGATACATCTGCTGATGGCGTATCACTAATGTCTTATTACGTGATAGACGCAACAAGAGTAGCAGTTAATTACTTAGGTCCATTCTCGTAATGAGATAGGAGTTACACATGGTCGGTGGATTCGGATTTTTAGACGAATTAAAATTCAATACTGAATTTAATACTACTAAAAGTACAAGTACTTCTAAGAACACCACCTTAGCCACTTCTACATCAAAAGCTACTGCTACTTCAAAAAGTACAATTACTACTTTTAATACTACAAAAGAAACTACTACAACTTATAATACTACCAAGTCAACTATAACGACTTTTGATACAACTCTAAGTACTGCTACTTCAAAATCAACGTCAACTTCAAAAAGTACGTCTACAACTTTTAACACTACGTTAGAAACTATTACTGCCTACAACACTACGTTAGAAACTATTACTACCTACAACACTACGTTAGAAACTATTACAACTTACGAAACAACTAAGAGTACTATAGAATCAAGAGCAACTGCTACTTCGAAAGCAACTATTACGACTTTTAATACCACGTTAGAAACTATTGAATCTCGTGCTACTTCTACATCGAAAAGTACGATTACAACTTTTGAAACGACTTTAGAAACTATCACGACATATAATACTACTCTGAGTACGATAGAAACACGGGCGACATCCACCTCAAAGTCCACCATAACTACTTTTAATACTACGTTAGAAACAATTACAACTTATGAAACTACTCTGAGTACTATTGAACAGCGGTCCACGGGTACTTCTAAGTCAACTATAACTACTTTTAATACTACGTTAACAACTATCACAACTTTTGAAACTACGTTAAGTACGATAGAAACACGGGCGACATCCACCTCAAAAAGTACGATTACAACTTATGAAACTACTCTGAGTACCATTGAACAACGAGCCACCTCTACTTCAAAAAGTACTATTACCACGTATAATACAACATTAGCAACTATAACAACTTATGAAACTACTCTGAGTACTATTGAATCTCGGGCTACTTCGACCTCAAAAAGTACGATTACAACTTATGAAACTACATTAGAAACTATTGAAACTCGTGCTACTTCGACTTCAAAAAGTACAATTACTACTTTTGAAACTACATTGGCAACTATTACTACCTATGAGACTACTCTGAGTACGATAGAATCAAGAGCAACCTCTACTTCAAAAACTACGATTACAACTTTTATTACTTCGAAGAGTACTATCACAACTTATAATACTATTACAACTTATAGTACGATAACGACTTATAATACTACCTTAGCAACTATTACAACTTACAATACTATAAAAGAAACCACCACAACTTTTGATACAATTACAACATATTCTACAATTACAACTTATGAAACTTCTAAGTCAACAATTACGACCTATAATACTATTACAACTTATAGTACGATAACGACTTATAATACTACAAAAAGTACGACAACAACTTTTAGTACTATTACAACTTATAGTACAATTACAACGTATAATACCACTTTAGCAACTATTACAACTTACGAAACTTCTGTAAGTACTATTGAATCGAGGTCCACAGGTACATCAAAATCTACGATTACTACTTACAACACTACATTGGCAACTATTACAACCTATGAGACTTCTAAAAGCACAATAGAAACAAGGGCAACGTCTACTTCGAAATCAACTACTACAACTTATAATACTATAAAAGAAACTACTACGACTTTTAGTACTATTACAACTTATAGTACAATTACAACGTATAATACCACTTTAGCAACTATTACAACGTATGAAACGACTAAGAGTACTATTGAGCAGAGGTCTACTTCTACTTCAAGAGCTACGATTACAACTTTTATTACTTCGAAGGCAACTATTACGACTTATAATACTACCCTAAGTACCATTGAGCAGAGGTCTACTTCTACTTCAAGAGCTACTATTACAACTTTTAATACTACTAAGAGCACCACAACTACTTATAATACTATTACTACTAAAGCAACTATAACTACTTTTGAAACTTCTAAAAGTACAATAGAAACAAGAGCTACTTCTACATCGAAAAGCACGAGTACAACTTATGAAACCACATTAAGTACAATAGAAACGAGGTCTACAGGTACATCAAAAAGTACTACAACGATTTATTCTACCGCGACTACAAAAGAAACTACTACAACTTATAATACTACGAAAAGTACGACTACTGCGTATGCTACTTCTACTACAAAAGAAACTACTACAACTTATAATACTACGGCAAGTACGACTACCGCATATGCTACTTCTACTACAAAAGAAACCACTACAACATTTGGTACAATTACGGTTTATAGTACAATTACAACGTTTAATACAACATTGGCAACTATTACAACGTATAATACAACGTTGGCAACTATTACAACTTATAATACTATTACCACAAAGAGTACAATTACAAGTTATAATACTATTACTTCGAAAACTACGATTACAACTTTTAATACTTCTAAAAGCACAATAGAAACAAGAAGTACGATTACATCGAAAACTACAAGTACAACTTATAATACTACTTTAGCAACTATTACAACTTATAATACTTCTAAAAGTACAATAGAAACAAGAAGTACGATTACAACTTTTATTACTTCAAAAAATACAATTACAGAGTTTTCACAAATTACTATTTTTTCTACGATTACAACAAGAATTACAACGAGAGAAACAGATACGGTTTATGAAACATCTAAGTCAACTACCACGACTTATATAACTTCAAAATCGACTACAAGAAGCACTCTTGAAGTAAAAAGTACAACTACAACTTATAATACTACGAAAAGTACGATTACATCATATCTTTCAAGTTTTAATACGATTACTTCGAAGAATACTACTACCACAAGGAGTACAGCTACTTCAAAAAATACAACTACTATTTATGCTACGATTACAACGTTTAATACCAATACTTCAAAAACCACGGTTTTCAATACTACTAAAAATACCGTAAACGCAACTATTTATGGAACGTATAGAAATACTACTACGATTTTCAACACAATTAAATCTACAACGTATAAAACATATTTCTTTACCTTTGACCCAAGGTCAGGTGGTGAGATAACAAGTAGAAATACCAGCAGAAATACAACTAAATCTACTTCGAGAACTACATCTACTTTACTTGCAATTACAATGAGGATTACAACTTTTATCACTACGAAAAGTACCTCAAGAACTACAACTTATAGTACCGCAACTACTCGAAGCACCATTGAATCAAGAAATACGAGTACAACTTTTGGTACTATTACAAGTTTTGATGTAATTACTATTTTTGCTACGATTACCGCAAAGAATACTTCTCGTGAAACGGATACGGTTTATAATACCACCAAGTCAACTATTACAAGTTATAATACCATTACCACGTATATTACAAGTTATAATACAAGTAAAACAACTATTACAACTTATAATACCACCAAGTCAACTATTACAAGTTATTTGACTGCTTTTAATACAATTACTTCTAAAAGCACTATAACATCGAGGTCTACAGCAACTTCGTATAATACTACTTTGAGTACGATTACTACGTATTCTACTACTACCACGTATAATACTACTTTGAGTACAATTACAACTTATAATACTTCAAAAGATACAACTACTATTTATGCTACGATTACAACTTATAGTACGATAACGACCTATAATACTATAAAAGAAACAACCACGACTTATTCTACTATTACCACGAAGAGTACAATTACTGCGTATGCTACTATTACTACAAAAGAAACAATAACGACTTATAACACCACCAAGGAAACAATTACAACATATAATACTACTCTGAGTACTATTGAACAGCGGTCAACATCTACCTCGAGGATAACTATAACAACGTATAATACTATTACTTCAAAAAGTACAATTACAACTTATAATACAAGTAAAACAACTATTACAACGTATAATACTATTACTTCAAAAAGTACAATAACTACGTATAATACTACTTTAACAACTATTACAACTTATAATACGATTACTTCGAAGAGTACGATTACCTCGTATAATACTATTACAACGTATTCTACCATAACTACCTATAATACTTCTAAGAATACGATTACAACTTATAATACTATTACAACGTATTCTACTATAACTACCTATAATACTACTTTAGAAACAATTACTGCGTATGCTACTATTACTACAAAAGCTACAATAACTACATATAATACCACGTTAGAAACTATTACGACTTTTAGTACCACTACAACTTATAGTACAATAACGACCTATAATACTACAAAAGAAACTATTACAAGTTATAATACTACATTAGAAACTATTACGACTTTTAGTACCACTACAACTTATAGTACGATAACTACTTACAACACTACGTTGGAAACTATTACGACTTATAATACTACCCTAAGTACTATTGAACAAAGAGCAACTTCTACTTCGAAAACTACGATTACGACTTTTAATACTTCTAAGTCAACTATAACAACGTATAATACAATTACAACGTATAGTACAATTACGACCTATAATACCACGTTAGAAACTATTACAACTTATAATACTACTAAGTCAACTATTACAAGTTATAATACTATTACGGTTTATTCTACTATAACTACTTTTAATACCACGTTAGAAACAATTACAACCTACGAAACTACGTTAAGCACTATTGAGCAGAGGTCAACAAGTACATCTAAAAATACGATTACAACTTTTAATACTACCTTGAGTACTATTGAGACAAGGGCAACTTCTACTTCAAAAAGTACAACTACTACGTATAATACAACACTAAGTACTATTGAACAAAGAGCAACCTCTACTTCAAAAACTACTATAACTACTTTTAATACCACGTTAGAAACAATTACAACTTATGAAACTACATTAAGTACTATTGAGACCAGGTCTACAAGTACTTCAAAGAGTACAATTACAAGTTATAATACTATAAAAGAAACTATCACGACTTATAATACTATAACGACTTACAGCACAATTACGACCTATAATACCACGTTAGAAACTATTACAACTTATAATACGACCTTAAGTACAATTACAACTTTTGATACAATTACAACTTATGCGACTATAACAACCTATAATACTACTAAGTCAACAATTACAACTTACAACACGATTACAACTTATAGTACGATAACTACTTACAACACTACGTTGGAAACTATTACAACTTACGAAACGACTAAGAGTACTACAACTACTTATGATACAATTACAGCATATTCAACTATAACAACGTATAATACTACCAAGTCAACTATTACGACTTACAACACGATTACAACTTATAGTACAATTACAACGTATAATACTATAAAAGAAACTACCACAACTTATAATACTACAAAGAGTACGATTACAAGTTATAATACTATAACGACTTATAGTACAATTACAACTTATAATACAACATTGGCAACCATTACAACGTACAATACTACTAAGTCAACAATTACGACCTATAATACTATTACAACTTATAGTACAATTACAACGTATGAAACGACTTTGGCAACTATTACGACTTATAATACTACGAAGTCAACTACTACGACTTTTGATACAATTACAGCTTATGCAACTATAACGACTTATGAAACTACGTTAGAGACTATTACGACTTATAATACTATAACGACTTATAGTACAATTACAACGTATAATACCACTTTAGCAACTATTACAACGTATGAAACGACTTTGGCAACTATTACAACGTATGAAACGACTTTGGCAACTATTACAACTTTTGAAACTTCTAAGTCAACTATAACTACTTTTAATACTACTACGGTATATAATACAATAACAACTTACAATACCACTAAGTCAACTATTACAACCTATGAAACGACTTTGGCAACTATTACGACTTATGAAACTACAAAGAGTACTATTACGACTTATAATACTATAACTACTTTTGATACAATTACAGAATATACTACCGTATATGATACGATAACAACTTTTACCACAACTCGAATAACAAGTTATTACTTCTGATAAAAAAAATAATCGTTTAGGTTTTTTCATTATATTTATATATATAATGGTTATACATCTTAAGGAGTTATTTAATGGCTAAAATGCAAAACGAAATGTTTGACCCTAATAATATGGAGGAACGCATTGGCGAGTATGAAAAGAATAAATATTTGGTTGACAATCTCGCAGGTGTAGATAAATTCTTCAGAAAACGTATGAGAAGATATACTACAGAATTTTCATATGATGTTATGGCAAACGAAATACCATATTTTAAAACAATAAATTATACAGAATATGCTACATCATTTATGATGGTTCCTCTTAGTCAAATAATGAGAGAGCAACAAATTAAAGATGCTTACTATGATGAAGAAAATGAAGAATATCCAATATTAGATTGGGTAACTTACTTTAGAGAAAATGTAGAAAATAAAGTATCTAACAAATATGAAGATAGAGTAGATTTTACTAAAGACCCACAATATGATAGAGAACTTGAAGCATTAGTAATTTTACCAGGTTCTAATAAAATAAAAAGTAGGATTTGTTTAAATAAATTAAAGACTATAAAAGATAGACACGGAGATAAAGTTTTATTTAAACCACATCCTATAACACAACATCAGATTATAGGTGAGTTAAAAGACTTGTTTGGTGAATCTTGTATATTACCACGTGAAGCAGACTTATATGCTTTTATGTTGAAGGTTCCTAAAATCTATACAACTAATATTAGTGAATCTTGTTTGTATGCAGTTTGTTTAGAAAAACAACTTGACCATATTGAAGTACATCAAGATATGGCTTGGGGTTCTTTCTATCATATGAGTTGGCCTATTTATCAATCTGAAGTACGTGGACAAGATACACATTATTGGATTAACAAAGTTCTTTCAAGTCCTAAATGTGGAATAGTAAATCCTAAAGTAGACTTAAATTGGAAGAAAAAACTTAGTGATTATTTAACTTACATACACAAAGAGAGGGAGTTATGGTACGAAGTTTTTGTACGTGATGACCCTATTACAAAACCTGAAGAATTTAAAAAGAAGAAATCTTAGGAGTTTCAAATGAAAGAAATTTCAGTTTCAAATATAACATTTGGTGGTGAAGATACACCTCTAATAGCAGGACCTTGTGTTGTTGAGACATACAAACTTGCTACTGATGTTGCAAAACAACTTGTGAAGATAGGAGAAAAAACAAACACTCCTATAATTTATAAAAGTTCTTTTGATAAAGCAAATCGTTCTTCTAATTCATCTTACAGAGGACCTGGAATAGAAAAAGGATTAGAAGCACTTAGACGAGTAAAAGATGAAACAGGATTACCTGTTCTTACTGATATACACGAAGTTCATCACGTAAATGAAGTAGCAGAAGTTGCTGATATATTACAAATACCTGCTTTTTTATGTAGACAAACAGACTTGATAAAAGCCGCAGCACAAACCGGTAAAGTAGTAAATGTAAAAAAAGGTCAATTTTTGTCACCTTGGGAAATAGAAAATGTAATAATAAAAATTACAGAAGAAGGTAATGAGAATATTTTGATTACAGAACGTGGAACACAATTTGGATATCAGAATCTTGTTGTTGATATGAGGTCAATTCCTATTATGCAACAATTCGGATTTCCTGTTATCTTTGATGCTACGCATAGCAATCAACTTCCTGGCGGAAACGGAACATCTACAGCAGGTATGAGAGATATGGTGCCTTATTTAGCTAAAGCGGCGGTGGCAGTTGGATGTGATGGATTGTTTTTCGAAACACATCCTGACCCTAAAAATGCTAAATCTGATGCGTCAACACAATGGCCTTTAGATGAGTTAGAAGAAGTTATTTCAAATCTAAAAATGAAACCAGCTAAGGTAGTCGATTCCGCTCCTAGTCGAAATTTAAGAGAAAGTCAAGCAAAAACTTACATAAAATCATTAAAAGAAAAAAGTTTAAAACATAGAACTATAGATTTTAATGATATGGAAGAAAAAGAAGAAAAATCCGTAAGTAATAAAAAACCTTCACCTAATTCATTTGAAAGCACCGTTGTTCATTTGATGAATGAACGTGAATTGACCGAGAGAATAAATATTGATTCTGAAAGTGAATATGCTAAATTAGATTTAGATAAAAAATACCAAACCGTTGTTTCAGATAAATATCTTGATACTTTAAATCCATTAGAAGTAGATGAAGTATTAGTTCAAATATTTAATATAGCAGAACGTTTAATAGTTTTACATCTTGAACCAGCAAGAAGACCTGTACAATGGTGGATGGATAAGTTTCAGTTTTTAAGAGAAAGACACGACCAAGAAGAACTAAACATATTTGTAGTTTTTGATGCTAAACCTAATGAACTTAAAATGATTACGTTGCCTAACGACTATCATCAAAAGAAAAAACAACAAGAAGAGAGACTAAAAGGAAAGCGCGTTCCATTTGTTTCGTGGAGAGATAATAATAAACCTAAACCAAGGATGTAATATGCACACAGCAGGAAAAGTATGGGGCAAAACAGCTAATATATTTTCTAATCCTAACTTTGAAGTACATAGGATTGAAGTAAATAAAGGCGGATTCTGTTCTAAACATAAACACAAATATAAATTCAATGCTTTTTATGTAGAAAGTGGTGAATTAGAAATTATAATTTATAAAAATGACTACGATTTAGTAGATACTACGGTTCTTAAAGCAGGTGATATGACGATTGCTAAACCAGGTGAATATCATAGTTTTAAAGCAAATGCAAAAACAATTTGTTATGAACTTTATTGGGTAGAATTAAATCACAACGATATTGAAAGAGAATCTGTAGGCGGTATTTAGTGTTATCAGTTCCTATTCAAAATCTTGTAAAAGATAAAAGAGTTATCATTGTAGGTAATTCTGTAGAAATGATGAAACACGAATATGGTGATTTTATTGATTCTTTTGATATTGTTGTTCATTTAGGTGCGGCTATCACAAGAGGTAAAAAATTTTACAAACATCTTGGAAGTAGAACTGACATATGGGCTACCGGTACATTCAGATTTGATTGTTATTGGGATTGTGAAGAGGATTTTATCAGTGGTAGATATAAAGATACTATGGTATTATTTAATAGAGCAAGAACTAAATTATTAAACGTAGATGCTATAGCTCATTTTGAAAATCAATTACCACAAATACCAAGAAAAGATATGTTTTGTGATGTAGAACTTATAAACTTGTTAGATGAATTTAACTATTTAGATGGATTTGGTGATGGATACAGAGGACCTAAAAACGGAATGAGACCATCAGGCGGATTTATAACTATTTTATATTTTATTAGAAAAGTACAAACTTATAAAAGTTTAGATATAATAGGTTTTGATTTTTTTAGAAAAACAACGGATGTTTATAGAAAAAAACCAAACGATGAAACAAAAGGAGCTGTGCCATTTAGTTGGTATATGCCTATGAGGTCTGCAACAACAGGTAGCCATCCACATAATAAAACATTAGAATTTGATTATGTTAAAAAATTAGAAAAAGAAAACAAAATAAATTGGAATGTACTAACTGATTTAAAAGATAAAGTAGTAAAGTACGATGGATGGTTAGAAGGGTCTGAACAATGGAATAGAGGTATCACAAAAAGTGATTCTTGACAATAAACACAGCTTTCTTCAATATAGAAAAGACCAAGAGAAGAAACATTTAAAATTAATTAAAAATACTACTAATCCTTTACATAGTATTCTAACGGTTGAAATGAATCTTACAGAATTATGTAATAGAAAATGTGTTTTTTGTCCACGACACGACCCTAAAGTATATCCTAACAGAAACTTGAACACAACTATTGAAGACGCAACTACTATAGCAAAACGTTTAGCAGATTTTGATTACTTTGGTAGAATATCATTTAGTGGATTTGGAGAAAACTTTTTAAATAAACAATTTAACGAAATTGTACACGCTATGAGAAAAGAATTACCTACTAATGTATTTGAATGTAACACAAATGGTGATTTTTTAAACAAAAAAACCGTTACAGAAATATACGAAAATGGTATGGATATGTTGTACATAAATTTATACGATGGTCTTGAACAAATAGACCCTTTTGTAAAGATAATGAAAGAAGCAGGTATACCTGAAGAAAATTATAAATTACGAGCGCATCATACACAAGACGAATGGGGATTATTTGTAAATAATAGAAGCGGTCTTATAGATTGGATAGGGTTTGATGAGGATGATATTGAAAATTTAAAAGGCACAAAATGTCACTATCCGTATTACAAAATGTTTGTGGATTGGAATGGTGATGTATTGTTCTGTTCTAATGATTGGGGTAGAGAAATAGTAATTGGTAATCTAATTGAAAGTTCTGTTATGGATGTTTGGATGGGTGAAGAGATGAAAAAAGTTCGTGATAGACTTTCAGTAGGAGATAGAAGTCACAGCCCGTGTAATACGTGTTCAGTAAAAGGTGACTTATTTGGAGAACCAAGTTTTAACTTAATTAATGAGTATTATGAGAGTAGCGATAACAGGTCACACTAACGGATTAGGTAAAGAATTATATAATCGTCTTTACGATATGTATCCTTTTGAAGTTCATGGATTTTCTCGTACAAACGATTATGATGTTTCCGACAATTATGAAAGAGCAAAGATAATTTTAAAGATAGAAGAATGTGATTTGTTTATTAATAATGCACATCCATTGTTTGACCAAACACGTATGTTAATGGAAGTGTTTGATAAGTGGAAATATGAAGATAAAACTATTGTTAATATAATTAGTAGAGCAAAGTATGACAATATATCTAAAGGATTTATGTATTCTGCTTCTAAAGCATCATTATCACATCTTTCACATAATTTAAGATTTAACACAGATAAAAAATGTAAGATAATTGATGTAAATCCAGGACTACTTGAATCAGCCTTATCAAGTTTAACTTATAAAGAGATGGCAGATATTGTTATGTGGTGTATTAATCAACCAAAACATATTGAAATAGGTGAAATATCTGCTTGGCATAGAGATTCATATGTTGAGGTACAAAAAGAAAAAGCAAAACTCTTTAAAAAATGAACATTTATATAGGTTATGATAGTAGACAAGATTATTCTGAAGATTTTGCAGATGTTGTAAATCCACCATATCAAGTATCGAAGTATTCAATAGAAAAATACAATAAAAGTGTTATTATAGAACCTATAATTATTTCAGAATTAAGAAGAAAACAGATATATTGGAGAGGAACTGACTATTTATCAAGTACTGAATTTGTTTATAGTAGATTTCTTACTCCTTATCTTAATGGATACAAAGGAATTGCATTATTTTGTGATTCAGATTTTTTATGGCAATCAGATGTAAATGAATTATTAGATTATTATGATAGTAAGTATTCTGTTATGTGTGTAAAACATAATTATACACCACCGGAAAGTACAAAGATGGATGGAAAAGCACAAACACATTATCCAAGAAAAAATTGGTCAAGTCTTATGTTGTTTAATTGTTCTCATCCTGATATTAAAAAATTAAATGTTAAAAATATTAACACAAAAGACGCAAAATGGTTGCATAGATTTGAATGGACAAGTGATGAGTGTGTAGGAGAGATACCAGCAACTTTCAATTGGTTAGAAGGTTGGTATAATGATAACGTAGACCCAAAAGCTATACATTATACACGTGGAGGTCCTTGGCATACGACTTGGAATGGTCACTATAAAGACAAATGGGTACAAACATATAACGAATTAGTTAAGGAGAAATCAAATGGCTAACGAAACAACGTTCTCAGAAGAAGAACTAAAACAAATAAACGAAGTTGCAGACACTTATAATTCTTTACAAACAGAATTAGGAAATCTTAGTGTACAGAAAATTTTAGTAGACGACAGAATACTCGCTATTCAAGATAGAGAAGCTGAAATTAGAAAAGAATGGAAAAAGAACCAAGTTACTGAAGGAGATTTAGTAAAAACTCTTAGTGAAAAGTATGGCGAAGGCACACTTGACCCTAAAACGGGTAATTTTGTACCTGTAGAGAAAAAATAACACTATAAATATAACGTTTGAGATTTTTCTCAACTATTTATATATGTTTAACAATAACCTTATTTCATAGGAGAATAAAATGGCAGAAAGAATTGTAAGCCCCGGTGTATTTACCGAGGAAAAAGATTTATCATTCTTGCCGCAGGGTATTGCAGAGATTGGACCTGCAATTATCGGTCCAACTTTAAGAGGCCCCGCATTTACTCCAACGGTAATCACAAGTTCTGACGACTTTATAAAGAAGTTTGGACCAATTGGCGGTAAACTACCATATTATGCAGGCATTACAGCACAACGTATGCTTGATAATGGTGCCCCAAGTGTTACTATCGTTAGAGTATTAGGCATAGGAGGATATTCCGTTGATGCAGTCAACATAAGTGTTAAAGCTGGCGAAGAAAACGCGGGTAAAGTTTTAGCAACTTTAGCACCATCTAATAAAGCAGGTGCGGGTACAGGAGATTTAAGTGCAACTAAAGTAGGTCAGTTAGCAGCCCACTCGCAGAGTGCAGGAATAGTATCAGGTTCCGGAGATATACGATTGTTTATTTCAGGTTCTGATGTAGCACAAGAAATCGTACAAGGATTCCGTGTAGATGGTGGTACAAATTCTGTATCTGATGACGCACAAGACACTAACTTTTCAGCATATGTGTATAAAAACTATAACTCAGCAGGTGATGTAATTGCGAGTATGAATGCTACTGCATCTGTATCTCATTCTTATCACACTCTTGATTTTTCAGGCGGTTCACAATCTTATGGTGCAAATGGAAATGCAGGAACTTGGACAGGTAATAGTTCTTACTCTGTAGCAAGAACACCTTATATCCAATCACAGAAGTTTGGAAGCGCAAGAAAGAATCTATTTAGAGTTTACACACGTGGCTATGGTAATGAGATGAATAAAAATTATCACATTGCTATTCAAAATATTAAAGCCGCATCTAATTCAAATGTAGCACCTGGATATGCTCAGTTTGATTTGGTTGTTTTCCAATATAACGCAGACCAAAATAGCTATACGTCAATAGAGACTTTTTCAGCTCTAAGTTTTGACCCTGAAAGTAATAGCTATATTGTTAATCAGATTGGTGATGGATTTGAAGTTTGTGATTCAAATGGTAATCTTACAAAATATGGTCTATATGGAAATAAGTCTGATATCATTCGTATAGGTGATTACACTTTATTGCCTTCCGTTGATAAGTCAACCGCACCTATGGGTTGTGGCGCTGTTCAAAATCCAGGACCTGGTGGAATAAACGTACCTGTTGCTTCATTAGTAACAAGTGCTGATACAGATGGTCAATTTGATGCAGGTAAGTATTATGGATTTGATTTCAATACTGCTCATCATTTGAATCAACAATATTTAGCACCTATTCCTGCAACAGCAACTGCTGGAGCTAACACATCAATGTCTCTTGAAGATATGACAGGTACTGCACAAAGCGGATTAACAGGATATGCTGATAGTTCTACAAAGTTAAGTTTAGGTTCAGGAACTAATGTAAATCAGCGTAAATTTAAAGTTCCATTTCAGTGGGGCTTTGATGGTGAGAATCCTGCGCGTAACATATACTTTAATGGTGACATTGTATCAACTAACCAACAGGGTTTTGATTGTTCAACATCAACCTCAAGTGGTTCAGTTGCTTATAATCAGGCATTAGGTACAATTAAAGACCCGGATTTTGTTGATATCAATATGATATTAACACCAGGTATTATACACGAATATCATCCTGTTGTTAGTAATAGAGCTAAGAGTATAGTTAAGAATCGTGGAGATGCTTTCTATATTATGGATGGTTCACGTTGGGGAGCATCAGTTAGTAATGCTGTATCTAACGTAGCAGGTGTAGATAACAATTATGTTGCTACTTACTTTCCTTGGGTTAGAATACTTAATCCAGGAGGCGGTGCTCAGATTTGGGTTCCACCATCAGTAGTAATGGCAGGTGCTTATGCGAACAACGATAGTATCGGACAAGAGTGGTTTGCTCCCGCAGGTCTGAATCGTGGTTTGATAGCGGCACAGGATGTTAAGAAAATCTTAACACATACAGACAGAGATGAATTGTATGATGGTAGAGTTAATCCAATTGCTTCTTTCCCAGGACAGGGTATTGTAGCATTTGGTCAAAAAACTCTACAAGCAAGACCATCTGCTCTTGATAGAGTTAATGTTCGTAGATTGTTAATTAACTTGAAGAAGTTTATTGCATCATCTTCAAGATTCTTAGTATTCGAACAAAATACTGCGGCAACAAGAAATCGTTTCTTGAACATTGTCAATCCTTATATGGAATCAGTACAACAACGTTCAGGTCTTTCGGCTTTCAGAGTAGTAATGGATGACTCCAATAATACTCCTGAAGTAGTAGATAGAAACCAATTAGTTGGTCAAATCTTCGTACAGCCTACAAGAACTGCTGAGTTTATTGTACTTGACTTTGTTGTTCTGCCGACAGGAGCGGCATTCCCGGAGTAAAGGGAGGTCAATAGAATTGAGGGGCTCATAAAGAGCCCCTTTTTTCTTGGAATATAAAACTAAGAAAAAACTAAGAAAAAAGAAATAGATTCTTTTAAACGATTTTATAGTTTCTGTATATTTATAATAGAACAATAAAACATTAACAGGAGAAAAAAGATGCCTGATTTGATTGGAGCTAACGAAATATTTTTTACACCTTTCGAGCCTAAAACGAAAAATCGTTTTATCATGGAAATAGAAGGTGTACCGAGTTTCTTAATTAGAGCGGCTAATAGACCATCAATAGAATTTGAAGAAATTGAATTAAATCATATCAATGTTAAAAGATATGTTAAAGGTAAGGCTTCTTGGCAACCTTTAGATATTACTCTTTATGACCCAATCGTACCAAGTGGTGCTCAAGCAGTAATTGAGTGGATTAGACTTGGACACGAATCAGTAACAGGAAGAGACGGATACTCTGACTTCTATAAAAAGAATGTGACATTCCAATTACTTGGACCTGTTGGTGATGTTGTTGAAAAATGGGACCTAAAAGGTGCTTATATATCATCTGCAAATTTTGGAGATTTGGATTGGTCAGTTAGTGAACCTGTAGACATAACTTGTACATTACGTTATGACTACGCAGTATTACAATTCTAATATGAACTTTTTTAGAGAAATGCTTTCAAGTGATGCGAAGATATCGTCTAAACGATTTATAGGCTTCGCATCATTTGTTATGTTAATAGCGAGTTGGGTTGCAAATACATTTTGGCAGTTCGAAGTAAAAGATATTATACTTGAGAACTTTATGTATATAACCGTAATTGGCTTAGGCGTAACTGCAGCAGAAAAATTTGGTCGTAAATAAATAGTTTTAATTTCTTAACTTAATAAGAGGTAATTGTTATGAGTAAATTTCCTACAGAGGTAATAGATTTACCTTCTAAAGGATTAGTGTATCCTAAAGAACATCCACTATCGAGTGGACAAGTTGAAATCAAATATATGACAGCAAAAGAAGAAGAT